AGTCCAAACGCAACAAAAAATCCAAGTCCAAACGCAACAAAAAATCCAAGTCCAAACGCAACAAAAAATCCAAGTCCAAGCGGACTCATTAAACGCAACTATAAAATCAAATCCAACTTAACCATTACATATAGTGTTTAGACTTGGTCTTGCGTTTTTTGTGAGATTTACTTTTTTTACACTTTTTCTTTGTTTGTCTCCTACGTTTACCGCCAGATATTATATCATCCGATTTCTTTACCAATAATTTATCTATAAATGTTTCCAGAGAATCGGTGTTAAAATCCGAAGATTTAAAATATTCAATTGTATTATCCTTATTTATATAAAACATGGTAGGGTATTCTTTGGGATACGATTTTATAATAATATTATCTTTTTCAGCCAGATCTTTAAAGACCTTGGAATTGTTAAATTTCTCTATTTTTGCGTCCAACTCATCGTTGTCATCCGAGTTTACTTCTATTTTTTCAAATATAATACCAGCCGAATACTTATCCACGACTTCATCCCATATATCCATTTTTTCTTTATCATTATCCCCTTTCTTTGTTATTAATCCAATTATTATTATATCATTTAATTTTACTTCAACGGGATCGGAATTTTTCTTCATAGCCTTCGCGGTAGCCATCGCCGAAAGATTAGCGAGGTCTTCAAGAAGTTTCTTGGTCTGGTTATCAGCATACGACTTCCTCGCTATTCTTAAAATCAACAACGCCAAAAAAACCGGAACTCCTGCAATCTCAATCATTTATACTTTTCAAAAAATATATATAATATATTTAGAAAATAATAATACCATACCACGTTCTTTAATTTATTTACATTTACATTAAAGAACACTAACCATAAATTCACGCACTAAATATCAAGAGACACGACATTCTTATCCGACTTCTGCTTACGTTTAGCGCGTTTAGGGAGATTAGTGTTGTTTATGTCGTTCAGCGACGTCACGCTTATCATAGAATCGGTTTCGGTATTTCCGGTCGGGAACACCACATCGCGCTCCTTCGGTTTTAACCCAGAAATAATGTTGGATATATCGGTCTGCGGTCCCTTCATATCGGGTCTTACGCGAGATACAGGAATGCGGTTGGAGTTGTTGTAGTCATTATTGTTGTTTAAATCAACGCCAGACTCTCTAAACATCTCACCCCGTCCAGCGGTCAAGTCGGGGCGGTTACCCGGGTGTTGAGTATAGGTCATCGACGGTGCAGCCGACCGGGATTGCGACGCTGGGTTGGTTTCAACTGGAGGGGGAGGTGCACCAAACATGGTATTCACCTGCGGCTCTTTATTAGCGATCCCAGACGCAAACGAAAACGCAGGATTTTGCTGACTCATAGACTGTGCCATCGCGCTGGAAAACATCTTCATCAGTTCGGGGTTCTGTTTCATCACATTACCAACCTCGGGAACGGTGTTGGAAAACGCCTTGTTGGTTATATTAACGACCGCAGCAGACACACCCAGTCGGAACAGAAGAGACACCTCGGGGGATAACTTCCCGCCTTTATACTTCTCGTACAACTCACCGAAGATTTCATCGTAGTCGTCCACGTCCTCGCTAACCTTCTCCCCCCACCCGTCTAAATTAATATCAAACGGGTTAAAAAATGCGTTAGCGTATTCGAGAGAATTCACCGCGGCGGTGAACCAGTGACCCTGCAACTTAACCGATTCCTTCTTGCGTTTTAACTCCAACGCAGACTCGTATTCGTCCTCTATATCTTCATAACTGGAATCCAACGTGAACTGCGAACTGTTTTTTATTAGCCCCTTTGAATACCACTCGTCCAGCTTGCCGATCATCACCCGCTTTTTACGCCTTTTTTCGCGGTCGCTGTAATTTGTAGAAACGTTGCTGGTAACCGGAATTTCGTCGGAACGTCTATACCCGTCCCACGTCGAAGACTTCCCGCCGATGATGTCGGACGTCGCAGTTCCAACGTTGGAATCTGATTTCGTATTGACCTCTTTCGTGTTGTTGTCAAAGCTAAACATATTTGAAAACCCAGACAGCATTTTAGAACCAGAGCTCGACGAACCAGAACCTTCGTCCCCCTTTATCTCGTTTAACTCAGATTCGAGTTTATCCAAATCGCCAATATCCGCAAAAGAACCGCTGTTTCCAGATCGACGTTTGTCGTTCATCAGCATTTCCATACCAAGACTTCCTCCGCCGCCAGAACCCGAATGATACCCGTCGGCGTCATCGTCGAATTTAATATTTAAAGTATCGTTAATATCGCTAATACCTATATCAAGTATTTCCATACTGCACTATATTATAAATAGTATATTAATATATCTTTAAATACTACGCAACTCAATTTACTATTATTTATTATTTACGAAATAATATAACTGTGGATTTTAACAACACCCGTATTATGTAAATACCACAGCCCTTGTAAAAAACAGTCGGCGTAGTCGTCCTTCTTTTTCGAAGATTCCAACTGGTTCGTCCATTTAGCCAAAGAACCGTTTTTACAAATAATGTTCTTGGTGTGAATAACGGCGTCCTTTTTGTGCATATTGTATATCTGGTTCTTCGTTCTTTCAGCGGGGTCAACCTTTTCTTTGGTATTTTTATTTTCCAAAGAAGAAGAAGAAGAAGAAGAAGAATAAGAAGATTGAGGTTCGACGGAGGTATCCGCAACCACGCTATTCTCGGGAACGAACTGCGAGAACAGTTTTAGTTTGTTAGACGACGACACGTATATTATAACGGTCTCGTCGCTTTTCATTATAAAATACTGCGTCAACAACACCTGCACGTCCTTCATACGTTTCGCTATCGGACTTATTTGATTTTCTATAAGAACCACGTCGACGCCTAACATAGACTGAATATCGTTTAGCCGTTTTTTCATATTACGCCCAACGCTTATCATATTCATATCCGCCGAATGCGGGTTGTCCTGCCGTATCGCCTCAAACGATCTATCTTTTATAAAAGACATAAATCTTTCTAACAACACCGGTCTCTTCGCGGTCTTTGTATTAGGCGTGTTCGCGTCTGTGGCGTCGGCGATGCTTACACCATACGTATTACACGCAACCACCAACTCTGGTAATTTCATTTTTTTTAAAGACGGTACGGAAAACCGCTTTTCGTTAAACGCGAAATCCTCGTGCTTTTTAGCGTGGACGGAACAATGGACAACCCCGTTTTTTATAAAAGCCCCCTTTTTATTACACCTCTCTCGGGTTTTAATAGATTTATTACATTCGCATAGTCGCCGCGGCGACTCTTGCTGTTTTGTCAAATCCACGATATTCCAATCCAGTATTGTAATCGGGGTCGTCGTTCTAAAAACACAATACGCTAAATGCTTAATACCCACGTCAAACGACGCTATGGTTTTATTTTGAAGCGGATTAGGAACGGGAACACACTCTGTATTCATTTTTAAGACTATCTATTTATTTATTTATACATTAAAGATTTATATTGTTTATAGCAAACAATATAATTCATTAGGCAAATATATCAGCAAGATATTCTTATTTTACACTCACATCTTCATATTGTAGAGTTGTTCTTGGGTTAGAGCAGGTGCGACTTTTCTGGATTGAAGTTGTTCGCGAGATAAATAAATATCCTTTAAATCGCTTCTATGGTTTCCGAACGGTTGCGTGGTGTCGTCATAGTCGTTGAACGTGTACGGAGTTAGAAGCCCGTTGTTGGCGGTCTTTAACTCGTTGTTGAAATTATAACCCGTGTCGTTTAACGCTTCTTTGAAATTTTGTTTTTGAATAGATAGAGAATTTTTAGTTAGATATTTTCTATACATCCAGTTAGATTTTATGTCGTTTTCCTTAATGATTTTTTTATTCGTAACGCTTTCGGGCTGCCACGACGAAATCACCGATCTCCCGTCCGACATTCTAGGAGGAGAATACTTGTGCTTATTATTGCACGAGTAATTACTATCATCCGAATCTACGTTTAAATTTATAGAATTGTTATACGAATCTTTAAGCAACGACATTTTCGTAATATAGAATACACAGATAAAAAAATGAATAATAATTTAGTTATGGTTTAATAAAATTTTAATAATTTCCTGCTTTTTTAATTTAGTGGTGTCTTGCGAAAGACCCATCGACATAGCCATCAACTTTAATTCGTGGATAGACATCTTCTTATAAATATCGGAATCCTTTTTAGCAGTTTCCGCAACAGACTCGTCGGGAGGTTGAATATTTGGTGTGTCAGCAGACTCGTCGGGTTCGGCGTCGGTATTATCAGTTTCCGTTAAATCGGTTTGCTCGGGCTCGGGCTCGGGCTCGGGTTTCTTGATTACGTCGGCATGAACGTGAAAAATCTGCTCACCTATTATATTTTCATAATTCACCTTATGCACCTCTTCTTTATTCTCGTCCTCAATATAGTCTGGAACCGAGATCTTTTCAATGTTAAGTGAAAAATCGTCAGCGGACGATTCCATAACAGAAATATACTGTCTATATCTGTTAGCATCCCCACCCCCACCCTCATCATCCTCGTCCTCATCCTCGTCCTCATCCTCATCATCCTCATCATCTTCGTCATCCTCATCGTCATCCTCGTCGGTTTCGACCTCCCCGTTGACATCGGTGTCGTCGTCATAGACCGCCTTTACATTATGAACGGGTTCTTCGTCTTTTTCAAAGACAATATTAACCGTGTTTCCGCCATCGGCGTCAGTATGTTCTATAACGCCGTGAGTGTGCGGGGTGTCGTTGTGCGTTCTGCAAAAATCGGGTTCGTATTTTTTATTTTCAATTTCGCTAACAATATTATTAACGATCTCAAACATCTTATCCGTTCTCAACTCTATATTTATTATACGCTGTTTAAAATGGTAAACCAGCAGAAGAATTAGTAAAAATGTCACACCCAAACTTATAAAAAAAAACAATTCTAAAAAGTTAAACATTATAATATAAATATAACAGAGAAATTACAAATGAATAAAATACGCAACGTTCGACCCTTCGTCGTAAATAGGCGTCGCACAATTCTTCAATTACACCATAATAAAATAAAATAATAATATATATTATTAATTTATAATGAATCTCTCCGACACCCCAACACCACAAATGTCAAACACGTTTAATACTCCAAACAGACAATTCACGTCACCACCGACAACCGTTTTCTCTATACAAAATGTAATTATCGTATTCCTGCTTATGATAATACTACTACCCGCACTGGGAATATCCACCGACTCGCTCGGTAAAATAATACAACAACTCGTCGTGGTAATAACAGGCATTATTTCGTGGGTGGTATCCTCCATAGCGTTTTTAACGGGAAACGTGTTGAACACCACGACCGACGTGGTTTCAACAACCGCAAAAACGGGAATAGACATCACAGACGACACCATAAACTCGGTGGGAGACCTACTCATAAAAGCAAGTAGCCGCAATAATTCGTCGTTAGACGACAGTTTAAACAGAGGAACGCCCTCGCAGAACCAAACCACAGAACCGTCCAACCCCGAAAATCCAATCCAGAAACCAATATCGGCTAATAAAACAAACTGGTGTTTAGTAGGAGAATATCAAGGAAAACGGGGGTGCGTGGAAGTGTCCGACAGCAACAAATGCATGTCAGGACAACTATTCCCGTCGCAATCCGTGTGTCTAAACCCAAACATAACAACATATAAAAATTAAACGGGGTAATATATCTCCTTTGTTCCAACAGGATAATAGACGAATGAACTGTTCACGTAGTCGGGAGTCGACGACAATATTATACAATTATGGGTGTCAAGAGAATTTTTGGAGTCCACGTGCGGAATAATACCGCTCGAAAACAACCGTATATACGAAGAAACGTCGTCGTTAGAATAACCATACACCACGTTTAACTTTATAGTGTAAATGTATCCCGGTATAGTGGGTAATTTTAGGTTTGACACGCTTACGTTCCCTATATACTGCAAGGCGTAATAGTCCTTCTCTAAATCCGTGGAATTAAACTCAAAATCAATTATATCGGATACACTAACAACCTGCGTTCCATCCAACTCCACCAGCGTGTCGTTATAATACACACTTAACGTAGCAGACGAGATAGACGCCGTTATTTTTTTGTTTAAAGACGAATTGAACGACGCATTATAATTATACTCCGACGTATCAATTGTTATATCGTGCTGAACGCCCATAATCCAGAAGGCGATGGGAACGTTTAACTCGAATATTTTGGTTTGGTCGGTGGTTAATTCTGTTATTTCAATCACGCCCACGTCAAACGTGCGTGTCTGCGTGGATTCGTTGGCGTCTTCGTCTATATAATTTTCAGTCGCCTTAAAAAATTCAGTATACTGTTTTGTAAAAGAATACCACAGTGCGGTTTCCTGAATAATTTCGGTCGCATAAGTTCGGTTAAACATTTGATTTCCGTAGTTGTAAAGCGGAACCGTTGGGTCGTTATACAAAAATATCGGTTTTCCGGGAACATTACTCCGAGTCGTAAGCATAGGCGTAGCGTTGTTCACCATACACGACGAATTTACTAAATCGTTATCAATGTTGTAGTTAGTCGTTTGAATACTGCTCGTGCCCCTTACGATTTTAGACCAGTTTTCCTTTCTCGTAAAATTGTTAGTCTTGGACGCTTGGCGATTTCCGTCGTATTTCAATATCTCCGCTTTACGTCGCATGTTTAACTGAAACGCCGTATAGGTAGGATACGGAGACACCAGTTCCAACCGAACGTTGGGGCGATTGTATAAAAACCGCTGACGACGCTGATCCATAACCGACCGCACGTCATCATTTGGGATGGCGGACGACATACTTTTCAGTTAATACAATACACTATATAGTATATTGTATTAATTTAATTTAATTTATTTTTTATATTCGCTATGATAAACGGCGAACGTAAAGTGATCTGCGTTTGCTATCTACATCAATTTGGAGTTATACCAACCGTCCGATAAGTAGTATGCGTTTTTATTTGTCATAGAACCCGTGTTATTCGCAGCCATGAGAGACGGACCGCCCTTAACAATATTATTTATCTCGAACGCCGACAACGCGTGGCTAAAATACCGGAGATTCGATAAATTACCTTCGAACCCGCCGTTTTGGCATATCTGGACGTCGTTGTAGTTCTGTTTAGGGACAGCCGTAAATTTTGTGCGGGAGGTTATCGTTCCGTTCACATACACGTCCATCAGCGTATTTTCAACGCGCATCGCTACGTGAACCCACTTGTTTATAGGGATATTATCAACTTCCACCGACCGAGTGGGTATCAGCGAATCAACGGTGTCCATTATCACGAACAGCGAACACGACGTGGCGTGGGTTTCCACGTATAACCCCGGACCGTTGTTAACACTCGCTAACCCCGTTTTCATTATAGAATCTAAAACCGCGGTGTCCGTCGTTGAATCAGCAACCGCGTCATTTTCCATTTTATCGAACATACTTATATTATTCGTCGTCGACAACGAACTGTTTAGAAACCCAGACATCTTTCGCAATTGGTCGTTTGACATACCAGCGGTAGCCCCCACAGAAGTCCCTAGTGCAGACGATACCTGACTTGAAATAATCTGACCTATATCGTTGTAAGACCCGTTCCCCTTGTTAAATATATGCTGGTATCGGGACGACGACGAAGACCCGGGGTCTTTTATGTATAGCCACACGCTCCACGTCATCTCCAACCCCTTATTTTCGTTGTTCGACCGCAGAATGGTCACCGAACTCGCCTTGGTCGGGTCCTGCGAAATCACCATACCCATCTTACCGTCTATAAGTCCCTTAACCACATACGGATTCGTGTTCTCCGAATAAAAAAACGTTAGAGCCATTATCCCTATATTTAGCATAAACAAAAACCCGATCACGACCATTATCAAAAACGATATTTTTGAAATAATCGTGTTGGACTGTAAGAACGACTTGCTTGAAGAGAGCGCGTTGGTCATGCTAAACGATCCCACCGACGACGACGCCGAGTTTCTTACGGAGTCCAGCCTATTAACTATTGAAGTTCCTATATCTTTAGCCGAAAAGTTCATAGTATAAATAACAAATATATATATACGTACATTTCTTTTTTTCGTTTAAAAAAGCGTTTTAACGGGATTTAAAAGATACTCATCTTCACGGTCTCCACGCTGTCCTTGGTCACCGATAGGGTGGCGCCGTACGAAGAAAGGAACGAGAACCACGAGTCGGTGTTGCCTTTCAGGTATTCGTTCCACACCTCTTGGGGAGATTGGGGGTTGGGTATTAACTTCAATTTAGATACAAAAATATCGGACGATATCTGTCCCATAGTAGAACCTATAAGATGTTTGCCGACGTTCAGCGGAACAACAACTCCTGCGGGTTGAACCGGGGTCGACGAATATTTTATGGATTTGCTCAGTTTTCCGTCAACGTACATGTCGCAATACTGGCTGTCGACGGACACCGTTATATGCGTCCATTTTTGAATGGGGAAAGAGTCCGTTATGATGACGTCGTCTATCGCCACGCTGGACGCTTTCTCGCTTTCTAGCAATATTTTCATTTTTAAAGTGGCTGTTATTGAGTCTAAATATAGTTTAAACTGGGTTAGAGGGGTCGTTATTGCGGTGTTCCTGTTTAGAATGGGTTTTATCTTGGTGTTGTCCCACGTGTTCACGAACACCCACAGACTGTATGTGTATCTATACGACGACGGGTCGGTCGCCGTTGTCATATCTATATCCGTGTTGTTTATTGTCAGAGTCGTGTTTTTTAGCAAAATGTTAGACTTGTAGAACCAAAAAATGTATATTAAATATATTACCAACGCCACGACAACTCCGATTATAATATTCATTTCCATTATTTGAGCGACTATATATTAATAAAATATATTATATTATATTATGTTATTTTTATTATTTACAAAACGCCGTAAATGCTATAACCCACCATCGTTCGGGGGAGTGTAGATTTTGTAGATGTTGTACATCGTGACTATCTCCCGTTTCGTAAGAACCGTTTTAAAAAATTTGACGTTGCAGATAGCCCCGTGGAGTCCGTCTTTGCTCCCCACTGTTATTTTATCGTCTATAAAGTATTTGGGTGTGTCCGACGTTACTCTAAACGTTTTCTCGAACACCCCGTTTATGAATAGGTCTATGTCGTTGTCGTTATAGTTGATGACGATGTTGTTCCATTTTTGGCTGTTTATGCCGGTAATGTTGAATTCGTAGCGACTGTTCTCTTTCGTCGCGTCCGTATAGTTTGTGACGTAGATATAGTATTTATTGTCCGACAGGCTGTACGTTATTTTAGGCTTGAAACAGGATTCGTCGTCCGTTTTTGTACCATAGGAGAATATGGTGGTTTCGTTAGAATACGACGCTGTGCTCGTGTTGTGGGCGTTGACGAATATCCACATTGATATTGAGTAGTTCTTTAAAATTTTTGAGTAATTCTGGTTAGCCGTTAACGACGTTTCCTCGGTGTAAGGCTGTTCGTATAAATACGAATACGCATTTTGTGTTTTGATATTCGCTTTCAAGTCCTCGCTGTTTGCTATATCTATCTCGTTATTTAAATAGGTAGTTTGGTCTAGTAATTTTAGCCCATCGGTTGCGACTCGGCTTATTAGCGTGTTCGGTAAATAATTGTATAAAAGTATCAATATAATTTCAAAAACGCAAAAGATTATAATAACCGGCGGGGTATCTTTAAAGTCCTTTATAATGTATGATACCAGCATATCGATTAAACACGGGATGAAAAACAAAAATTTTATGAAAAACCCGTATTTGCCGGTCTGGAGTTTGGATATAGAGTTGATGAAAATTCTGTAAAAAATAAACCCGCCGATTAGCATGGTTAGTATTAGAATCAGGTTAATGCTTAAATTTATCAACTGGAGGGAACTGTTGTTGGCGACGTTTTTATAGTAGTAGAATACCGAGTAACTCAATACCAGTATTCCTAATATTCCGTAGAACACCGGCGTAAATTTTGAGTCTCCGCCTAACGGCGATATTTTTTGTATGTATAAAAACAGGAACAGAAGCGGGATTAACACCGAAAACGTATATATGTACGCCGAGGTGCTCAACGCCTTTGGGTCGGTGTATGCTATAAACAGCATTACCGAAATGAAAATGATAAAGGCGAGGATCAAAAAATATTTTTTACACATAGAGAACACGGCGTTTGTTCGCATAGTAACGTTTGCTAATGCGGTTATCGGTTTTATTTTTTTGAGTTGGTTCATAATTATTCGGTGGTTATCGTGGTTCTGCGATTCCTACAAAGTATTCGTATTTTATATTATAGTATATGTTGTTAAATTATTGTTAATAAAATATAATCTATTTATATCTGTGTCCTAAATGATTCTAACGCGAGAAATTTTATACTCTGAAATAAATAATATATACGAACTGATACTGTTAATATCCGAAAAAATAGAAGACCTTTCCATAAAACTGGACGACTTTAAAAAAATGTTGTACGTTAATAAATCTTCGCCTTACTTTGAAAAACGGGACTCTCTCAGTGCACTTCAATTCAAAGAGTTTTTAGAAGAACAGAATACCGGCGAAAATACCAATAATACGGACTCGCTGGATTCTAACGAAGACAAAGACAGAATATATAGCATATTAACAAACTTCTTAGCAAGAACGTTAAGCACCAAAGACACTAACGAAGAAAAAGACACTAACGAAGAAAAAGACACTAACGAAGAAAAAGACACTAACGAAGAAAAAGACACTAACGATTCATTAAAAATACCGTTTAACACGGTTGACCCGTTTTTAATTACAAATATAAACGATTTATCAATAAACAATATTAATTCTGGGTTAAAGAGTAATATAATATATTTATCACAATTAAAACACCTGAATAATAACATACACGACCTATCGAACATACAACACAAACACGATAATACACTCGACCTATCTCTAAACCAAATACAACACTTAAACGATAATATACGAGACCTAAACCAAATACAACACTTAAACGATAATATACGAGTCCTAACTCAAATACAATCCAGTAGTATTAGTCAACATTTAAACAATAACATCAGTTGTAATAGTAATTCCAGCAAAAGCAACAGCAACAACAACAGTAACAAGGAAGACGGCGAATTACAATTATTAGATAATTCAACAAATACCACGGATAATTCCGAGTTGTCGGAATTGAATAATCGTAATAGTAATAGGAAAATAACGACCGATAATATTATTTCGTCTTTGACTAATAATACCCGAAACACAGATACAAAACCGAATAAAACCGAAAATCCAGACAACACCCAGAATCATACAATAACCAACGACGTAACCACGCCAGACGAGAGCACAACCCCATACGATAGTACCAGCCCTGAATATAATGATAATAATAACAAAGACGACAATTTTTTAATACCAACCGAACCTACGGATAAAAAATCAACGTATAACCACCATAGGAGAAGGTCTTTTACTAAACCATAATTATCCATAAAATTATATCTGGCTCTCCATATTTTCCATAGCGGTCTTTTCTCGGTGGCACGCCGGACACAACGCAACTAAATTATCGACGTGGTTGCTTCCGCCGTTGTTTAGCGATATGATATGGTCTATTTCGAACGTGTGGTTCAGGATATTATTACAGTTCCCGCAGTGCCACTGCTGCCTTGACGCCACGAACTTTTTCTTCGTTTCGGACACCGACCGTTTAACCTTGGCGTAGTTTGTGTCCGACCTCGGGCGGTGGTGCGACGCGGTGGTGTCGGGAAACCCGAGAACCGTTCTATTCTCGCCTTCGAGCTCTCCCCCCCACTTCTGTTTTTTGGTGAAATCCAGTATAGGAGAAATAAAACTACTTGTGTTTTTATCTATCGGCATGTATTTTAAATACTCGTCGGACGAACATATTATCTGTTTCGCTTTCGCGGGATTGTACTTTAAAATGTAATAAACGGTTAAAGCCCCTAACACTATTCCCGCCATCTTATAGTATTTTTTATAGACCATCAGTTTTTTAATGAGCGTTCCTTCGTAGTATATGTTCGCCATAATCGCCCCAGTTACCAAAAACAATATTATCTCTATACGCATTTATTTTTGCTATTTTGTTAATTATCTATATTATTAATAGATAAAATGATATAGAAAACTGTGCCTCTATTGGAAAACGTATATTATTATTATGAATAGAAGAATAAACCCCAAATACGCTAAATGCTCCTTATACCATATTTGCTTCTCGACGTTTATTTTTTTATCCATTAACTCGGCGTGGTAAGCGTCGAGGTAGTTGTATAGCGATATTTCGGGCTTTCCTATTTTTTTATTTATTTTGTTGTGTATGAACCAAACCCACCTAATAAACGAGTCGCGGTTGTCTAAATACGGGGACACGGGGTATATGTTTATCAACTCCGCAAAACTGTCGCCCATCGCTGGGTTGGGGATAAAAAGAGGGGTGTTCTGGATCAAGTCGTAGTATTTCCGTTTTGTGACGGACGACGGGTTTTTGGGGTAGTAATACGCTATGGTATGCAGAAAAAACCAATAGTGTTTTCCCCAAACCTCTGGATTTATTTTCATTAGCGCGAACTTAACCTAACCTAATATGTATTACCCGATTATAAATTTTTACACATTTTAACTTTTCTTTAACGAAAATCTTATTAATAATAGAATAACGAATAAGATATAAAACCAAATAGCGTTTTATATATTATAAACCACGAACACGAACACTAACCATAGATGGACGTTTATTGTAACAACTGCGGGAAGTTGGGTCACATGTTCAGTTATTGTAAAATACCCATAACCAGTTTCGGCATAATTTTATTCAGACTGAACGACGCCGGCGTTAGAGAGTATTTGATGATACGCAGAAAGGACACGCTGGGGTTTATCGACTTTATGCGGGGAAAATACAACATATACAATAAATGCTATATACTGAACATGCTAAAACAGATGACGAACGCCGAAAAGGCGTTGATCGCCACAAAGTCTTTCACCGAGTTATGGAACACGCTATGGGGAGAAGCCGGGCTGTCCTCGTACTATAAATCGGAGGAGAATTTAGCGAGAGAAAAGTTTAATATTTTGAAGAACGGGGTCTTCGTTAACAAACCCAGCCCACAACCACACCACTCTTCGGGGACGAACAACCGTAATAATAATAATGATGCCGAAAACAGAGAATACCAAAAACCCGCTCAACCGCCCCCTGATTATACGCTCGAATCGCTAATCGCCGACTCTAACGAGTTTGAAATATGGGAAACGGCGGAATGGGGGTTTCCAAAGGGACGGCGGAATTACCAAGAACGCGAGTTCGACTGTGCGGTTAGAGAAATGCTGGAAGAAACCGGGTATTCTATGGATAATTGCACTATCATAAAGAACATACTTCCGTTCGAGGAAAACTTTACGGGGTCAAACTACAAATCGTATAAACATAAATACTTTATAATGTTCATGAATTTAACTAACGCTAAACCGTCGGGCGAATTCTCCAAGACCGAGGTAAGCAGGGTGGAATGGAAAACGTACGACGACGTAATTAAATGCATAAGACCGTATAATTTGGAAAAACTCGGCATAATAAAAAACGTGGAATTAATGCTTTCCACTAACGATATATTCTTTATATAAACTATATATAGGGTATAGCGTAATATCATAATAGCACAACACGATACAAAACAATAATGAATTATCCCGCCGACATTTTAACTTCGTTGGAGACCCCCGACCGCCCCCCTCCGCAGTCGCCTCCTATTTCGGAAACCCCCGTTATAAAACGTAAATTAAAAATAAAAATAACCGACCCCGCTAAAAGTTCTTCGGCGAACACGCCGATCACCAATAAAGAACTGGCGGAAATAGAAAAACGGGAATATAACCAGTATTTGACGAACTCGTCGGAAACCGACGAAACCGAAATACTGTATCCAACGCTCAACGATCCCCTGTTCAACGTAAAAATAGCCTCGCGAAAGGAGTTTTACGATACGCAGTACGAAGGCGGCGTAACCGACGTAAAAACAAGGGCGAACGAACTGTGCAACAGCGAGTTCGAGTTAATGCCTCACCAACTTTTCGTGAAAAATTTCTTGTCGTTTCAAACGCCGTACAATAGTTTATTCCTGTACCACGAACTCGGGACCGGAAAAACGTGTAGTGCGATAGGTATAGCCGAAGATATGCGACAATACCTTAAAGACGTGGGGATAAAACAAAAAATAATCGTGGTCGCATTCCCGATAGTTCAGGACAATTTTAAACTTCAACTCTTTGACGAAAATAAACTGAAAGAGGAAAACGGAATATGGAACATAAAAAGTTGTATGGGGAATTCGCTGTTGACCGAGGTGAACCCCATGAACGTCGTCGGATTACCGAAAGACATTATAGTAAGTAAGATAAACGCAATAATATCCAAGCACTACTCGTTCAAAGGCTACGTCGAGTTCGCCAACGAAATATCAAAGATGGTAGAGGTCGACCCTAACATACCCGAAAAGGACAGAAAACGGATAATCTCCGAAAACATCAATAAACAGTACAACAACACCCTTATAATTATAGACGAGGTTCATAATATCCGTTCGGTGAACGAATCCAACTATAAACGCACCATACGAAACCTGCTCGAAATCATAAAACACTCTAAATTCATGCGACTGCTCTTGCTGTCTGCGACACCTATGTATGATTCGTATAAAGAAATTATATGGATCGCCAATATGATGAACTTGAACGACAAGCGGTCGCAGATAAAAATATCCGACGTGTTCGATAAAAACGGCAATTTCAAGCCCGAACAAACTTCCGACGCAGGAGAAATAACGGAAGGCGGGGAATCGCTGCTTAAACGGAAACTTATAGGATACATATCGTTTATTCGCGGAGAAAATCCTTATACGTTCCCGTATCGCATATACCCCTCGCTGTTTTCGCCGCTAAACGTTCTTTCTCCCGAAAACTTTACTATACCAACGATACAATACAATAATAAACCGGTGGATACTCCGTTGAATCTGCTGAACGTATACATGACCAAACTGGGAACATACCAAGAAACCGCATACTCCGCCATAGTGAACAGAATGTCGTCTTACGGAAAAATCACCGAACTCGGCGCGGACGGCGATGCGGATGGCGACGCCGACGCCGAATACGTTGATTTGGTGGAATCTATGAGCCAAAAACTTCTAATTATACCGAACCATGCTCTGAACATAATTTTCCCGTCCGTCTCGTTTAACCCAGAGAGTTCCTATTCCGATATGACGAAATGCGTGGGAAAAACCGGGCTGGATTCCTGTTTTGACTATATAGACAATTCGCTTAAAACCCCGCCAGAAAAAAAAGATTTTGAGTACAAACCCGAAATACTTGAAAGATACGGAAGATTCCTGCACCCGTCCAATATACACAATTATAGCGGTAAAATATCGAGTATCTGCGAATCCGTGAAAAAGTCCACGGGGATAGTTATGATTTTTTCGCAGTACATAGATTCGGGAATAATACCGGTGGCTCTTGCGTTGGAGGAAATGGGGTTTTCCCGCTACAACTCGGTTAGTTCTACCCAGTTGTTGAAAACGCCCGAGTCTCCGCCTTTGAATTTTTTCACGATGAGTCCTCGAACCGAACAAGACGCGAAGTTTTCCCAAGCCAAGTATGTAATGATTACCGGCAATAAATCGCTGTCTCCGTCAAATAACGCGGACTTGAGCGTATTGACCGACAGCAATAATGCGTATGGCGAGAACATAAAGGTCGTCATAATATCACGTGCGGGGGCGGAGGGACTCGACTTCAAAAATATACGGCAAATTCATATAATGGATGCGTGGTATAACATGAACCGCGTTCAGCAGATAATAGGGCGAGGCGTCCGCAATCTGAGCCACTGTTCTTTGCCGTTTGAGGAGCGGAACGTGGAGATATACCTACACGCCTCGGCGATGACTGGAACGCCAGAGCGGGAGTGCGTAGATCTATACGTGTATAGGATGGCTGAACGCAAGGCGATCCAGACCGGAAAGGTCACCAGACTGCTAAAAGAAACGGCGGTCGACTGTATACTAAACATAAAGCAGACAAACTTTACGGTGGAAAATATGTTAAAGGTGTCCGAAAACCAGCAGGTGGAGATGAAGTTGGCGAGTGGGGTGACTATTCCGTTCAAGATCGGCGACAAGGCGTATTCGGAAACGTGCGATTATATGGGTAATTGCTCGTTTTCGTGCGACAACGCAAACTCGGTCGACGAGAGTAACCTTATAACCAGCACGTATTCTCTGGATTTCATAAAGACGAACAACGATATAATAGGTAAAAAGATAAAAGAACTGTTTAAAGAGCAGTTTTTCTACAAAAAACAGCATATCATAAACGCCATAAATATATCAAAACAGTATCCGCTGGAACACATATACTACGCATTAACGTATATGATAAAGAATAAAACCGAACGTATCGTGGATAAATACGGTCGGATCGGGTCGCTGGTGAACAAAGACGAGTATTATATATTTCAGCCCAGCGAAATAACCGACGACAAAATAAGCGTGTACGAGCGAAGTGTGCCGTTGGAGTATAAACGGCAGGTGGTTTCGTTCGAACTTCCTAGCGAGTTGCCTACAATACATGACGATGACGACGATGATGACGATGACGATGACGATAATGATAACGACAACGACAACGACAACGACAACGACAACGACAACGAATATAATGAGGGAAAAGGCTACCCCCCTGGTGTTAGACACCCGACAATCAAGCGGTATATTAGCATTGTTAAAAAAATACTTAATAAATTCAAGGTTTCAACGAACTACGATAGATTAACCACTTCGCAGAACAGATGGAGTTGGTCGGAGCATTCGAGCCGGACTGCGTCGCATTTACAGGAAATTCACGGAATCGGCGTCAGCGAATACGAGCGACTGGTCGTCCACCATTTGCTGGATTCGCTGTTTATAGACGAGAAAATGGATATCATAACTTCGCTATACGGGTCGCATAAGAATTTGCTGAACGATATTCTGACTAATGTTCGGCGAGATTTCGGGCGGTTGTTTGAGGTGGTTGAACGAACTATGGTGCGGTATTTTGACGAAATCGTTATGGTGATAGGAGACGAATCCAGTTTCAGACGAGGAGTTCTGTTGGCGACCAACGAGAACGACGTCCTGCTTTACGTTCAAACCGCAACGGATATTGACAGTTGGGAACCGGGGTTACCGAGCGACTACGAGCGGAACAGCGCGGGTTCTTCTGCGAAGAATTTCGGGGATGCGATAAACAGATTCGTTATAAACCCCAACCGTATTTTCAGGGTGATGGGATTCTTCTCGGTATTCAAGGAGCGGGAAGTTATTTTTAAAATAAAGGACATGACGCAGATAGATAATATGCAGTATAAAGGGTCGAGAGCCGACCAAGCGGGAAAAGACCCGATCGTTAAGATACTCAACTCGCTCCAAACGAATATTATATACAATCGCGCTAACGTTAAACACGTATCGCAGACGGGGTTGAGTATCGTGCTGGAGTTTTTGATGCGGAACAAGAACGAAACCGACCCCGACAACAAAAAGTTCTTCTTGTCTGGCGCGGAGGCGTATCTATTACGCAACATCATCAAGATTTAGATAAACCACTCAATTCGTTATAATAACCTCTTTCGCCTTTGCCTCGGGGTTTTTAGAATTGATGGAGCGTCTGCACAAAATAGACGTGGTGGTATACTTATCGTCAGTGAAATTTTCACGCACCAACGCCACGTCCGCATTACTCATCATAATATTTATTTTTGAATCCGTTAAAGAATGAATCATACTAAATAACTGGGTGTGGAGTTCAAGCCCGAACCCGCCGTTAGTGTACCCCACGAACGAATTCTGGGTTTCGGGGGCATACGGCGGGTCCAGATACACGAAATCGCCAGGCTCGGCGGTCGTTAGCGACTCTGCGAACCCGGCACAACCAAACACCACGGGTTGAATCAATTCGTGTATTTCGGCTAAATGGTCTCTATTGACGATTTCGGGGTTCGTGTAGTGTCCGCACGGAGAATTAAACCCGTTGGGTCCAGTTCTAAACAGTCCCCGAAAACACGTTTTATTCAGGAAAATAAACAACGCCGAGCCATACACCGACGTTTGTTCGAACGGCGACATGGCGTTATACACACTTCGCGTCCAGTAGTAGTAATTCTCCCTTGACGTTATGGCTTCTTCTATGGTTGCTGGTTTTCTATTAACATCTCCGTTTCCACAACTGCCTAACTCTGCGACGACGGTTTGAACGGCGTCATACAACTCCACGTGGCTGGTCTGTATGTTCTTATACACGTGAATCAGGGGCTCGTTTAGGTCGTAGGCGTATATGCCCCCCCTCACCTTTATTATTCCTTCTTTAACATAAGTTAAAAGAGAAAGCAGGACACTCCCGCCGCCCAAAAACGGTTCGACGTAGTTATCCATTTCAACGGGAAACTCGGGCATTATTTTATTTAATATCTGCGTTTTGCCTCCCACCCATTTCAGTATCGGTTTCGGGATTCGCAGGTGATTATCCAGAACGTCTTTGACTTTTTGGGCGGGGGAGGGGCAGGATATAGACGTTTTGACAATATCGTTTGTCGGGATTGGATTTGGAGTGGTATTCATTATTGGGGATTTTCTTTGTGTATTTATATTTACGGAGAATAAGTTTAAATCATTTTTATGTAATCTAAATACGTAAAATTGATTTATACTATACGGTTAAACCTAACATATATTGTATTCTTCTAAAATATACTTGTGCCTAATACAACGATGGACTTATCCAAACTATCAAAGACCGAACTTTTCGCGAAGTGCGAAGAGCACGGACTTTCTAAATACAAAAGTAAAAACAAGAAAGAGTTGGTTGAGTTATTACAAAATAACGTCAAACCTGCGGTCGGAGAACCAGAACTCGTTAATAAAGTGATTTCGTCCACCCCCTCCCCACCCCCGTCTGTTGCGGCAGCGACGGCGACGGCGACGGTGGAGGCGATACAGCAGGATATAGAGATCAATAAAATATACAACGAAGACTGTATCGTTGGTATGCGACGGATCAAAGCCGACTCCGCCGATATTGTCATCTGCGACCCGCCGTACAATATCGGCAAGGATTTCGGGAACGACAGCGATAAGCAAAAAATGAGTGATTATCTTGTTTGGTGCGACGAATGGATCAAGGAATGTTTGAGAATACTGAAACCGAACGGAACGCTGTACATATACGGGTTCAGCGAGATTCTCGCATTTATACGAACCCGCATAACGTGTAACGTACGGTGGATCATTTGGCACTATACTAACAAAAATACGATTTCCAACTTTTGGCAGAGATCGCACGAAAGCATTTTAGTATGTTATAAAAAAAAACCCGTGTTTAACAAAGACAGTGTGAGAGAGCCATACACCGAAACTTTCTTGAAAAACGCCGCCGGTAAAGTCAGGAAGGCGACGAAGGGAAGATTTTCTGGTGAAAATGGAAAACCCACTATTTACAGTGCTCACGAGAACGGAGCACTTCCTAGAGACGTTATTAAAGGAATCCCCGCTTTAGCTGGGGGGGCTGGAAAGGTGGAAAGAGTTGATCATCCCACACAGAAGCCGTTGGCGTTATGCGATAAATTGATAAAAGCATCTATGAACATGAATTCGCCGACTCTGGTTATTTTGCCCTTCGTCGGGAGTGGGTCAGAGTGTGTTTCAGCCAAAAAAAATAATATAGATTTTATAGGATTTGAACTTAATCCTGACTATATTATTATAGCGAACAAAAGATTAGAAGATAAAGAAGAAGATGATAAAAACGAGGAAGATAAAGTGGAAGAGGATAAAGCCGAGGAAGATATTTAGTTAGGTTGTTTATTATTTAGTTTATCAATTAAATCAATATAATTAAGTTTTGGTTTGTTTTCAACAACCGTGGTTGATACAACAAACATTTTTAATTCTTCTGTCATTTCAATGTGTATCCAAAGTTGCGACGACATGCTAAACGTGATAGACATTTTGCAACCGTTAATTTTATTCGTGCTCCAACCGATTTGCGTATCCTTTTTTTCCCGTTTTTTCCAATAGTTGGTTCCCAAGTGTACGACGACGGGTCTAAAACTAAATAATTGCTTGGAATCAACAGCCAGTCGTAATGTATAAATCCTTCGGCGGATTCGTCTCTAACAATAAACGAATAGTAATCAAAATTTTTACGTCTGTTGATCTCTTCAATAATATCCGCTGGGTTGCCTATTGTTTTTTCGCTACACACCGTGGTTAATCTGTAAGAACTTATATCTATGCTTTTTTTATTTTTTGAATATTTTGCCGATTTATTACTAATTCTTCCTAACGAAGAATTAATATCCATTCCCGATAAATGCGACCCGTCGCTTTTTTTATAAACCTCTATCCCAGACGAAGAAAATACTAGGCTGTTAATATCTTCCCACACGGTTTCGTTGATTGGCGAAGAGTTAATCAAATGGTATCCAAATACGCATTTTTTGAAATTATCGTCAATCGTCTCTGCGGTTTCTTTGCTAATATTATATAAAGTGTTGTTCATCGTGAAAGTGTTAAAGCAGTATAAATTGTGCACGAAACCGCGTATCAACATTCGGTGGGGTGTATTTATATTCAAAGTTGTATTATTTTAAATCAATTTTACATAAAACGATGGGATGGTGAACACAGCGTTTTATGGATATGTATTGAATTATTATCCTATTAAATTCTTTATATCGAATAAACACATATTATATAAAATTGATATAAATATATGACATTATACTATATATTATACCCGCTCAAAATCTACACCGAACCATGAACCCGTACAACCATGCGATTCTCAACATCAAGATAAACCTTGACATAAAGGAGATTGGGAATAAATTAAAAGAGAACATCCTAATAAAAATAATAAAACTGGTGGAGAACCGGTGCATCGAGGACGGTATCGTCAAGGTGTCCTCCGTAAAAATCATTTCGCATTCTGCAGGTGCGGTGAACGGCGACAAGATCTTATTTTACGTCGTGTTTGAGTGTATGGTGTGCAACCCGACTGAAGCTATGATCCTAGAGGCAAAAGTTATGACCATAACCAAAGCCGGTATCCACGCCGTGGTTGAAGACGACGAGGGAAACTCTCCAATCACGGTTTTCGTGGCGCGAGACCACCACCAAGGCGACAAGCAGTTCAACGACGTCGCCGAGGGAACGACGATCTCCGTCCGCGTCATCGGCTCTCGGTTTGAGTTGAACGACCAGTATATCTGCGTGATTGCGACGCTGGAACGGGACACGCCCACCGAGTTATAGTATAGTATAGTATAACCAAAAAAAGTATATAGAAGTGTTGCGGTTATAATCTATTATAGCACCGCACCGCACCGCACAATGTCAGGCAGACACGAGATTATTAAGAAAAAGGTGGATCTTTTGACTAAACAGCAACATGTGGATATACTCAAAATCATTTTAAAAAACACGGAAAACAAGATAAACGAAAACCGAAACGGCATATACGTAAATATGTCTTTTTTATCGGTCAGCACGGTTGACGCAATAGAGGTGTATTTGAAATACGTGGAAGACCAGCAGAGGACGATAGAAATATTTGAAAAGCAACAGGAAGAAATCAAAAACAGCCTCGTGTGTTAGACCAGACCAGACAAGACCCAACAAATGAATTCGTAAAACACATAAAGACAACCCGTAATTATATATATAATATTAACGGTCAGTATAATATTATATATACCATACCCAACCCACCAATCCCTATACTATGAACGGCGGATTATCGTTGATTTACTGTGTCCCGCAGACACTCACCGCCGACAATATTTTTGAGAAATTGTCTAAACACGAGATGACCCGTGAAAATTATTGTCTAAAACCCAAGTCCGCCACCGCCACCGCCACGCCCGAACCCAAAGAACCCCATAAACAAGAACGGACGAAATCACGCCCATCTCGTTCAGTTTCGTCGGCAATCGCGCCCACGCCCACGCCCACGCCCACACCATATAGCGATTATACGGCGGTCGACGTCCCGAACAGTCTTTTCTGGTGTTTGTATATCGGCAAGGTGGGGTTGAGCGACTACGCGGTTATACCGTCCAACAGGCACACGAACGTAGAGATGGAGCAGAAGCAGAAGGCGATCACGTTTCTCACCGCGACCGCCACCAAGTGGAACAAGCAGATAAACCATAAAATAACAAACATAAATTTCGGGGGACTGATGACCGATATGTTGCTTAACAAGGAGGTGGACGTGTATATCGCGTTTTTGCTGTCTCTGTATTACGACCTACACATATACGTCGTCAACAGCGAAGAAACCGTGTATATGGAGTATATCCCCGACACCGCAAAATACGTTTCGGGTGCGGTGTATGCGAACACCGTTATCATAAAACGCCAGAACTCGGGGAAATACAGTATTGACACCGAGGCGACAGCCGAAAAAATCAACAAGATTATGGCTATGTATAGGATAAACCAAGTATGTAAGCCCATGAGCGGGGCGGCGACGTTCAAGACGCCCGAACTCACCGAGGTTCTGCGTGGTTTTGGCGTGGAGCCGAGCGGCAAGAAGGCGGATATGTATGTAGATTATAGAAAGTATATAGAAAACTGCGGATTATTTACTTTATAGCGACGGACTCCTCACCCAAAGTTGTAAAATTGACTATATTTAATTTATAGTATCAATATATAAGTAGTTGGTGAACGAACCGAAACACAAATGAATTCACGAATGAAACCCAGTTCGTCGCCGCCGCCTCCCAAGAAGGTTAATGCGAACCCGAAGAAGGACTTCAACGAAATGGTGTCCGTGTATATAGACAACATCAACGACGGCGAGTCAGTGCGCGACAAATCCGAAACCGTCAGCGAGCTCGAGATTCGGTTCGGCACGAACCCCCGTGTGGAGAAACCGCTGACTAAACTGAACTACGACAACGTGGTTAAATCTCTCGTTTCGTCCGGGTTTTCCACGGACAACGACGCAGGGATGCATTTATTGCGCGTCCAGTGCGAGTATTTCAACGAAACCGAGAATATAAACAAGATGTCTAACATCCGCACGGAAATACCCGGAACGGACCTGATACAGGAATATTGTAGAACAAACAACCTCAAAAAAATATTGGATCTCACGTCCACTATTTCCGCCGCGTCCGATAAAATCAAATTTACGCAAAAAATACCGCCTATGAGTAAGAACGAAACCACACCGGTTCGCATGGTCGACTTCACCGATTTTAATTTCAGGGTTTCGTACCAGATGGAACGTGATTTCGATGTTCGCACCACGACCGCGAAGAAGATAATCTCCGAATGGACGCACTCCAAGAAAACGTTTCGGTTTATAAACCGAGTTCGGTTTTCCCACGAGACCCTTCCTATATTCGCAGATATAAGCATAGTTAAAAGTTCCAAGAAAACGAACAACGTGTATATCCCCCAATACACGATTCAGGACTCGGGCGTTCTCACCAACCAAGAGATGTACGAAATAGAACTCGAAATAGACAACTCGCGTATCGGCAACGGCACGGAGTATAACACGGTCGATAGTCTTATGACGGCGATACGGAGATGTATCCGCGTCGTCCTGTCTGGATTACAGCAAAGCAACTACCCGATTTCCATAAGCGAAAAGACGGAGGCGCTGATTGAGTATATGAAGATTATCCACGGCGAGGATTACCCCACCGACAAACGCGTATATAGCAAGAATTTCATAGGACCGTCGTCGCTTACCCTTCAAGTGGACAACCTGATAACCAACAGCACGTTGAGCGAGGTGCAGAACATCACCGAGAATTACACGGTGACAGATAAAGCCGACGGCGAAAGACGACTGCTGTTGGTGTCGTCCAATAGCCGCGTGTATATGATCGACACGAACATGAACGTATATTTTACTGGCATGGTGGCGGATAACGCTAAAACGCATAAAAGTATATTGGACGGGGAGTTTATAAGGTACGATAAAACTGGCAAGGAAATAAATTTGTATGCGTCGTTCGACGTGTATTACGTCGATAACAAAAGTGCGAGGGAACTGTCGTTTATCCCTACGGGTTCGCCAGAGACGGACGGGCTTGATCCCGATACCGAGTCCGCACCCGAACCTCTAAAAATAAATAAATACCGGTTTCTTATACTGAACGACTACGTGTCGAGCCTGAAACTGCGTAATCTGGTGGATCTTCCTAAACAAGGGGAGGCGGGTTATACCAGAAACTCGTTGTCCTGCGGGTTTCGCATCCAGCCCAAGGTATTTTATAGCAGTAATAGAACCAACACGATATTTGAAGGGTGTAGTAAGATACTGATGGATCATAAACTGGGACTGTTTGAGTATAACATAGACGGGCTAATATTCACGCCCACGAACACCGGCGTGGGGTCTAACACCTCGGGTACTGCTGGACCGAAGTCGAAGATTACGTGGGAGAAGTCGTTCAAGTGGAAACCCCCAGAGTTCAACACCATTGATTTTCTGGTGTCGGTTAAGAAGGACAGCACGGGTAAAGACGAGGTCTTCAACGTTTACCAAGAGGGGCAGAACATGTCCGGCGTTTCAAATTTATCAAAATATAAAACGTTGATCTTGCGGTGCGGGTTCGATAAGCGGAAACACGGGTACATAAATCCGTTCGCCGACTTGATTAACGGCGGTCACGAAACCGTCAGCAACGTTGATTCCCGCGAGACGTATTTACCCGTTCCGTTTCATCCGATTAACCCGTATGTCCCCGACGCACAGTATTGTAATATTATGTTGAAGGACTGTGGCGGAAACAACTGCGTCATGACGACCGAGGAAAACGAATACTTTGAGGAGAACATGATCGTTGAGTTCAAGTATGTGACCGACGACGAGTCTAAATCTGGGTTCTGGCGGTGGATTCCTATCCGCGTGAGACACGACAAGACCAGCGAACTTCGGTCGGGCGTTAAAAATTACGGCAACGCATACCACGTCGCAAACAACAACTGGACGTCTATACACAACCCGATTACGGTGGAAATGATTACGACTGGCGACAAAATACCGTTGACGCCTATAGACAACGACGTGTATTACAACAAGACGAGCAAGGATACCGAAACCCGGTGTTTGCGCGATTTCCACAATCTTTACGTGAAGCGTAAGTTGATAATGAGCGTCGGGAACCGCGGCAATACGCTTATTGATTATGCGGTTGGAAAGGGCGGAGATTTATCAAAATGGATTTCTGCGGGTGTTGATTTTGTGTTCGGCGTTGACGTGTCCCGCGACAACATCCACAATAATCTTGACGGTGCGTGTGCGCGATATTTGAATATGAAGAAAAAGAACAAAAAACTTCCTCGTGCGTTGTTCGTTACCGGAACGAGCAGTTCCAATATACGTAACGGCGACGCATTTGCGATTTCCACGGAGAAGGAGAAGGAGATCGCTAAAGCCGTGTTCGGATCGGGGAAGCACGACAGGGAGTATTTAGGCGAAGCGGTGTATCCTAATTACGGTATAGCAAAGGACGGGTTCAACATAAGTTCGGTTCAGTTTGCGATCCACTATTTCTTCGAGAATAAGACGACGCTGAACAGTTTCATGCGAAACTTGTCCGAATGCACCAAGGTCGGGGGGCACGTTATAGGGACGTGCTACGACGGCACTACCGTATTTAATTTATTGAGTAAAGAAAATAAAGGCGGGAGCGTGTCGGTCGTGAATAACGGTAAGAAGATATACGAGTTGACAAAACAGTATTCTCAGACTGGATTTCCAGACGACGAAAACAGTATAGGATACGCTATTGACGTTTATCAAGAGAGTATCAATAAAACCTTTCGCGAGTATCTGGTTAATTATCCGTTGCTGGTTAGAATGATGGAGAACTACGGGTTTATCCCTATAACCGACGAGGAGGCGGTTCAGATGGGTATGCCTAAACAAAGTGCGCTGTTTGACAGATTGTATGAATATATGATTGACGAAATTAAACTGAATACGAAGTTGGACGTTGAATACGGGACGGCGGGGAATATGAGTAAGAGCGAGAAAACCATTTCTTTTATGAACCGCTATTTTATATTCAGGAAGGAGCGAAACGTTAACACCGAGGGAATGTTTAAAGTTCTGGAAAAGACCGATAAGGAACGCGACGATATCATACAGATGCGTATAGACGACTCCAACGAAACCGACGTGTATAGTAAAAATAAAAGTAAAACTGCCGACGTAGTGCAAGGCGAAAAATTTGTAATTAAGCGACCGAGAAAACTTAAAGTTCCTAAAATAACTATTCAGGAAAACGCGGCGAGTTCTGTCCCCGAACCCGAACCTGAACCCGAAACCGAAAAACCAACTACCACTACAACTACCACTACCATAAGGGTAAAGAAGAGGGTCGCCGCCACCAAACCAGCGGATAAATAAATGATGATAAGATTGATTCAATAGGAATAAGAATATAAATAGATAGATTGTAATATTATATCACAGAAATAGTCTTAAATTTAATAATAATAATAATAATGTTGTTTTTTTTACTTCCACGGTTAAACCCGAATTTATACACGCACATCGACGTTTCAACGTCCGACCGTATCCCGAAACCGTGTATATCGCACTCGCTGAGTTTTTTCCTAACGGATATTAAAAAACAAATATCCAATTACGAAAACAAATGGAATATATACAAGCCGTTCGTCAACCCATACGAGTATATCCACTGCGTCGTCCCGAATAAAAAAAAATGCGTTTCAAAATACCGTCCTATATCAAGATCGTATTTTAAAATGATTGAAATAAGCATTTTCTTCGACATCCACCTAAACTTCACTTCCCCTATAAACAGTTTTCATCTCGCAGAAGGTCCTGGCGGGTTCATAGAGGCGTTTGTGAATTTACGGAACAACCCAGAGGATACATATACAGGTATGACGCTGATAGACAACAACAACCGCGGAGTCCCGTCTTGGAAAAAGGGCGAAACGTTTTTAAAAAGGCATAAAAACGTTTGTATAGAGTCTGGTTCGGACTTAACTGGAAACATTCTTTCCCTTGAAAATTTTGATTACGTGGTGGATAAATACGGCGGAAAAATGGATATAATAACGGCGGACGGAGGGTTTGATTTTTCTATCGATTTCGATAATCAGGAGATAAACATGACGGCGTTGCTTTTCGCTCAAGTATCCTACGGGCTGTGTATTCAAAAGAAAAACGGTACATTCATAATAAAAATATTTGACGCGTTTCTCAATAATACCATAAACATACTGGCGTTGCTGTCGTCGTTTTATAGAACGGTGTATATAACAAAACCATCCACGAGCCGCTACGCAAACTCCGAAAAATATGTCGTGTGTAAAGGGTTCTTGCACTCGTCGAACGCCGAGTTTTACCCAGTTTTAAGACGCGCCCTTCAAAAAATCATAGCCATAAACAACGGCGACGGCGGCGTGTATATACACGGTCTTCTGTCTATTAACACGCCGTATTTATTCTTAAATAAAATAGAAGAAAGCAATACCATAATAGGGCACCAGCAGATAGACTGTATCCACTCCACGATTCTTTTAATTGAAAACAAGAACAACGAGATAAAACTAAAAAATTTAGTAAAGAACAACGTTCAAAAGTGTATCAAGTGGTGCGTAAAAAACAACGTCCAGTACAATACGTTTATGTAGCCGCCGATCCGCTCCAACTCTCCAACCATTATCTTCGAATTCGCGTAAAACACGATTTCTTAAACGACCCGTCGGCTCCAATGATAGGGACGTTGGGCTGGGCAGTGCCTATCTTGTCTTTGATGGTGTACCTCTGCGACGTGTCGCCCGCATACGCCATAGCGTTGGCGACGGAGTTCCCGTAAGCCGTCTTAAAGTTCAGTGCGTTAGTTGATATAGCATTAAACTTTTTACGGGTAATCAACGCCCCCGCCGACACCGCTCCTTGGGTTGCGTACTGGTGGTTCTTCGGTTTGTAGTATATCTGGACGTACGGGTTAATCGTTTCGCCCGACTCGCCGTCTACATACGAATTGCAGTGCGTTATTCCAGTGGGGGAATATATATTTTTATCGGACAGCGGACCCCCGGGTTTCACGGTGGAGTCGCCGTATTTTAAAAAGTTGTACTGGTTTTGGTTGAACGTTTTATTTCTGCTCTCCAAGTACTGTTTCGAACTCGTGTTATACGACGCGTCGTTATTTTTATCAAGATTGTATTTTTTGCGGACTATCCCGCTACTTCTAACTCTGGATAATGCGTTCGTCTGTGCGGAAATGCACGTTGTCTCGTTGGCGTATCCTTCGCAATACCGAGTCTCGGTGACGTTCGTGTTTGCGTCGTTTCTGTCCACCACGAAAAAAAGGGCGGTTTCGGGTTCGTCTATTTCCGTAACGCCTCTACCTCCGGGCATGTTCAGGTTTGTTATTTTTATTCCGGTTCTCTGCACCGACGGATTAGACGGGGCATCAACTGCGAGTTCTCTCCTGTATATCTTCATAGGTCGGGACAGTTTAAGGTTGTTGTCGCTTATAATACCTGATATTGAGTTCTTCTTTATGGTTGACGATATTTGAGTTAGGGTTTTTCCTTTCCACGAGATGTACGACTTCATATTTTTATTCACCATCGCTGTTTATATTTAGTAATTGCGAACGGAATGATATATAATATATATGTCTATATTATATTATGGCTCTAACCAGTAAAAGAATATATGGTATTATATTTAATAGTAAGAATATAGGGAACGTCTTTCTGGTTCTTCTCGGATTGTTTTTCCTTCATCTAATCCAGTTGGAGGCTGTTAATTTTTTGAACGGCACGAAAGAGGGGGTGGACGGCGAAACGCCCGAGGAGAAACTGGCTCGGGAAGAGTCCGAGCGTATCGCCGCGGAAGAGAAAAAGAAGGCGGACGATATGGCGTTATACGAGGAACAGACCAAAAAGATTGACACCAATAGTAAAGAAAACGAACGGCTACATAAGGAGGCGGAAGACGAAGAGCCGATGGAATTAAAGGAGGAAGACCTCGTGAAGCCGATCGTTATTTCTCCTTAACAAGTTGTTGTGCGGACTAAATCACTTAAACATTACGTTCTATTATTATAATAATATAATAATAAAATAAAAGAACGAAAGAATACACGATGATCGTTGCGATTGATGCGAACACGTTTAACACCAACTACGTAATGTTTCAGGAAACAAAAATAAATAATATGATAGACGGAAACTTCACAAAATTTTTTTATTCGTCCAACTGTATGAGCATGACCGGCGTTTATATAAAATTACCGTTTACTGTGAAGGAGTTGTTCAACGTTCACGACAAAAAAAACGTCCGGTTCACGATAACCCAGAAAAATATAGAAATGCGTAACGCTATTTGCGAAATAGAAAAGAGTATATTAAATTTGTTTAAGGTGTATCTAAACAATAAAAAACTACCGCTATTCATTATTAAAGAACAACTCAACTCCGGAATTATCAAAATAACAACCGAGCATCGCAACATGTACAACAACGTATGTGCTAAACCGCGCCGACACAACTTTACTTACACGCATCTACCTCTAAAAAATAAACAATCGCATCAACAAGAACAGTATAATTATTCTAAACCGATGGAAAGATACAACAAATCCATTTCCTACAACCCAGATCTAAACAAATATAACACCCATTTTAACACCACGTCCAACCCCAATCCCATAACAAAAACATACATTATGAAAATATCGGGAATATGGGAAAATTCAACGTCGTATGGATTAACCTATAAAATTATCGAAGAAAATTAAACAAAATCAACCCAAACCTCCTTTTCTACAATCAATCAATCAATCAATTAACTCACAAAATCATTTTAAATCTATTTCTCAATGTTTCAGGAGGTTTAAACGGCGCGTTGCTTTTAGCCGTATCAAACGATAGATTTCTTTCGGGGATATTATCTCTCCCCGTTGAAAAATCGTATACGTTGATGAAATTGTCTTCTGTTATTTCGTATTTTACGTTAAAAATAGTTTTGACCCCCTCATCAACCTTATTAGAATATATGTTAAAATCGTCTTTATTTACCGTTCTATATTGCCCGTGCTGTTCTTGGATTATGTCTTTTGAGTTTATGCGGAAGAAATTAGATCGGTCTATTTTTATTCTATGTTTATTAGCGCGACGTTGAAGAGAGTTGTCTTCGTACCCCCAAGACCACAAATTTAAATACCCGTTCATCTTCTCAAAATCTTCGCCGGTTATCGACACTATTCCGCCTAACGTAAATGTGAATCCGTAAAAATGCTTTATATTTCCAACGGTGGTGGCGTAATTAATTAAATTTTTAGACATAGGGGTGGTGTCCACGTCGTTAAACACGAACGTTATGGTTTTGTAGTGGTTCGGATATTTATTCTTAATAACCAAGAAGCCTATATTTTTAATAGCACCGCGGTTGAAATCCCGGGTGTCGCACTGATGACTGATATATATTTCGTAGTCTTCCTCGGGGGTGTCCTCCAAAACTATTTTCATCTGCGATTTAAAAGTGGCTAAACTCTTCTTTCTGTCTCGGTAAGGGACAATAAAAACAAATTTGGGAATCTTACCAATCCCTCTTTTTGTGGTAGAACTGGAATCCATACATAACGATATTAGATCGGGGACGGGAACGGAGACCGAATCGGCTATACCATTATCGGTCGCCGACTTAATCTGGTCTTCTGGTATTTCTTCTACGGTATAACTAATATTTTCTTGATTGTCGTGCATAAATAACACTTGAATTTAATTTACGTAATATAAATTCTATTACACGTATATAAATACTTTATAAAATAATTAAATAGATAAATCGGGTTCTGGGATAATTATCCCAAATCCCAAATCCCAAATCCCAGAAAACATTAATTATATTTGTCTATGATACATTTAGGGATAATGTCGTATTTGATAGGCTCGAGTTTTTTAAAACATTTGTTTATAGTAACCTCGCTAACGCCGCACACGCTGCGTATTTCACTTTTAGGAATGTTTAACCTACAAACCACCGAAATAAGATAGATAATCCCAGCCGCTATAGATTGCGGCGTGTTGTCGTATATTAAATTATTGGATTCGACGGTTTTTGATACAAATTTGGATAACACCACCAGTTCATACGGTAATCCTATTTTACTCGAAAACCGTTCAATAAACGAACTCGCCAACGTGGTAATCAGTATTGATTTCTGCGATACGTCCACATTACGCTCTATATTCTGTAATATATTGATTGCGTTAGAACATCCGTTGGTGGCGCTCTGCTTATCCAGATTGAATATTTCTGCTATTTCGAACGCCGTTCTGGGGCAGCCGTTCAACCTACACGAAATGTATATCGACGCGGCTTTAATTCCGTCTCGGTTGTCTCCCCTAAACAGTTTTTGCTCCGAAATGTCTTTGTGTATTATCATAGCGTGGTCTATAAATATTTTCGGGATTCCTGCGTTTTGCGCCATTATATTTATGAACTGGAATTCTTGGTATAGAGACTTTTCCTTGTGCGGAACCGAAACCCACTCCGTCCATTTACGTATTTTACGCATTTCGTACGACGAACTGTTGTCGCAAATGATTTTACATCCGAAATGCGTTTCGGTTAATAGCGGGTTCATCGGGTTTCCGCATCTTGCTGGATCTCCCGTGTTTTTATCTTCCGCCCCGTAAAATCGCCATTCTGGTGAATAGTCTAGGGCGGTCTTATATATAATACCGCATTTCATATTTGAACACGTCGGGAATCCGTTCTCTGTGATCATAAGTCTGGATCCACACGCGTCGCAATTGTGCGGTTCGTCGCCGTAGTTGTCTTGGTAAACACACTCTATCGCCGGCTGATTTGGTTTAATCTCGGTGTCGAACATTTTCCATATTTTTTTAATAGACCGTTCGTTCTTCTTTGTTTTAGCACAATTTATTTTTTTCGGTTGATGCGACATAGGAGATGAATCCGTCGTCGTGTCTTTCGTCGGCACACATATTTTTTTCGGTTCGTCTGGTGTGGACGAACTTTTGTTTATGCGGGTTTCTGGGATTATACGTTTATTCTTTTTCACTCTAATAATAAATTTTACGGAGGGTAATGCGTTATCCGTCGGGATATCTGTTAGGGTTGTATCAGTTAACATGTTATGTTATGTTAATGATATTATATTATAATATTTAAAAAATCAATTTTACACGATTGTAAAATAAATTCGGGAACAGGCGGAGCAGTTAATGATTCCAAACAATAATAATATCGCTATATTGTATATTTACCGTTTAGCCACAATTTAAAATCTTAATTAATATGATTAATTTTAGCGATACTAAAGACGAAGTTGTTAAGATCGTAACTGATCGAACCGCTGCGGCGATGTGCAAATTATTATCGGGCATCGTGGAAAATGACGAAAAACTTTCAATCGCCGTATTTGGAACACTTGAAGACAAGATTAGAGAAGAACTTAAAAACCCTGAAAATTATAAACAGATTAACTCTGAAATTAGCGAATCAACCGAAATCTTAATTAAACTGATACGGAATGCGTTTAAGAACGTAGAAAACTCATTACCCAACGGCGACGGCGATTCGCTTAAAAAAAAGTTTAGAGTCGCACTCGATAATGATTTTAGAGAAGAAAATATAAGAAAACGTATAGAGAATATTATAGAAATTGTTAGTTCTATTGAACCTGACGTCGCCGAACAACCCGAAAAAGTCGCCGAACAACCCGAAGTAGTCGCCGAAGTAGTCGCCGAACAACCCGAAGTAGTCGCCGAACAACCCGAAGTAAATACAGATGATATTCGCGTTAATATTGACAAACCCCCAGTTAATTCGCAGAATCCTGAAATAATTAATGAATCAACAAAGAAAGGTGGTTCAAAGCGGCGAACGTCTAAAAGGTCAACGTCAAAGTCAAAGACGAAGACAAGGAGGAACGCAAAGACGAATAAACGAAAACGAACCAGATCTTCAACAAAACCGCGCAGGAAAACTCTTAAGCGGTCTGGTCGCCGTGTTATTCGTAGATAGGCGAAAGACAAAAGACAAAAGACAACCTACAACATTCTCTTCTCTATTTTCTCAAAAATATCTTGGTTGTATATTAATTTTCCGGTCGGGCGGTACTGTTTTATTGGCGTGTACGTTTTACTGTTGTCTTTCGTGTTTGACGCGGTTGCATCTGCGGCGCTGTTCGCCATATCGGCGTTATCGGCGTCCTCGTTGTGTTGTTCCGCTACAACGCCGTTTTCGTCAATAACCTTTCCGGTTTTCCTTTTGAACTCGCTCCTAACGTACGCAGGAATGTAATTTTCCCAACTTATGAATAGCATATTCGGATCGATGAACCTGACAAAAAACCCGTTCAGAGTGAGTTTTGATATGATGAACGCAATACAGTCCGTGTTGGAGTATATAGGATCTCCGAAAATAAACCCCGGCACAACGAACCAAACGTGTTTATCCTCGTGCTTTCTGGACACGTCTTTTATCTTTTTATGAACCCGATTTAATATTTTGTTGAAGGTGGACAACTGTTTTATGTTCTGCGTTCGCCGCTTCTCAAACAACTCGTCGATGGAAATCTTATCACACGCCTCTTCCTCATTAGAAAACAAAAAAACGCTCATCGTAAAATTTAAACTATACTATATTGTATAAATTTTATGTATATATTTTATCTTAAAGAAAAACCATATAGACACCTTTGGTAATACTCTATATGATTTGCGGATTAAGCACTATACGCCATTTGGTGATAAGTGGCGGGGTTATCTACGGGTTTTCGTTCTACGGATGTTTGAAACAACTCGAAATGTCCGGCGTGTGGAACATAGACGACATAAAAAGCATTTACTGCACGTCCATCGGATCGGTCGTCTCCGTGTTGTTGGCGGTGTCGCAGGACTGGGAGACCATAGATAATTATTTAATCAACCGCCCGTGGAACGAACTGTATAAAACGGATTTCGGGACATTCGTGGATAGTTACACAAACTGCGGTATCTTCGGGCTCTCCATAATAGAAGAAACCATTAAACCCGTTCTGGAATCAAAAGACATTAGCGTTCATGTAACGTTGAAAGAATTTTACGAAATAACCAAAATAGATTTACACATTTTTTCAACCCATTACGACAGTTTTACAGAAACCGATATATCGTATAAGACCCACCCAGAATGGAAACTGACCGAAGCCGTGTATGCATCCTGCTGTTTTCCCGTTCTGTTCAGACCGTTAAAGAAGGACTCGGGAACATACATAGACGGCGGACTGCTGAATAACTACCCATTAAACAGATGTATAGATAACGCCGCCAAACAGGATGACGAGAGCGATTCTATACTGGGTATCTCCATTTCCTCGTTGAGCTTGACCGCCGGAGACGGCGACGTAAAAACCGATTTTAGCACTATTTTTACGTATATTATTAGAATTGTTAATAGAATGGTTAATAAATGTAACCCCCTTCCCAAACCCATAAAGAACGAAATAATCGTGAAAGCGAAGTTAGGGGAGACGGTTGATATATACAGTTGCTTAAAATCAAAGGAACGGCGTAAAGAATTCATAGATTACGGTTCTGAATGTGCTCGGGAATTTATAAAGGCGACGGTTGTTGAAGCCGAAAAGGCGAAGGCGACTGCGACTGCGACTGCGACCGAACCCAGTACTTGAATTATTCATTAAGAACTATGTTAAAGAACTTAACCAGATTGTCCTCGCTTATTTTTGAGTCGAACTCTATGGTGTTGTTGTCTTTGAGTAATTTGATTGTAGGGAAATGTTCCACCTTGTATTTGTTTATAGCAACCTGAACGTCGGCGTCGTCGCTGTTGGTGCAATTAACCACCGAAAAATTCAGTTTATACCCGTTCACAACCTTACCGTTGTAGTCGGCGGACACCTTCTCCCATATAGGTTTAGCCGTCTTGCAGTGGGGACACCACTCGGCGAAGAAAAATATTAACTCGGACGAGTTGGTAGAGATCTGGGAGTTGGCGACGTCTTTCGTCTCCTTGTTTTTAATCATTCTTTTACCATACGTGCTATAGGCGTAATAGCCTATTGAAATGAAAATAATCAATAACGCAATCACCAAAGCGACCTTTGCGTATTTCGAATAACTGTTGTAATACCTATTAATGTATGTACCGACCAAAGAAGTTAATGTGGGCATTTTGATAAATCAAATATATACATATATTTATATAATAAAATTAAATTTTTACCATAAAAAAAAAGAACTATATATATAAGTTATACTTATGAATATGAATACGACTGTAAATAAAGGAGTCTGCGACTCCAACGTGTGTAATGGCGTCGACGTCGACAACGATAAACCTACGAAGAATCCCGTTAAGCACGTGAGGTTTGACGTAAGCGACGGCGACGACGACCACGACCACGACCACGATGAGGAGGATAAAGAGAACGTTCAGTTCTGGATAGAAGACCCGAACATTCTGCTGAACCCCAAACACGTGTTTGAACTATTTCCAACGGAAGAAATGACGTACAACCAAAAACTGAATTCAATCACCCGCACGGTCATTATTCTCGCCGTCGTTTCGTTTATAGCCACGAAAAATTACAGACTTATCATCGTGTCCGTGATAACTCTGGCGGCGTTAGTGGGATTGTATTTTTTTAAAAAAAACGATTCTGCACGGCTTAAATCAAAAATGGTGGAGTCGTTCAGCGACAACGTTCGAGATGCCATTCTTCTACAAAACGGGAAAATCGTCGACCCGTCCGAGTTATACCAAGAACCGTCGGTGAACAACCCGTTTGCTAACGTGATGATGAGCGATTACGACACGAACCCGAACAAAAAACCAGCGGCTTCGTCGTTAGACGAAAACGTGAATAAAACAATCGTGGATAAAACCAAAAAACTCATCGACAAGTTAAACCCGACCCAGCCTAACATGTCCGACACGCTCTTCAAGGATTTAGGCGAGAGTTTGAGTTTCGAACAGTCCATGCGTCCGTTTTACTCCACGCCAAGCACCACGATCCCGAACGACAGCGGTTCGTTCGCCGAGTTTTTATACGGCGGAATGATTTCCGCTAAGGAAGGAAATTCATTCGCTCTGGCGAACAATCTTAGCAGATACACGCTATACTAACCAACGCCGCTACAACTTATTTTGGATTTCATTTTTCAAAAATAATTTAACGAAATCTATTGAATATAATATATTTTATACTAAAAAATTTATATTATACTATCTATATATACTATACTATACAGCGAAATATGTCGTTATTTAATGGATTTGACAGAATCGGATCAGACCAAATAGATATGCCTCAAAAAAATTTACAGAACACCCGTTTCACAAACTATATGCTGTCGCCATTCACCCCGTCATCGACCGAAGACTCGCACATCGACTTCGCAACCCAGAATATGATTATATCCAGCGGCACCGCGCGCGGTCACGGCATTTCGGGGAGCGTCATAGACACCGACTCCTCCCTAATGCTGTCGAAGGAGCACGAGCGCCACTACGAAAAACTTCAACTGAACGAACGCCTGTTTAAAACCGTTCCGTATCTCGGTCGCGGGTCATGCAATCCCGTGCTGGAGTCGCAGTTGCTGCAGGGGGACGTGGTCACCGACAAAAAAAGCGCGTCCACCGTTATGGACAAATCGTTTTTAGGGCATTCCATGCATATACTGGACAACGACATGACCGACCGAACCACCAACGCCGACCATCTCATACAGGAGATGGCGCTGAAGGACTGGATGCGCGGCGGCGGGTCGGCGCGCGACGAAGCCCACGAGAAGATTTCGCGATAAGAAGAAGTAGAAGTAGAAGTAGAAGTAGAAGTAGAAGTAGAAGTAGAAGTAGAAGTAGAGTATAAACGTAAAATTGATTTATATATAACAAGTATTGTATGTCACATAAGACTTTCATTAATATAATAATTTCCTTGATATGACAGACTGTGCCAATATTTTGAAAAATTACGTTTATTTGTGCGTTGAAAGCGACAACACATACAAAACCCAGTTTAGATGCCAACGATTTAATTCAATGGAAGAAGCGGAGTCGTTGTTCAAACATAAGTTTTCCGACGAAAAGTATTACGATAGACTTAGTTCAACTTTGATACCAGTTCCCAGATTTGTTCCGATATATTTACATCAACAATTGTTGAAGACCGACATATCAAAAATGTTAATTGGCGTGACAATAGTTGACAAGGTTGAAGATTGAAAGGTTGACGGTTATTTAGCATAAACACCAGATAGAACAGGATAGATTGTTATAGGGTTAATGATAATGATTTGTAAATATAAATACAATTGTAATTGTAAAAAACATATATAGACACAAATCTCTATATATTTTTATCGCACCCTTATAGAATTGAATTATGTTTGACTACCCCACCGAATTAGAAATAGCGTATAGCACCGACGCCGAGTACCGCAGGTGTATTCGCAGTTTAATCAAAGACAAAAACAAAGAAATCTCTCACTCGGAGGTCGGGTTTGACGCCGACGCCGACCCCGACGAGACCATAACGAACGACGAGCAGGACTACGACGAGATTTCGGCGAGTAATTTTTTGAAAGAGGTGTTTCGCGACACATCCACGAACGCCGAGTTGATGGCGTTGTATAAATCGGCGGCGGGGGTTATGTTTTCCGAGGACGAAAACACGGGGTTCGTTATACTGATGGCGTACGACAATTTAGAGGTGTTCCACCGGTGTCTCTGCGTCTTCTACAAAACGGGCACGTGTTTGTGCAATCCGTATTATACAGAACTGGCGAGGAAATTTATATGTTGAATGAATGAATGAATGATTGGATAAATAAATAATATATAATATAATATAATATAGTATAATACAACAACCAAAACAAAAACAAAATGTCAGCGACCCGAAATAAAAACACGCAGGGGAATTATAGGCAGGAACGGCTGGAAAATATACACATGAACACTATCAATAAGTACACGGGAAAAGCGGCGAACAACCACACGTTTCTTCCCGGAAACGGTTTGTTGTCCGGGCGAATGGGTCATTCGCAGTTGTCCTATAACGGTTGCGACATAGAGTCCCAGTTGTTCGGCATAGGCTCCACGAATTTAGAAACGTACACGATACCCGCCGCCCCGTCGCTTAAACAGATGAGGTCTCTGTCGATCATCGACAAAACGGCTATATTCTTACCCGAACCGCTAAACATATCCACCACCGAACGCAACAATTACCTAAATTAGTATATACCATAACCACCCAATTAAATTCTTTGATACTTCTTTGACAAATAATTTACATTATATCGATCATAAAATATAAATAATAATATATTAATATTTTATAATATTAATATATTATTTTAAATGGCGATTAAATTAAAAGGCAATAACTTGGTTTTAATTCTTTTGGGTGTTTTAGCTATTTTAGGTGGTTTGTTTTATTCGAATAATTTATTTGGTAATAGTAATAATAATAATATAAATGAAGGATATTCAGCTGGATCTGTAGTAAATTATAGGGGTCAATGCGATAGTAATAGGTCTAGAAAAATTCCTAATTCCAACCCTGTAAAATACAAATGTCTTCCACCCAAGAATTAATTTATTTTCTTTGTAAAAATACATTTATGATACTATATTATTAATGTATAGCGAACAATTATTTTACGTGCATAACTTATACAATAAATAAAATAAAATAATACTGTATGCCCCCGAAAACAAAAAAAACGGCGTTCGTCCCCGAGCGGTACGTCCCTGACTCCCTCACGAACGAGGACAAACTGAAACAGGTATTGATGCTCCTGAAATCGCGATCCGACTACGAGGAAAAGACGTTCCAAACCCGCAAAAAACTTCCGTCGTTCAAGTCCAAACCCTCGTCGCACGTCGAAACCGCAAAGAAAATGTACGGCGTGAGGAGCATGACGCACACTAAAAAACTGGCGGAGGCGACGGGATGCACCCAGGCGGCGTTGAAGAAAATCATAAACAAGGGCGAGGGGGCGTATTACTCGTCGGGGTCGAGACCGAACCAAACCGCCCGGTCGTGGGGACTCGCGCGACTGGCGTCATCCATAACCGGCGGACCGGCGGCGAAGGTGGATTTCCATATTATAGACGAATCGTGCGACCACGATAAACCAGCGCACAAACTCGCCGTAAAAGCCAAAGCCGCTAAAACCCAAAAAAATAAAAAAGTCTCGCTCTCCGTTAAAAAAGTTAAGACATAATACGAATGAACGGACTAGCCGTCGGTTCGCATTTACGCTTTCTCTTTCGTTTATTTAAATAAACGTTAATATACTATATTTAACCTCTGATTAAATACAGTATATTATAGTAGCGGTAAATTAGCCGCCGGTTCGAATTTACGCATTCGCTTTCGTTTATTTACATAAACGTTAATATACTATATTTAACCTCTGATTAAATACAGTATATTGTGGTAAATTAGCCGTCAGTTCGAATTTACGCTTCCTATTTTGTTTATTTACATAAACATTAATATACTATATTTAACCTCTGGTTAAATACAGTATATAGTGGTAGTGGTAAATTAATCTACACTTTCCTTAACAATTATTGTTGCCAGTAATAATTAGTATTCCCATAATATTAATAACACGCATACATCACCATTCCCTAATATAACTTTTGAATTAATCGTGTTAATTCAAAAGTTATATTCCTCAGATAAAGTCTTTCATTACCCGTGTCCCTTATAACGACCAACCAACCAGATTTGTAAAAGTGTGTTGGTTTCATAAGTCGTCATTCCCATAACGGTAATGCATGTATATTATTAATATTGCCATACTATAATCATTGTAGGATACACTTTTACATATGTCCGCTCCCTTAACTCTTATAGTATATTCCTCAATTAATATATCTCTACGCACATCCCAATTTACACATAAACCGAATCAATTTTACACTTTTTCGCACTTTTTTACATTTTTTTTACACAACATAACAGCCATAATTTAATTTAAATAAAAATCAACTGCTTAAACTGCTTAAACCGCCATAATTACTCAACTCACATTCCCGGAATGTACCGCAGCAGATTCGTCTCGTAAACCTTCGCATTGAACGTGCTGTCGTATCCGTCCACGAACACCGAATCGCCCGAGTATATCTCGTCGCACCCCTGCTCGCTGGTACAGATCCTGTTGTTCTTGTAGACCGGGAGTTTGGTGTTGACGACGCCGGTGTTGCTCATCGTGTAGTACTGGTACTTGCTCCGACTCACGTCCGACCGCTTACCGAACAGAGGAAGGATTATGTTCTCGCCGTCGCCCGTCGCGGATTTCGTCAGTATCCCGATCTGTGTGTAGTCCGCGTTGGCGGGGCGCGTCTGGATGTTTATAGGAACGCCCGACGAGAACACGGGCAGTTCGCTTTTAAGGGGCGGGTAGTAAGGGTTCGACAGGGCGTCGTTAGGCACGGACGGCGCGGCGGGGGTGTTCACGACTATCACGCTCGGTCTGTCTGCGTTTCCGCTTCCGCCAGACGCAAACCCCCCGTTGCGGCGGGAATACGATACGTACATATAGACGATTATCATCAACAGCACGATTATCACGAAGAGCGTGAAGTTCTCGACGCAGAACAGCCCCGGAATACATTTCTTGCCTGTTCTTAGTTTCATCTTCATTATGTATAATGTATAGCGATTTGTATTATACATTATGCGTACATATTTACTTTACTGACGTAGTATTGCGAAATGGTTTAATTGTAAAATTGATTAATTAATATATGCTATTACGTTATTAATATAAAAGATTAAGTATTTATTCCTTAAACTTTAATGTAAGATGTTTGCTTATACGGAAGATACTTATACGAAAGAGTTGTTAAAAGAACAATACCAATTACATAAAACTTATGTAATTGGTAGAAAAAATACAACAAAAAATAAATGTAAAGTAAGAATGCCGTGTATTCCAGAAGATATTAGCGAAAATATCGTAAAACAAATCATTCGTAATAAATTGAATGATTCCACTTCTTCGTGGAATTGTAAAAAGGGGGATTTGTATTCGCAAAAAGAGGGGGTTCAAGAATGTAAATGTTTTACGAGCGACGGACCTCTTTCGTTCACTCCGTCGTCTAATTGGGACGTAATATATTTTCTTGATGCAAGAGATTGGTTAAATGATAATTTTATACTATATAGAATCCCATTACAAAGAACAACGAGTGAATGGAGAAACATACAAGTAAGCAAATCCCAAACGTTCGAAGACCAAACCATTCAGGGAAGACGACCTCGTATAACTTGGAATTCTTTATATCCACAAATATACGACCACGTTAGAATTGTATATAAAGGGAATTTTGAAAATATATTTATTAAATAAAAAGTTATAATTAAAATAAGTTTTAGAGTTTAGATTTAAATTTTATAATATAAAAACAATTTTGTTTTTATTAATTAGTATTTATTATTTTTTAAGTAAAGGAACAAGTCGGTTAGCAATTAATCTTACAACTGGAACAGACACCGCGTTTCCTACAAGTTTATACAAATTACAATCCGACAACTCTGGTAGTTTATAAGATGGCGGAAACCCCTGTAAGTTAAAACATTCTCTCGGCGTTAATTTACGAATACCGGTATCATCAAGAATTATAGGCACATTGTTTCCCCCGGTTCCTGCGTTTGCTGTCAGTGTAGGACACTCGGAACTCTTGTTTTCTCTAACGTAGGTTCTCCTGAATTGGTACACCGTGTTTTTCTTCACCACGCCGTTCCGCAGAAGATCCCAAGCGGTTGACTTATCGGAGTAGTAGTATTTTTGCGGCACAATGGGTTCAAGAAACTCTGTTATTTTTCTCTTTTCTATTTTAGGAAAGTCTAAACTAAACTCGTCAAACACCGTTTTTGATTTCACGCACACAATATAAATCCTTTCTCTGTGCTGCGGAATTCCCGTTATTTCTGCGGTGTTTAAAACCTTGTACCGTATGAAATACCCCCTTTTTTCAAGATTGTCCGTTATGGTTTTGAACGTCCGGGTCTCGTCGTGGGTCACGAGATTCTTTACGTTCTCCAAAATAACACAGTCGGGCTTGTGATAATCAATTATAGAGAGGATCTTCCAGAACACGTTAGACCGCTCGTCGTCAAACCCAGCCTGAAGACCGGCAATACTGAAGGGCTGACACGGAAATCCGCCCGTCAATATATCGTGTGCTGGTATTTCTTTGTTGTCAACCTCGTTGATATTTTTTAAAGTGAGTTTGTGGTTAAAATTTTCGTCGTAAATTGTTTTAGAATGTGTCACCATATCATTTCCAAACACAACGTTGACCTCTCCCGTTCCTTGAAACGCCAAAGAAAACGCACCCGTTCCAGCGAACAAATCAACCATTCCCAGTTTATTTACCGAACCTAACCTCGGCTGGGTTGCGACAACATCGTTTTGTATGCTGGACTTGTCTAACAACAAGTTTAAAATATCCTCTCTTTTTTTACCGCTATATCCTTTAACGTTTTTATCTTTACAAATCTCTATTAATTCTTTGACGGTTTTATCCGAAAAGTCCGTTTTAGTTTCGGTGGCGGTGTGCGTTTTTATCTTGTCTTTCTTATTTTTATTCATTCGAACAACAAGTGTAGGGACGTGGTATATAATATAATATACTCGACATTATATTACAGTATTTAACTAATTCACACATTCACCCGTTCACGCACAATACCTATTTTCTGCTTCCCTTCATCCCCTCCATTTTATCAGTTATTTTCTCTATGATTTTCTCGGCGTTCTCGAGGGGTTCTGCGACTTTCCTGATTCCCTCCAACAAACTCTTTTGAATGTCTAGCAATTCCGAGTACTGACCCTTTATCTCGTTCAGGTCTTTTTTGTTACCGCCTTTAGTCTCATCAACGCCTTTAACGCTTTTTGTCTCTTTATCAAAATTTTCAATAACCTTGGAAATATCCTCGGTTAAACTCATTTTACTGCTGTCGGACTGGTCGTTCTCCAGCCCGTCGTCTTCCTCTTCCTCGTCCTCTTCCTTTTCGTCGCCCTCGAACCCTTCGGAAAACGAAGGGGCAATCTCCTTAACCAGATTCGTGACAACGATAGACGAAAGCAGAATAACAATCATATTCTTACAAAACGCAGAAACTATTATTCCGGTGAGGAAAAACACGCTCAACGCGTTTAAACGGTTATGCAACAGCAACACATACACGTTAATCAGCGACAACATAAAAACGCCGTATAGCACGAACCGATTTTCCAGCAGTCCCGACGCCTTCTTGGGCACAGACCCGAATAATTTACTAATACGTTTTAAAACCGCCGACATCGACATTATATGATATGCGAAGATTTTAATCTATACATTGTACGGCGATTTTATATACACTACACTAACCACGACAAAAGAATCAATACACGATGTCGTCGGCGTTGTTGTACGGAATCTTACACGGAATGTATATACTCTTATCGTCGTGGAAAAACCCGTCGGGCGTTTTAACGTTGATCATGTCGCCGTCGGCGATACGACCGTGCTCCATAAACGACAAGAGCGTGTTCCCGACCACCCCCACTCTGGACAGAACGTCATACCGAACCTCGGCGGAAAGACCGAAGAACGTGTCCGCGATCCGCTTGTCGGAAAACGGATACACCGCCCGAATATTTTTAGAAAACAAATACAGGTTCGCACGAAGACCCTCGTTGGAATCCATATTGGTAATATACGATTTACAGTAGTTATCGTAGTCGGTTTTGTCGAACATAGCCGTCTTCTGCGTACAACTGTTGAAAATAAACCTCGACCCGCCAGTTAAAAACAGAGATTTTATGGTGGGCATGCTTTTAGACACGTGCTCCGATAAGTAAAAATACCCTATATTGGTCTTTAAAACATTCAAATAATAATCTGGGTCGGTCGTCTTCTCGGTGTTTATGTATATCTGTTTTCGGTGTTTAGTTGGAAGTTCCGTGTCCGTGGTCGCTCCGGTAAGAATATTTTTATCCACCCGAGATACGTGGGTTTCGGGTATAGCCAAATCTGGCGAGATAAGCCCTTGTATAACGCCGTCTCCCAAAAACCTTTCCATAAAATCGCAAGGATACAGATTAACCATGTTGTTTATAACGCTGATTATGGTCGGCTTCATGTCAACCGAATATATAGACGGAATAACGATGTTCGTGTGAATATACGTATGCTTTATCTCGTTCTCGGAATACACCGACGGCAAGTATCCGTGCTTAATAGACGTCGCTGGTTCTTCAAAGACCAGCGAATACGCGTAAAACGGAACTCTCACGTCGTTCACCGTATAGTATTTCTTCAAATTCTCAAATATAATTCGGGACTCCACCGTGTTCGTTATTAGACACCCCACGTTTCTTTCGGATTTCAACGTATGACCGACAGAATCGGCTATACTATCGTATAACTGTCTCCCGTAAGTTTTAACGTATTCGTCGGTCATATCCCCGAATTTTTCCACGTGGGGGTTTATGTAATACGGGTGGTTCATGCTGTTTATCTTCCATTTAGAAAAAACGAGGTGTCCGTGGGTCAAGACCGTATAACACCCCGAGTTTATCTTGAACGTAGAGAACTCGTAATTCCGCTCGTTCAACTCCCGCTCGATTTTTACCACCGAACCGTAATTGTTCGTTATTAAAAACGAGTCAGAGTCGTCCTTCGCAACTATAATCATAAACAACACCGTCGTTCCGGACTTTTCGCGAGAAATGTAGATTTTAGAACCAACCACGTCCTCGCAGTCCTTCCCGTATTCGACGCCACCGCTTTCCCGATAATTGGACGAGGACGAAGACCCGAAGGACTTGGATGAATGTCTTTCGCTCTTTTTCGGATCGTGCTTAATAGCCGAAAGAAACGATGAGTCTGGCTCTGGAAAACAGGACAAAGAATGGCTATTTAACAAATCTGAAACACGGGCGGTGTTTTCGCGGGTGCTTGTTTTCCTGAACCCGCAGGTGTTGTCTATAACGTCGTCCGTGCGTTTATCTATTATGATAATGGAAAAATTCCCTTCCAGCATATTAATCGTCGCCCTGAACCCGTATTTGCAATACAACTGGATAATCAACAGTTCTATCGTCATGTTCTTGCCGATGAACTCCGAAAACGAACCGGCGCTGTTGATACTGGATTTTTTAAGAAACTCGCTCTCGTTCGTCACAATACCGTCCAGTATAACGACGACGTTGTTGAAAATCAACATCTTGTTCAAGTACCCTTCCGACGCATTCGCAGATAAATATAGCCGGGTCAATATTCTAGAATTTATGCTGATATGGTTGGTCGTCAGAACCTCGTCCTTGCGCGGCTTACCAGAAAACTCCGACGGGTTCAGCCCCGTCGAGCCTATCCCGTTTATCACGTCCAGCGTTCCAAACGCCGACAATTTAGGAAACTCGTTCAGCAGTAAAATAATGTTATTCATATCTGTCTGTAATATGACGATATTGGAGGTGTGAGTTCGCTTTCGGGGTCGGGTCTGTCTCTACTGTATTCGCAATTTACTTCTATATTAGTTTCGCAATCAATTATTTAGTTAGATCGAAAATATATTATATAAAGTATAATCATTATATATAATATATAGCGCTCCCGCGATTAAAATGTTTAACTATTCCCCGTCCCCCGTGAACACCAGCAACACCGCGTTCAACATGTCGCCCGTAAAAGACCCAGCACACACCACCGCCCGATTCTCGATAGAGCGAGATCACGCCACAAACACATACACTGCGCTAATGGGGAAAACCGCGGCGTCCAGAACCCCCGACAAACTCGTGCTCTCCGACATCAACGGCATCGCCAACCAGATCCCCGAACTAAAAAAGTTCAACGCACCCCTGCCCGAACCCAAAATGCTAAGCGACGACCTAAACACCAAATTCTTCATCACCTCCATAACCATTATGGGAATCTACCTCTTCTACAAGTTGTCGACGCTCCCCAATTAGTTCTTCACGCGCTTAAACAGTTGCACCGCAACCAGTCCGCCCAGAACCTGCGATATTATGAACGGCATCACGTCGCTCACCGGAATTTTATCCAGAGAAGCCATCGTGATAGTGACGGCGGGGTTGAACCCATCGTTCGTTATAGCGGAAAACAGGATTAGCAGAAGAGATAGCGTTGCGCCGATTGCGATGGGGTTCTCGGTCACCAGAAACACGTACACGAACACGGTTGAGCCTATAAAAGACGCAAGATACTTTTGGATGTTGGGGTTCATCTTCGGCGATGCGGTTAATTAACAGATTGATTAATTATATATATTATGTATGGATATAATTATTTTTTATATGTTGGTCAGATTGGGTGTGCGGTTTATTTACTAATTGTTTCATCTATACGTATTATTTATTTCCTTGGTTGTTTTCTTTCATTGTTTGATTATAACTATTAAAGAGAGTTGTCGTTATACAAACGATTCGCCAAATTTATGCGTTTATGCCTCGTATAGTCACTACTATCCGAAACCCATTTACAATTTGTTGAGGATGATTCAACTTTTGTGGAATCGCAACTAAAAAGCATAGACCCGCCCCTTTTTGACTGGGTTTGGTTGGATCCACCGCAGGTGTACGCTTGTCGGCTGAGGTAGTCGCCGAGGTTGTTCACCGACCTGTAAGGTCCGATCGCGCGCCCGTGTCCGTTTATTTGGTCGGCTGCGTTAGTTTTGTTCCACGATTTGGAAACGATTTTCCTCGCCATAATATTATCGCTCGTTCTTACACTATTTATGTTTTGACGAACAGATATTCCGTTGAAACTCTTGCTATTGCCTCCCAACGATTTAGGATCAAACATTGACATTTGTATTATATACTATATAGATAGTAAATATATTTTATTGTGTAAAGAAATATTGTAATGTAAATAACGATTTCCATTTTATTTAGTATTATATAATAATGATGAACCCGCCTATCATAAACGCGCGAACAATTAAAAATGGATTACGTGTCGCAAAACGCATAATCCATTTCCGTTTTTATTTTTATTTTACAAAATATATATACACATTACAAATCAAACAAAGACACACCGCACACCCACAACTCTACACCAGTTTCGTTATGAATGCACTGCTGTTCGTGATAATCCACCCGTCGTCCTCAAAGGATTGCAGGAGTTTATCCGACATAATGGCTTCAACGAACACCGTGTCTATGTTGTCGTTCTCGTAAAGAATCTTTTCCAGCGTAGGCTTGAAGAAATTCCCTCGGCGCGGGTGGATGATAATATGGGTTATATACAAACAATTCCCCAGATTTCTAAATAGCGCGCAGTCCAGATAATTAAACTGGATATGACCTCTATACCGGACACCGCCAATCGTCTCGGCGAACAGCGACATTTTCATGTTGTTGTGTTTATCGCGCAGTTTAGAGATTTTCGTTTTTTTCACGTAATCGGTTAAGGTGTCGTGTAACGAGGACAGTGTGTTCGCATCAACTCCGCGAAAGTAATCGTTTATCGCAACCCTTTCCATATTCGTCTCTAACTCCGTATCTATATCGCTACACGTCGCAATCTCCATCTCCACATCCGTATCAATATCCGTATTTGTCTCCGTCTCCACAATCGAATCAATCTCTGTATCAATCTCCGTATCAATCTCTGTATTTGCCTCCGAAACAATTTCCAAATCATTTTCGTTGAATACGTTCATTGTGTAATTCGCTATACAACCACTAATATATTAAAAATATTTCAATTTTACAACCATTCCACTTTTTCAAATAAATTTAAAAACAATAATCAATGTTAGTAATAATAAAATTCCAATCAACGCCAAGATAACCATTTATTTCGTATTTCGCCTATCCAATTAAAAATAGATTACGTATCTTATAACACGTAATCTATTTTCTTTTTATATTTTATTCTTTATTCTTTATAATCTACAAACTTCGAAAGACATTTCCTCGCTACATGTCGATCAGACTCATCTTACCAGAGTCTACTTCCCTATTGAGTTGCGACATTAAATACCTTATCATCGCGTCTTTAACTTTAAGGGTGTTGGACTTCTGCTGGATATTGTTGGACTGCTGCTGGATAATCTTCCGCTGGTTCTCTATAATATCCTTTTGGCTCAACGACTCCATATAGTAGTTGGTGCGATTCGTGTTTAGCGAATCTATCCATTTCTTATGGCACATCGAGTTAATGTGCTGGGTGAACTGCGGTCTTGTATAAACCTTGTCCTTTCTCGCACCACACGCACACCGGATTCCGGTATTCACCGCTGGAATATGGTCGGTGTAGTTTCCAGCGTTGTCGATGTTCGGGACATACATCTCCGCAACCACCGCCAGATTCGTGTCTGCGTTAGTGTCGGCGTTAATGCTCATGTTGCTGTTGTTGGTGTTCGGGTTCTGTTAGTGTAATATATAGATATTATACGATCGCTCACGACCCTAAATTTATTTCAATTTTACGAACACGCTATTTTTTTATTATTTATATTCACAATAATAATAATAACAATAATAAAACACCAAAGACGTCGGCGGGGCTACTTCTTGGAGTTGAAGATCGTGCCTCGGTTGCGGATCATGTAGCTGTCCTTGATCCGGTTTTTCACGAAGAGGTCTATCTTCTGCTGTTTCGTCAGGAGTTTCGATCTCCCTATATCGCCCGTCAGCATCGTCACTATAAAAAATATTGAATACATTCCGCATTCGGTGTTGCTTTTTTGGTGCGGGTGCTTGTTTTTTTTGTATATAATTTTGATCCGTTCGTCGAGGCACTGTTTCTTGACCCTCTCCACGAACGTCTTTATCGCGCGCGGAGTGGGGTTATTGGCACTGTCGAAGTAGAAAATGATTTTATCGTCCAGATCCAGAAACATCGACACCCAGTGCGACCCGCTCTCGTTGTGGTTGTCGAGGTTTATTGTGAACCCCACCTTTCTAATGCCCTTCTTTATGCAGTCGGACACCTTGAAATTACACATATTGTTGCACACGCAGTCGCCGTCGTAGTCGGTGGGCTTTTCGTCGAAGTCCATCGTCGTCGACCCGATAAAGGTGAATTCGGGATAGAACTGGTCGTACTGTTTCATTATGCTGTTTATATCGTAGTTAGAGAGCCATTCGGTGGGGTTCTTATCCCATTCGTCGGGGTGGTGGGGTGCGAACACGACCGAGTCCAGATACTCCCGCTCCTTGTAAGAGAGGGTTTGCAGCCAACAGTCTTCCTTGACGCACCCGAACTTTTGCATTTTCGTTTTCAGGTCGTCGTAGACGTCCTTGAACGTGTCGGATTGTATTTTGTCGGCGTCGGCTTTCACGGTTTTGTTGTGCGCATCTCGGATCTTGAAGAGGATCTTTTTGTTGTAGCAGGATTCCTCGTAGAACCGGTTTTTGTATTCTGGGCTGCAATTTAATTTTTTCATATTAACCGTTTTTCTCTTCCCGAAAACAACCCTCTTTTTAGTTTTCTTTCCTCCAAAATCCATTGTAACGCCTCGGTTTTTGGGTGTGTGTTGTGTATATAGATTATGAAGATAAGAAAGATTCGGTCGGCGGTCGGCGGTCGGAGAACATTGTCCGAAACAATAAATACTATAAATACTATAAATTTTAATATGCATATCTTTTATACACGAATAGTCGTCGCCAACTTTCAACATAACAACATTCGCTATTACAAATTAATTAAATTATATTGCTAAAGATGAAACTACCAAAGTATCTAGTTCCGCTTCCGTTGTCGTTGAAGACGAAAACGTTTCTGTCGTTGTTTTTGATAACGGTGCTTACGTCTTTCCTACAATCGTATTTAGATAAGATCCGCAAGGAAGAAATTCGGCGGCACAAAGAAGGCGGGTTTATGCGTGTGATAAAACAGATAGGACGGTTTTTCAAAACCATCGGGAAAAAAATAAAGAACATGTCCAAGGGATTCGCTATGGTGGGTGCGGGGCTTTACGACGAGGTTATTGGGATAGGCAAGACCGGCGAGTTGCTCGTCGATAACACGGTGAAGGTCGCGACGTGCGTGGGTAAAAAGATAGAAAATTACGGAAAGTGTTCTAAATACTACTTTCTGGACGTTTTGGGAGATATTCTGTATGCGTTCTTTGTGACGTTGCCGCTGTACATAACTAAACTATTATCTGGCATCGACCTATTTCCGTTTGAGAAGGAGATTCTCCAATACGTAAATTTCATGGACGACGTATTTAGCGGTATGACTGGGTACAGTTTGATGTCGTTCCCCGATTCGGTGTTGGATTTGTGTTATAGATGTAATCCTAAACTTCCAAGCCAGAAAGAGCAGAATGAAAAAATAATGGGGTATTTGGAGAAGCCGATTAACGATATGGGCGACGGATTCAAAAAGGTGTTTTCAATTTTTTCATAGACGCAAAATAATATATGCGGGATTTATATACAATCGCATAGACATAACCGCTGTTAGAATAAGCATTTCTATCACAATAAATATAGTGAAAATAATAAAACTATTATAAAATGAACAGAAAACCCGTAAGTAAAAAAAGACGTGCGTCAAACAAAAAAAGACGTGTCCAGACTAAAAAAAAGCGCGTCGCTCGACGAACAAAAAAGACGATGCGAGGAGGAAAAACGCAAAAACAAGAAAAATTGTCTTTCGTCATGTCGATCGACCCGTTTGCTAAAGTAAAGCAGGAAATATACAATAAAGTTAAACACCATCTAACATCGTCGCGGGGAAACGGCGAGATTAACGACTCGGACGACAACCCCTATAAGAAGAACACGCCGCTAAACATAATTTCAAACGGCGTTGAGTCTTACGGTAATAACAGAGACACGGACGTGGACGATATGCTTATTTTAGCCATGCCCAAAAATACAAATAACCCCGTATATAAAACCCCGATAATGGTAAACATCCAAACTATAAAAAATATTATAGATCCCATTCACGACGACGAACATACCCGTAGATATGACTACGGCAGCGGCGACGAGGGGAAAATGAAAGGGGTTGTGGTGGATACAATAGATACGGGCAACTACGTTCTTTTAAATCCGTCCGATTTGGAGCAAGAAGATATTCGCAAAAAATACTACGATAAAGGGCTGATTGAATCACCCGAATTTTCCGCTCCCCCGAGAACCCGAACGGTTTCTAACTATACCCGAAATAACTCCAAATCCGCCGATGCGGCTATAGGTGCATTCTTTATTGACAGAGAGAATTATGCTGAAAAATACGGTCTCCCTCTCGTGTTTAATGACTCCAAAACCAGAACAATCGTAAAGACGTAGTTAAGTCTGGTTCGAATCGGTGTATCTATGGGTTTAATATTATAATAATTTGTATAATATTATATTATAACGATGGAAACAAACATGTTTTTAAACGACGACAACCGAACGGCGTTATGGAACGCGCTTCGGTGGTCGGCGACGTTTGTTGATTTTTCTCCTAAATATATAACGAAGCAAAAATGGTTTATGGAGACGGTGGATAAATTTTATTTCACGTATTTTGGCGGTATATCCCTGCCGTTCAATAAATCGCGCGAGGAACTGGTGAGCATAAACAAGGAGGCGATCCGGTTCTTGATAAACGACATTAAACTCTATAAAGATATGGCTATACAGGATCACGGGTTCGGGTCGGAGTCGTTGAGTATAGACGCCGTGGAATTAACCGACGAATCGTTCGGGCGCAACTACGATACTATGGGTAAAGGCGGTAGAAACGCCGACGACATCAACAATAAATTCTCGGAGAGACAGAAGGAGTATGAAACGATGAACAAACCGTTTATGCCGACCAACCCGCCCGTTTTCAGCATGCAGGAAACGACCGAAATAAGCGGCAATTTCGGTATTCGGAACGGAGAAGATACCGTCGGCGATATTAACACCAAATTCTCGGAGAGACAGAAAGAGTACGAGAGAATGAGTATACCGCCAGTTACGCCGTCTAACCAGTCTATCTTCAATATATCAAAAATAGAAACGAACGAACTTAACCGCGGGTTTGATATGCGGGACGAAGAAGAAATCGCGGAGAACGCGAATGAAGACAGCGGGTTTCGTCTCACCCGGACGCCCGAAAATATTAAGCATCGCGAAGGGGGCGTTGCTAATACAAATAATATTATGGATATTATACATAAAATAGAAATGAAACAAGATAGTATTATAGAGATGGTTAAAGACTTCAAATACCAGATGAATTCATACGAAAAAAATCTATCCATCTACGAAGAAATGGTTAAATCCATTCCCGCTCTTCTATCCGCCGTGATCGACCAGACGCGTCTGTTAGAAAATAACGCAGATTCTTCGGGTGCACTCCTTTCACCAAAAAATTAAGTAATGCGAAGGAATGACGACATAACCGCGGAGTTTTTACTTTCGTAGGTCGCTGTTCGTTTGTCCGACTCGAACTGTTTTTTGAGAATCGCCTCCTTATACGCCCTCTCGTTGTCTTCCAGAATTTTCAGCGACTGTTCCTTATCTATGTAATTAAACTCCTGTCGGTTTCTCGAGTTGCTGTATTCCTTCACGTCTTTATACTGCTTAACGTTTGAGAAATCTTCCTCGCCGACGGCTAAAACCGTCTGGTCTTTATGAACCTTTCGCAGATCGTCGTATTTCAGTTTTGAGAAGGGGTCGCTGGTAACGTAGACGGTCTTGTCCTCGTCCTCGTTATACAACCCCCCCGTTGCGGTGCTGGTTGAAGACACCAGCGGCTGGACGCCGCGGTACACGGTTACATTACCTGCGTTTTTGCGGATTTTCTCCATAGACTGGTTTATTCCGGCTTCGGTGGTCTTGCATAGCGACTCGTCGTACATCTGTTTTTTTTCCACGAACCAACTGTTCACCGTGGGGTCGGGTTTGGTCGACATCTCCTTTTCGAATATGGTGTTGAAGGTCTGCGAGAACTCCTTCTTATCCATCTTGTTTATTTTATTTGATATGTAGTCGGAATGGTTGTCGGGCTTCACGGAATCGTCGTATTGCGATCTGAGTTTAGACACGGACTCGGTCGTGTCCGCCGTTATTTTGTGCTGTTCCGTGTAAAACCGTATCAGGCAGTCGTACGCCTTTTTGTAGAAGAGGAAATAGTCGGCGTCCAGATTTGATTTGTCGGGGTGCGTCATGAGAACCTGCTTTTTGGCGTTCTTTATCTGTTCCGGCGATATGTCGTAGGGTGGTATTTTAAACAACTCATATAGCTCTTCGATCGAATACGAGTTTATATCCAGATTGTGGGTGGTGGCTTCGTTCGCCCGTCTCCGCATATGACTGAATTTAGACGTATTTTTATTCATAATACGTGTATGTTTTGTGTTTATGTCTGCTATAATTTAATAACATAATATTTACGGCGATTAATCGTATTCTTTATTATTTTTATCAGTACAATCTATAATACCCGATAGGATAAATGCTGGGTTTCACGACGTACGGCGAAACGCTGGAATACGCCAGAGCGTATATACGCAACGACATGTACCCCGAAAATGATACTATATTTGAAATGAGCCTCCCTGCCCTTAAAAACACGCTGAAATACGTGTTTGAGTATTTGAACCACACGTGCTATATCCTGTGCGTAAAAGCCGGCGTCCCCGTTCTCCGCAAGATAGAGCCCCGAACCACGTCGGATTTATACAAGCGAACGCTGTCGCGCGCCGTGAAGAATCTCGATAAAAACGGGACGCTCACCGATTCGCAGCGTAAGTATATTAAAAATTTCGTGCGTAATCCTCTGCGGATAATGCAATGCGTGATGAAGAAATACACGGGTCTTAAGGACAGCAGCGAAAACGAATATTTGACGTTTTTCAAGAAAATGCGGTTGCCCGACGGGGTGTTTCTATTGAGCCTGAACGACACCGTTATTTTGCGGGAAGACGGGTTTCATCCGTTTGAGAATTTTGTGGGGAGAATCCACCGAAAAAAATACGATTTCTCCAAGCACATCCCCATATTGAGTCTTTCGGGAAAGAACGGTTTTTTAGATATGGTTTTGCCTAACTACGACGACGTTATTAACGCACTCTCCCCTCCCAGAGATATACGCTACTGCGAGTGGTCTAAAAAGGACAACGCGGCGGTGTTCAGAGGCGGTGCGAGTGGGTGCGGATACACTCAGGAGACGAACGCGCGTATAAGAATTTCAACGATGCGGTCTCCCCTTATCGACGCGGGTATCGTCGGTAAAACAAAGACTGTCGATTCAACGTCGGTTAAGTTTGATCCCGTGCACGGGTTAGGGATGATGAACACCGGACTTTCCCCTAAACCCTTTATGACGTTAAAGGAACAAAGTCGGTTTAAGTACATAGTTCATATAGACGGGAACGTTAATGCCTACCGACTGTTGACGACGATGAAGACCGGATCTGTCATTCTCCGGGTTGTGAGCGAATACACCAGTTGGGCGGACAAATATTTAAAGCCCGACGTCCATTACGTCGGCGTCCGCGCGGATTTAACGGATTTAGAGGAAAAGATTGAATGGTGCGTGAAAAACGACGCCGAGTGCAGACGTATCGCCGAGTCCGCCGCGGAGATGGCGACGTTTCTCACCGAGCACGATAGTATATACGCCGAGATTCAAAACACTCTCTGGGAGTCGGTCTCCGCTGACCCCGACTCCGTATCCAGTTCCTACCCTAACCCCGCCGCGTCTGCGATTGATATAGCCGATATTGTTAAAAAACCGTCTAACTCCGCGAAGTGTAAAAACGGAACTCGTAAAACGGATATAGTCGGTAAATCGGTGTGCAGGAAAACCAAGAAGAAACATTAGCGTAGGCGTAAAGTAAATACAATTACTCGGAAAAGAATATAAAAACAAATACTATAGTATAGTATATTAGTTGATTGATTATGGAAATTTTTGATTTGGAATCCCTCGCCGAGTTCAACGACGCCCAGCTGCACAATAAAGGCGTTATGCTCGTTAAGTTCGGTGCAGTGTGGTGTAAGCCGTGCCACGCCGCAAAACCGCTCATAGAAAAGTGGGCTGACACCGTGAATTCTCTCGCCAACGTGGCGATGTATGAGGTTGACGTGGATGTCGGGCTCGACATTTACCACCACTTTAAATCAAAGAAGATGGTTTCGGGTATTCCCACCATTCTCTGTTTCGTGAGGGGGAATTCGTCGTATATCCCCGACGACTCGGTGGTCGGTTCGTCCGAAAAGGAAATAAATTCTTTTTTCGAGAGATGCCTGAAAGTGTCTAAATACCTATAATGGGGTCTTTATTCTTTTCTCATTATTTCGTATAGACACAGACACAGACACAGACATATCCAATATAATAAAATAAAATAAATAAAAATGTTTGAGACTTTACTGGAAAATATAAAATTTTTTCTTATTGATTATTTTGGGTGGTTCTTTTCGGTGATGGAGGCGTTGCCGTCGTTGATGTACGGGTCGTTGTTCGGCGTTTCGTTTATAATAATGTTTTTATTAGCAATTATATTCTACGTGATCTCCGCTTTCACGATTAACGACGTCGCTAAACACGAGAACTCTTCAAAAATGTTTGGCGGAAAAAAATCAAAGAAGTAGAGGACCGACCGACCGTCCGACCGCCAAACAAACAATACTCGGTCTATTGTAAAAAACTATATAGACATCTATATATAGTTTTTAATGGTAAAATATTTTACGTCGTATCCGAAGACTCGGTCTTTTATAATTATTATACTTCTGATAGTAATTTTCGTGGCGTCGCTGTTTATCCCGTATATGATAAACCCCGTCAAGGAAGGGTTAGCCGAAAACATAACGCTTGATATAGATAAGTATAGCCGATTTTATTTAGACGCCATTATGGACGACATAGCGGTGAACGACCCTAAAATGAATTCCATGTTTAGCATAGATTTGATAAAATCGGTGGGCGCGGGAGACAGTTTTATCAACAACACGTTGTCGGATTTAGAAATAGCGATTCCAGAACGGATAAAGATGGTTAGAGAATACATAAACTGGGTCGGCGACGGGAACAAGTTTTATCAATAAACGACAAATCGTAATTTTATTGCGTTAATGACTTTGTAGCCGCCGAGGGCTCAACCTGCGGCGTTTGAAGCGTGTTTAGCGCGAGTAGATCGCCGAATATGGTTTTGTTCGTCATATAATACGGGTTCTTCTTGTAGGCGGTGTCGGACACAACGTTCAACTCCATCGCCATTATTTTTTCAATTTGGTCTATCTTTTGCTTAATCGTCATTTCTTGATTGTTTATAACGCTGGTATATTGCGGGGTCTGTATTTCCAGATGAATTATAGCACTTATATCAAAAGGGTTAGCGAACTTGGGATCCACCTTTTTTATCCTGTTTATCACAATCCTCAACATATTAAACTCGTTGTCGTCCAGAAGTTCGCTGTTTTCGTCAATCACCGGTAAAACATAACTCGCGGGTAATGAATACGATGTGGATTCAGTTCCAGATTTGGCGGGAGGGGGGGTATTTTGTTCCGATAAACTCGTAGTGTCCGACGGCGAGGGTATTACGGGCATTGCTGGTGCGGGTGCTGGTGCTGGTGCTGGTGCTGGTGCGGGTGCTGGTGCGGGTGATGCGGTGTTGTTAGTATAGGGAATGTCAGGAGCGGACATGGGTTCTTTTATAGACTTGGTGTAGTATGTAGCATAGTTGTTAAACATTTTATAATAATTAGTGATAAAATAATATAAATGGACGTATATATTATTTTATTTATGTAAAATTATTAACGTGAAAGACCAAAGACCAAAGACCAAAGACCAAATAATGGAATGTCTATATTACTTACGATTGCGATTACGAAATAACACATCTGGGTTTTTTGGGTTCTTCCTCCTTATGTTTATAAGTAATATATGAGGCGTTCGCCGATAAAATGGCGGCGTTCGACTCCTTAACGGATGTGTTTATTTCTTTTGAAACGTTGTTCACCGTGTCTTTTAGAAGTTTTTTGGAATCGTCGCACTTCTTATAAAATGCGTCTTTAATTTTTTTTAGTTCTGCGTCGCTCGCTATTTCCTTTATATAAATTTTAAGTTTCTTGTTATAATCCTCGGTCAAGTATTCCTGTTCTATCCGAGTAATGAAGTCTATGCTTGTAAATGTATCAAAATTGTCGTAATAGTTCAAAAAATCGTTGTAGTCGTCGGTCTTGCTCTTTAAATAATCATCGATGGTTTTGTTAGAAGCGACGAACTCGTCGTATATCTCTCCTGTGTAAAAAATCACTCTTGACGAAATAGACACCGGAACGTTTCCCGACTCGGTGTCGGGTTTTGTTATTTTATTGTCCTTTATGTTTGTAAATACCAAGACGTATTTGGTTAGATTGTCGATATTGGTCTTTATTCTAGCCCTAAATGTTTCCGTTTCAAAAGACATATACCTAACCTTATAAAATTTCCAAAATTTGGAAACGTCCAGAGACGATAAATCGTTAATACCGCTATTGAGTTTATCCACAGACTGGTCGATAGTGGGTATCAACCCAGTAGAGACTCCACCCATACTGGCTTCCGTTTTGCTCTTTTTATCGACAATATCCTTTTTAGTAGAATCCACCCTTTGCTGGATCGTCGCTATATATTCGGTGTAGTCGGTGTATAGCGAAGTCCGCACGTCGTACAATTTATTCTTTATCGTTATATCCAGATTACTATCGATGGTCGTTCCCATCAACCTCGCACTCATCTTTTCCTGCTCCAATATTTTTTTACTTTCCGACGCTCGGGCGGTCGGCGGTTTATTCTGTTTCAAATAATTTTTCATATTCACGAAACCGCTATAGTTTGAATACACCTCGCCGTCCTTCTTGGACGCAACCGACAACGCATTAAATTTTTTGTCGGTGGTGTTGTTTATATTAACCAGTTCCCGTATATAATTAATAATATTCTTGTTGTCGTACGTTCCCAAAAAGTTTATAGGCGAGTTGTAATACACATTCCCCTTTGTTTTTTCGTATATAGAAATATCGCCGCTCGTCAAAAACACCTGCGACGGATCAACCGTCTCGATCTGGCTAATTGAACTGGATAAGGCGTAATACTCCCGGTCGGTCAAGCCCTCTTTAAAATCCAAATCCTCGTAAGTCGGTTCGGCGGACTCTGCGTCCTCGTCGGCGTTGCCCGATCCAATATAGGCTCTTTTAACGTCGACCTTTTCCAAAAAAACCGCATAGTTTATAACTATAACCGTTAATAATATTATAACTATACAAATGATACACGATAATACTATTTTTGATATCATAAATAATTCTTCGATCTATACATTTATGATATTTATTTTTGTTATGGATTACGACTATAAAAACGCTAAATATTCCACTCTTTGAATAATCCTGCGGATTTTATATTTGTCTTGAAACCGCTGTTCTCCTTTACGAAATCCATCAACGACGCAACATAATAGTTGGTATAATTATGTTCGGGTTCAGGTTCAGGTTCGGGTTCGGGCTCGGGTTCAGGTTCAGGTTCGGGTTCAGATAAATTAAGATTTTCCTTATAATTTTGGCGGGGGGATTCTTTTAGGGAATCGGTTATGTCGAAAAACGCGTCGTCTATTTCCGAGTCTATGTCTGCGTCTTCGTCTATATCGATGTCAATATCCATATCTATATCCACCACCCCAAACGTGTCCGAACCAACAATCACGCCAGATGGCGTAATGTTTAGTATATTCTCCAAAATACTGGTATCCATATCCATATCCATATTCATATTCCACCCCAACGCCCAGTCGCCGACCGACTTCAAAATCTTCTTTTTTTCACGGACGGGTTCGATAATGGGTAGCGTGGACGAAGTCCCGATATTAGAATAATACCCGACGGTTTTATACATGTATTCGTAAATATAATTAGGATTGTAATCCTTAATATAGTCCAGATAATCAATCAGTTTTTTTTTAAAAAACGAAATATACACGGATTTCACAATCTCACGGTTATAATCTTCTTCGTTGTCAAAAATATTCTGCAAATAACCCTTATAGGTTGAATTGACAACCACGCCTCCGCGATCACTATTATCGTCGGTCTTGTTTCCACCGTCGTCGCCGGTGGCATTATTGGTCGTAAACACGTCGTCGCGTGTTTCGTTTAATATCGGTTTCCCTATAAACCTAGAATATTCATACACAATAGGATCGCAGTTTCCCGTCATAGATACACGCGCAACACCTATACGACGACTAGGAACAACGCGAAACGAATCTGCGACGACGGATAATAACATTAATCCAACTAAAAAATTATTCATCGTAATTACACACACGCACAAGAAACACAAACCCACGCCGTATAGTATATATATTGTACTATACGTGTTATCTCTATATTGTATCGTATTAAATTTACATTGTGTTATCGGATTATCTCACCTCAACGAAGTCGGAGGTTCGTCTTTTATTTTTATTATTAACGCGAACCAACGCTAAATTATACGTGTTTCTCCATTTATCCTTAATGCCGTCGGACACCGACGTATAGAACAACGACTCGTATTCGCTCGGGCTGTTAAAGAACATAGTATTACTGTGCGGACACTGCCCCAACTCGCCGTTGTTTAAAGAAACCTTGAAAAACAGGTCTTCGTCCTTCGACCCGACCAGAAACCGTTCCCTTAATCCCGTAACCGCATTCCTGATTCTAAACCCCGGCGTCGTCGAGGTGGTATAGAACGAAATGTTCGTTTTCTTTTTAAAAAAAACCTTTTCCTCGTTTCTGTCGCTGTTTAAGACGTTCTTGGAATGCATAACGTTTCTTGAAATTGTTTCGCGACCAACGTTATTGATGATATTATCGGATAGGCGATACCCTTTATTTTTAAAATCGCTAAACACACTGATCTCTCCGTAATTGGATTCCGCGTCGTCTTCATTAATACAATTGAAGGGCTGGATAGAGATAATCTCTGTCATCGTATTATTGTAGTGTAGTGTAGTTGTATAACCCTAAACGAAGAAATGAAAGAACCGAAACTTAAACTATATTATAACCTGTATAAGACTAATAGTGTATCTTTTCTATATCCTTATAATTAATATTGTATTGAGGCGTGATATAAAATTCGTATGTTATTTCTCTTCCAATAATATATAAAGTTTTTACGGTGTACCCGATATGGAAGTAATTGACAAAGAACGCAAAAACGCACTATTATCTATATATTCTGGTTATGAACCACAACCAGAACCGCAGCCAGAACCACTCCCCGAACCGCAACCACAACCACCAATTTCAAACTATGAACACCCAAATACGTATTCGGGTTCGGGTTCGGGTTCGGGTTCGGGTTCGTATTTAGATAGAGCGTCATTAACAAAACAGTTTGGAGATTTCCAAGATTATAAAAAACAATATACCGTTCATTTTTGTCTATACGTAATCAACCACGATTGCGACGCCCCGTTCGTTCAATATATTCTCGCAAAGAACGGACAGTCCTACGAATTTCCCAAAAAACCGTTTCTTTGCTCCAACATACAACAAGACGGCGAAAAAACAACGCAATGCCTAATTTCATTCAACAATTTCTGTATAGAGTCTTTGGTGGATATTCTACGCGTCCAAGAAGAACTCACGCCATACACCATGATCACCGAATACGACGGGTTCATAGACGACGGCGAAAACAATATATACGTTTTTTTCAACTGCTCAAATTTTGAAAATATACAACCGCCCAAATATTCCAGATGGTGTTTAATAGACACAATACTACAAAATAATATAGACCTAACGCCTATATCCAGCCAAACCACCGAGTTCTTTAACGAAAACCCCGAATTAATAAACATTATAGACGAACACGGTAATCCAGCACCATTACCGACGGAACTGATCCTGTGTATAGAAAAAGACGGGGAGTATATTCCAGACCCGGTGGTTAAACCAGATAAGGCTATACGCCTTTACTCTCCCCCCATTAAAACCGAATTATTCGGAAACGTCTTTATTTTTTCCGCTCCCATAAAATCCTCGTTCTTTTCGATGTTTGAAACCCCCGTTTCGGTTAATAGACACGCAGTATTTATAGATAAAATAAAGTATCTAACCGGCGACTCGGTTGAAAATGTGGATAAATCCGTTATACAGAATATACTAAAATCTTCGGAGACCGAAAAGTATAGCGGGGTCTCTTTCAAATATAATAATAACACGTATTACTCATTAATCTCCGCTAAAAAATTTACGAGTATAGAGTATAATGGCTGAAACGACTGAAATGGATGAAATGCCTAAAATTGTCGAATCTAAACAAACCGAGGGTTTAGACGGTTTAGCCGTAGAAACAGATGATTATTTTATAATTAACCGAAACGAACATACATATCTATACATGGTCACCGTAAATATATTGAAGGCGTTTTTATTACCGATCTTTATATTAACCCGCTTATCCAAAAAAGATACGGGGTCGCTGTCGTTCTTTTCGATGTTGATATTTATCGTTTATTTTGCGGCGTTCGCAGGAGTTTCCTATGCGTTATTCACAAACGTTTTGGTTAAAGACGGAACAATTCAAAGCGTAGAACTGATACGTAGTATAATGATTTGGTTCGCCCTTTTGTTTGCTATAATCGTATTTGTTCATAAAGATTAGGCGTTTATCTTAATTTATAATAATAATATATAATTGGTTTACCGAATGAGTATAACGAATAACAATACTTTTGATATAGTAGAATTGCCTCATGTAGTAGTCCCCCTTCCGGTTAAAGAAATAAAGGATACGCTGGAAACTTTAATAGAGAAAAAGGTGGAGTGGTCTAACGAAAACGAAAAGATACTGGTTGAGTGGGGAGACATAGCCGCGTGTAATAAATGGCTACACACCGAATCCTGTAAATTATTCACGAGAAGAAATGCGTATTTCACCATACCTATAATAGTAATATCCACTATAACGGGTGCTCTTTCGTTCATAGCGTCTGGATTCGATAGGAGACAGACGTCGAGCTATTTACAGTTGGGGGTGGGGTCGGCGAACATCATTATAGGGATAATGAGTACGATTCACCAATTTTTAAACGTTGCGGAGTTGAAAGAAATGCATAGGGCGGCGTATATTTCGTGGGATAAACTTCATAGGAATATAAGGGTGGAACTGGCGAAAACCCCCAACGAACGCAGCGACGCAAACCATTTTATAAGATTGTGCAGACAGGAATACGACCGGCTCACCGAGATAAGTCCTATTATAGCACCTTGTATTATTTATTTATTTTTTGAAATATTCTCTGGCGAAACGGGGAGCAACCAGCGAAAACGGTTTGAGTTGTTAAAGAAGCCCGATGTGTGTAATTGTTTAACGAGTCTGGACGAAAGCAGATTAAACTGGTTTGATAAAGGTGTGCGAAGATTTTCGGATACACGAAAAAATGAATATTCCGATTATGGCGACGTTGAAACACCACGCCGCAAGAATTCGGCGGACGAGTTTCTCTGTTCGTCTCCCTTACCAAATTTTGGTCAGTACGGAAGTCGGCGTCCGTCAAAAACTATGAACGTTGAAGGACACAAAAGCATTCGTAAGTCTATAGCAGTTATAGATAATCGCATCAATTCACTTAAAAACGCATTTTTTAGAGAACACGAAAAGGACGAAATAAATAATCATATTAAAAATACGAATACTCGTGTAAATACCCGTGAAAAATTAGCAGACGAAAACAATAATGGGTCAGGAGTATCCACACCCAAAAAAAACGCAGAATACAACAGTGCGGCAAAAGCCGCAAAGGACGCAAAGGACGAAAAAGCCGCAAATGACGCAAAGGACGAAAAAGCCGCAAATGACGCAAATGACGCAAAGGACGCAAAGGACAACGTATCCTCTATTAATTACGATAATATGAATGAACTGCCAGACGAAGAATATAAAGAGTTAATCAGAAAATCCCTAACGTGTAACAACAGCATTTACGATTTAAACCACGCAATCGTGTTTGGCGAAACTCACGACGCCGTCCCCATGTCCATTACAATTGACACAGACAGCGAAGAAGAAATTAATAGTTTATAAAGTTTATAAATAAATGCGACAAAACCTGTATATTATAATATATATAAATCGTATATAAACGTTAGTCCTTAGTATTATTATATTATAATATTACCAATTAAATAATCAAATAACCGAATTTAGCAGTAATGAACAACAAAGTTCCCGAAAATTTTAAAAATATAGTTTTTGATATGATAGACGATTTTTCAACAACGTTCCCCGAATATTCCGGGTTGCTGAATAAATGGAACAGGGCTAATTTTGCCGACGGCGAACCCCTGACCGTGATCGACGAACTGTTTGAATACTGTTTAGGCGTATACCCCACGCATTTTTTCAATATACTGTACCAAAACGCCGATACGTTCGGCGACGAAACCGTGAATACGCATTTTCTACCAGATATAGACTTTAAAAATATAATCAACGACGAAACGCTAAGCGAGAAAACGAAACAGATTATCTGGAAATATCTACAGTTAATCCTCTTCACCGTTATAGGAACTATAAAAGAAAAGGACGAGTTCGGCGACTACGAAAAGATGTTCGCCGACGTCAATTCCGAAGAACTCCAAGAAAAAATCAACGAAACCATATCGAGCATGATGGGGTTCTTCGGGTCCGCCGCCGACGACGCAACCGCAACCGCAACGGACGAACCCGACGCAACCCCCACCGCCAACGCAAGTTATATACCGAACCCAGACGAGTTGAACGACCATCTATCGGGGCTGTTTCAGGGTAAAATCGGCACGTTCGCAAAAGAACTGGCTGAAAACATCTCCGAGGATTTCCAGAGCCTTCTGGGCGAAGATATTTCGGAGACGTCGACGCCCAAAGACATCATGTTTAACCTGATGAAAAACCCCAACAAGATCAGCGGTCTCGTAAAAACGGTCACCTCTAAACTGCAGGAAAAAATAGCGTCCGGCGAAATCTCCAACGAGGAACTCATGAAAGAGGCGTCCGAGATGATGGGGAAGTTTAAAGGGATGAACGGCATGGGGCAGTTCGGGGATCTGTTTAAAAATATGGCGGGGATGGCTAATATGGCGGGGATGGGCGGAGGCGGCATGGGCGGGATGGAAGAGATGATGGCTGGTATGAATATCCCCAAGAACTCACGGGTCGATGCGAACGCCATGGAACGCCGTGCTAAATACCAGACTATTTCCGGACGGCTTAAATCTAAACTGGACGAGAAGCGTAAATCCGCAGAGGTGGAGTCCATCGAGAACGGATACAGCATAGAGAAGACCAGCGATAAGAACGATTTCGTCTTTAAACTAAACAAGGACGGCGAGGCACAGCCCAAAACGTCGCTGAAACAGCCCGCCGCCGCCGCCGCTCCCAAAGAAGAGGCGTGGCTGGAAGAACTGATCGCCGACCAGTCCAGTATCGTAGGCAACACCGCCCAGAAACCCAAGGAAACCAAGAAAAAGAAGAAGAACAAGAACAAGAAATAATCGCGGATCGCAAACAAACTATATTTATCTACCGCTAATATATAATATATATAATACAACCTCGTTTGAATCGCACAAATGGCATCGTTCATATCGTTCATAAATATCCCCGTGTTTATCACCGCTCTGGCTCTCGGTCTTTTTTTCGTGTATCTCGGCAACAACGGCGACGAGCGTAAAATAACCGTTTACCCTACGCCCGAAAACATAAGGTTGCTGATGTATAAAGACCACACAGGAACGTGTTTCGGGTTCAAGCAGACGCAGGTAACCTGTCCAAAAGACCCGAAAGAAATAACTAAAATACCGTTAGTATAAAGAAAACGTAAGTCCAGAAGCGAGGCACTCCGTGTGCGGGTCGCACGAAAATAAAAAATATTCAACTAATACTTTTTATTTGTATGGTGGCGTAGCGAACCACGTATTTATTTTTATAGGCATACTCTATACAACCAACCACCAACCAATCAACTACTATTGATATGCAGATTAACTTCGACAGACTACTCCACACAGACATGGGACGCGTGTTCATATCTTTAATGCTGGGGCTGGGTCTCGCCTCGCTGTTTAGAAAGGTGTGCAAAGACAAAAACTGCATCATTTTCGACGGACCAGTCATAAATCAAGTAAGCGACAAAATCTTTAAACATGGAAGCAAATGTTACACGTATGAAGCCGAAACCGCCAACTGCGACAAGACCAAGAAGATAATTGATATAGGGTTTTCAAACGCCAACGACGATCCGCAAAAGAATCTGTTCGGGTATTAACGCCGTTTAATGTCTCGTATATGTGTTATACAGGAAGATATAGCGGTAAATACTCCTGACGTTTTATATTTGCGTTCCAGAAAATCTCGTCCGCTTCGCTCCACCTATCTCCCTTAATCGTATTATATGTTTCTGTTAAAGGCTGGAAGTTCGTGTAATGACAGCAGTCTAAAAACTGCTCTTCGTCGTCAAGGTCGAACGCATTTACCGGCTTTATGTGATCCAAATGAATATTATCCCACTCCATACCATCCACCATTTTAGACTTTATGTATTTTCTAAATTGCGACGAACAACAACCCAAATATTTTACTGGTCGGGTAGGTTTAAACCCGACCGGGGAGTTTAAAATCCGTTTTAAGGTGTTGTGCTGTGACACGACAATACACAACCTAATATTACACATTTTACAAAAACTTTTTCGTTCGCCGTATTCGTAAAACGAAATACCTCCGCACTTTTCGCATTTTTTATTTCTTTCGCATTCTTGTATAGAACCACCAGCACCACCACCACCACCATAAACTTCGGGTTCGGTATCGACTCTGTTGATTATATTCATAATGGTAATTTGTTTCAAATGGTTTATACACTAATTCTATATAGCGTAAAGAATCAATTTTATAAACTCAAATCGGGTCTAACGTATAACGGGATGATTCGTTTTTCGTTATACTATTTTTTATCTCTTTATTGTAAAAGAGATAAGAACCCGAATGTCGTCCTCAACCCGAATTTCCGACCTGCCAGACACCATAAGCGTATCCAAGTCCCGCAACGAGAACTCCTCGGCGATGGGGAGCGGAACGTACATCCCCATAGACGTCCACGAGAACCCCTATAACAACGGCAAACCCCAGCCCGAAGACATGCCCTTCTCCCAATCGACGCACCTAAACAACCAGCAGAACGCCGTCAGGGCGGAGAACACCCACACGGGGTTCGCGCGGTCTACCCCGACGAACGACGACCCGCCCAACTGGAACGCCATGGGGAACGGCGTGGAATACCAGCAATCTCAGCATCAACAGCAACAGCCGCAATACCGCCTCCCCGCGAAAGATATGCCGAGCAACACCGTGGAATACATGAACGACGAGCAGATCCACGCCAACTACATTCCCAAGAAAAAACTGACATCCGACTACATTAGGGACTTTGAGGAAAACGAGGAGTCGTTCATTAAAAAGCACGAGCAGGAAAGGGCGCACCGAACCAACACCGCCGAACTCGCGACGCGGATACAAATACCCGTCCTGCTGATGTTCCTCTTCTACATATTCCACCTCGCGGGGCTGCACTCGCTGGGATACCGGTGGTTTAAGGGACTCGGGATCTACGACGGCGACGGAAACATGAACACGATGGGGATCGTCTTCAAAAGTATATTATTCGGCACAATATATTTTTTTATGAACGAGTTCGTTATATGGATAAACAAACAATAAAATAATACGAAAGACGAAAGACAACCACCACTAAACGTCGCGACCCCGCTATTTACTTCTTTGGTTTATTTTTGCGGGTATAATTTTTCTTGAAGTTTTTCCCCTTGTAATTTCCCTTTTCCTCGCCCGCGGTTTCTGGCTCGTCCGACCCGGCGGGGTTCTGGCTCTCCGCCGCCCGTTCCTTTTTAGTTGCACCGGGATTGTAATTGAGGAACCAAGACTCGTATTCATCCGTGCCCCGCTTGTTCTTCAACTCCTCTCGCTTACTGGTTTTCTCCTCCCTCATAGAGATTAACGTTTTCTGATCGCCTATGCACGTAGGGCTGAACCGTTTTAGAATACCGTCTTCTTCCAGCCGTTTCTGCGTTAATTCGAACAACTGCGCCGCCAAACAAAAAATACGTGCCTTGACGTCTTTATCCTTGCTGGTGTAGTACATCGCCAGATAAAACGTGATCATCGTATCGATGGTCGCAACCTTTACGGTTTTGTCGTCCACCTCGACGTCGTTGTAGTTGTGACAGGCGAGGGGTTCGTATATAACCACCCTGGGTACGTTGTCGATCCTGATCTCCAGCGTGTTAGGAATCATCTCCTCGATCTCGTCGTTCTCGACGATCTTAACGTTGTCGACGCCCTCCCGCTTCAACCGATCCATTAAAATATCCGCGCACCTCTCAGGGTCTTCGTGAATGATCTCAATTTTGCCGAAATTGTTAGCCAGTTTTTTCCCGTCGCTGGTCATGTATTTGGCATACAGACTCGCTGCGAAATCGCCGAAGAATATCGCACCTTGATTTATCAAGTCGTCTTTAAGTATCTCGTACGTTTTAGAAAACGCCTTATTGTCCTCGCTGTTTATCTTCTTCGCAAGTTCACCGCATTTATCGTTCGTGTTCATAGAGTAATTTTTATTCAGCAAAGATAATCTCGTCGACACCTTCTCCCATCGACTCGTGTCGCCAGCGGGGCGGGAGAGTTCCAAAAACATATTCATGCGAAGGTAGTCGGGAGGACAGTAGTGGATTCCCGCAATAGACACGGCGTCGTCCAGAAGAGTCTTGTATATTTCAGGACCGACCGATGTGATATCGGCGATGGGAATATAGTTAACGAAGACCTTGAAAGTTCCGAAGTGCACTCCAGACTTGGCTTCGATAGATTTAAATCCGGCTTTGTGGTAAATGTCCGCCAGTTCTTTGGCGTCGTCTAGCGCGTTACTGGAAAAAAAATCGTAATCCGGGATCTCTCCTTCTTTATTGTAAAACTGATCACGTTCTGGGAGAATATTGTTGATAGCTGTTCCTCCGTAGCAGATAAGTTTTTTGCGTATGATAAAGTCTTCGACGATTTTAATCATTCTCTTTACGTCGTCCGTTAGAATGTTTGATTTTTTTATTTCGTCGGTCTCCTTTATGGCGTTCCTAACTACCTCCGCCTCGCATTCCTCGAAAGATTTGCCGTCACAATAAGATACGTTGATCTTGGGTTTAGTTCGTCTGGATCTCTTTTTTTTAGCGTCGGCGTCTTTGGTCTGTTTTACACTCTCTTTTTTTACCATATCTTCCTAAATATATTCTTGGTTATATATATTTATATTAGAAATTTAATATTATGTTCTTTAACATTTTAAATCTTGTATTTGTAGTTAAAGATTTATTAATGTACTACGCTAATGAACTTTTTAATTCTATACAATACATAAAGACACCACGCACTATAATATAGTATAAGAATAATACGACCTCTGAATGACCACGAATAAATCTCCGCTCCGATACCCCGGTGGAAAAACCCGGGCGTGTAAAGTGCTGGACGAGGTCGTTTCGCGGCACTTCGACCTGTCCCGGTTCAACTCCGTCGTGTCGCCGTTTTTCGGCGGCGGGTCGTTCGAGTTTTATCTTCAACGTAAATACGGGTTCAGGCTGGTAGTGAACGACAAGTTCACGCCGCTATACAGTTTTTGGAAACAGGTGAAAACGGACAAGGCGGTTCTCTGCGACGAACTGCGAAAGACCATTCCTATCACGAAGGAGCGGTTCGCGGAACACCGAAGGACTATTATGGGTTTAGGCGGCGACACGCTACAACAGGCTATACAGTATTTTATACTGAACCGATGCTCGTTCAGCGGATCAACTCTGTCGGGCGGGTTCTCGCAGGAAGCGAGCAACGGGCGGTTCACGCCGTCGTCCATCGACCGAATAGCGGCTCTGGACTTCGCCGACATCGAAATCCACAACGCCGATTTTTTGGAGTTCGTGGAGTCGGCGTTGGTCGCCGAGCCAGACAGCCTGGTGTTTTTGGATCCGCCGTATTTTTTAGAGAAAAAGTCAAAGTTATACGGGAACAACGGCGACATGCACGAATCGTTTAACCACGAATCGCTGTATGGCATGCTTCGAACGAAAAAAAACTGGGTGCTAACCTACAACAACTGCGAGTTTATCCGGAATATGTACAGAGACTTTACGGTGATTGACGTGAACTGGAGCTACGGAATGAATAAATCCAAAGAATCGAGCGAAATAATCATCGTGTCTAACTAATTTGATAATCGTCGCTGTAAACTAAATTCGCTGGAAGGGTTAGGCGATCGTCCAGGCTGTATTCGCTTTTTTCTAATTTTTTAATGTTTTTCGGCTGGCACGCAATAATAACGGATAAAACGCAAAATCCCTTATTATTTTTTCGTGAATGTATTTTAGTTCTTATCCGCATACGCTGGTCGCATATGAATTCGGGGACGTTAAACCCGCACAAATCATTTCCTAAATGGTACAGCCCGCTTCCGGAAATTTGGATGTACTCGCACCGCTTTTCGGCGTACAACCTGCTAATAGTGTCGCCGGGACAATCTATATACATGTCGTGGTAGTCGCACGTTTCCCGTTTTATATTCACCCAGTCCTCGTGCGTTATTTCTTTTAGCATAAACGGCGGTGTCTTTCCGTTAAATAGCGGGGTCGTATCTATAAATTCTTCAAATATTTTTTTAGAAGATTGCGGAATGCGGTTCTTCGGGCTTCCTACCCATCTTTTATTAACGTCGTCGTATTTTAGCGAACACTGCATCCAATCCGGAGATTTTGATTTTTTAATTTCAATCGACACGTCATTTATGTATTTCATATTACACTCTAAATCGTTTTTAGAAGTGCACCCGCCCAACTCGTTCTCGCTCTGGGTGTTGAAGTCAACGCCGTTCAACTTACACCTTTTTACTATATTGTGAATTTCAAGTTCGTAGTTTATTCCGCTGGAAGAACACCCAGCCCCTTTATAACAATTATACGGTTTACCGATCATTTACTATAATTATTGTATATTCGTGTCGTATCATACACTAATTTAAATTCAATTTTGTAATTAACCACAACATAATTGCTTACCCGCGAATATATCACTCGTTCCGCTCTTTGACGAAACTTATACCTCTGCTAAAACTAACGAACGCAGTTTCAAAATTGTCGAAGAAGTCCTCGTACTCCCTCAACGCCGCGTCGTTGATGTAGAACCGGTTCGCAACGAACTGGACGCCGTGGTCGCCCACAAATTTATAGTATCGGGGGTTGGCGACGGGGTTGGTGTTGTCCCCGCTGTCGGGGTGTACCTCCCTGAAAAACGCGACGTTGGACTTCCCCTTTTTATCCACCACCGGAGGCGACAGCGGGTACTTCTCCATCCGCTTATAGGTCTCGGTTCTAAACACGTTCCCCCCGCTCTCCATATTCACGAGTTTTTTCAGGAGCGGTTCTTTAGCATACTCGGGGGCGGCGACGACGTCCATTACAATAACGATTTTATTCATCACGGTCTGTATAGACGTGTCGCCCGTGATCTTGTCGTTTATAAGTTTCGGCATGAGCGTGTTGGTTATGTCCCCCGCTATGTACTTATACATCCCCGACGTGTTCGGGTCGGTTCCGCACGACTGCGGACGGAGGTTTATGAACAGCGGGTCGGTGGCGTTGGGCGCGGGCGAGGAGAACCCGAAGACGTTTATGGTCGTGAGGGCGTCGTTGAGCGTTATCGTGGTTGCGGAGGTTATGTTTTGCGTGGTGTCGGACGGGTTGGTGGAGAACCCCACATACGGGACATTATCAACCAGATAAACCTCTAAATCCAGGTAGCGGCAGCCGCGCGAGAGCACGTATTTCAGCACGTCCACTCCTATATACGTTCCGCTACACGCCGAGTTGTAGGACGCCTTGACGCAGTATTCGCGTATAGGCAGTTTTGCGGTTGCGTCCATCTTCGCTATTTTTGAACCGATGACAGTTGTGTTGGTTATATGCTGGAGTTCGCTGGTCGAATTACCGAAAATGGTGAACCCCTCTTCTATTGCGGTGCTCCCCGAAACAAGGTCGGGGTGAGGGCTAACCCGATTGACCCGTTGGAGTAGGTCGTATATATAAAAACAGTTGAATACGACCAGCACCACCATTCCCGTTATGACAACCGATATGCTGAACCAAAAAAGGGTTGTGGTTATTTCCATCTGTTTCATTATGGTTGGTTCGGTTAGGTTTATTAATTATGTACTATACACTATACCTCGTTTTTTTTATGTCTCTTCTTTTATAATTTGTATTATATATTGTAAATTGTAAATTGTGTTGATAGAAGTATAGACGTATATTTATATCAATATATATAAAGAACACATAAGTTAAAGTATGGCTGGCGGTTTATTCAATCTAATATCTACGTCGGGCGCGAACCTGATAATACACGGAACGCCCCAGAAAACGTTTTTCAAGGCGGCTTACTCCAAAATAACGAACTTCGGGCTGCAGAAGTTCAGGCTGGACTACGACGGGATGCGGGACATACGGCTAACCGAGGAATCCACCTTCACGTTCAAGGTGAAGCGGTACGCCGATCTTCTGGTCGACACATATATAGGCATCACCCTCCCCGACATCTGGTCGCCGGTGTACCACCCGTGCCCCGAGAACAACTATAAATGGACTCCGTACGATTTCAAGTGGATCAAGAACATCGGGTCGCAGATCGTAAAGAGCGTGGAGATCAACTGCGGGTCGTTCCGCATCCAGAAATACAGCGGCGAATACATATCTGCGATGGTGGAGCGGGATTTCTCGGCGGAGAAGAAGGACATTTTCGACAAAATGACCGGAAACGTGGAGGAGATAAACAACCCGGCGAACGCTTTCGGCAGGGTAAACACGTATCCCAACGCATATTACACGGAAAACGCGAACGGGGCGGAGCCATCCATACGCGGACGAACGCTATACGTGCCTATAAATGCGTGGTACACGCTGGACAGTAAATGCGCGTTTCCGCTGATATCTCTCCAGTACAACGAGTTGTCTATAACGGTGACGCTTCGCCCTATACAGGAACTCATCCAAGTTCGCGACGTGTTCGATCCCGACAACTATTTCCCCTACGTCCAGCCCGACTTTAACTTGGAGCGATTCCAGATGTATAGGTTCTTGCAGACCCCGCCCAGCGTGAGAATCCCGTCGGGGGCGTACGAGTACACGACCCGAACGTGGAACACCGACGTCCATTTGATGAACACCTACTGCTTTCTTTCCAAGGAAGAGCGGGAGAAGTTCGCGAAGGAAGACCAGGTGTATATCATAAAAGACATAATAGAGTATAAATTCCAGAACGTCACGGGGACGTCCCGCATAAAACTGGGCAGTGCGACGGGGTTGGTCTCGAGTTGGATGTGGTTTTTGCAGAGGAACGACGTTAATATGAGGAACGAGTGGAGCAACTACACGAACTGGCCCTACGACTCTATCCCCATGAACGTCCAGTATGCTTCTGCGACCATAGCCGACGACATAAACAGCGACGGGCATGTGCTGGACACTTCTATGAACTTGACGACGGGCATGGCGTACAACCCCAACGGCACTAACACCGGGTTATTCGTGACCGGCGAGTATAACCAGGACAACGTGAAAAACATTTTACTGACGATGGGGATTGTCTTTGACGGGGATTATAGGGAGAATATTTTCACGAGGGAGATTTATGACTACATAGAGAAGTACACCCGCACCAACGGATCCGCCAAAGAGGGGTTATACTGCTACAACTTTTGCCTTAACACGAACCCGTCGGTGTACCAGCCGTCGGGCGCGATAAATTTGAGTAATGTTCGCAATCTGGAGCTCGAGGTTTCCACGTTTATTCCTCGGTTCGACGCCGAGGGGTCGTATTTTGGCGTTATATGCGACGGCACGGACGGAAACGTTATCGGCGTGTCCAACAAACCGAGTTGGCGACTTTACCAGTATAACTATAACCTGACTATCTTTGAAGAACGGTACAACATTCTATCGTTTCTGAACGGACAGTGCGGAATGATGTATGCGAGATAGTGTGTGTGTGTGTGTGTGTGTGTGTGTGTGTGTGTGTGTGTGTTGCGATTTATATATATATTCGCTATGTATTAATTAAAATTTTATAGACGTACTGTATAATACCGCCGTCGCAAAGTTGCGTAATGGAAAAAATAAAATTAAAGCCCGACGTATCTAATTCGGACACCGATACGGACACAAGTTTAAATAAACCGTCGGTGGACAGTTCGGGATCGGATCCAGTCTTGATTCTTGACGATAAATACAAAAGAATATGTAAGATCGTTAAAAAGCGGGACGTCCGCCCCTCCAACTTTATCACGGGTTCGCTGGACACGGTTAGGCAGAGTGCCGAACGGATGACGCCGTTTTCAGATAGTTCGGTTCACGCCTTCTCAAAATATATCACCGAACCGTTTGAAAATAACACCGGCAAGGAGGGATATGAGGGCAAGGAGGGGGTTAGTTCTAAAAAAACTATAGAAGTTTTAAAGCCGTATTTGGCGGTATTATACTCTTTGATTGAAAACCCGTTGCGGTATATAAACTATCTTGAGGAATCCACGACGGGCTGGTATGCCTCAAAATTATCAAACGGCGAATGCTCTGATGCGGACAAAAAAGTCGTAAAACAACAATTTCAGGCGTTTCTCAACGTTATACTGTCCTTTTATATAGTGTATAACTGGTATTATATGATGTTTTACAAACCGCAAGGGAAGGGAAGCAGAGTCAATCCGTGCATAAACATAACAACAGACGCCTTATACGAATACAACAGTTTTATCAGTTTATTTTTCAAGTACACTATTGTTCCTGTATCGCTGCTTAACCAACTATTTCTCGATTATATTCCTAAATGGGAGGTCGCCGCAACAAGTTTGAAACTACTGACTCAACGCGGGGTATTTATGATTCTTTTAATGGTTGTAATAAACATTATTCAAAACAACGGGTCTGAGATAGTCGACGGGCTGGTAAAAAGTATCCACCTGAAAACCGATAATTATACAGGATTGTTCATAGCGAGTTATGTTTTTCACGCGATATATTCTCAGTTCGTGGTCTATCCCGATTTTAACGGGTATTTATCGAAGATGAATGCGGCTGCCATGTTGCGACGTCCTATGGGAACGATGTTTCTGCTGATTTTATTCATTATCAAATTTATGTGGACTTCGGCTATATCGTTCGTTTCGGGTTTTCTCGTATATTCGTATCTTCTGGTAATGTCCTTCTTCGCCATAACGATCCATTCAAACATGACATACAAAAACACTATAAAGCTGATAAACGCCTATATCGACAACCCCAATATATATAACGAAGACCCCCCAACGGATTCCGAAACATACTGCGACAAAGTGTCATCTCCAAAGATGTTTGATTTACCCGACCCGCCGAGCAAGTGTAATCCCATGAACATGTCCCAAAAAATAATTTACTATACAACCGTTTTGGTCTATACCGTTATTAAATATTGCTACAAGTACACCTTTGAGATTGTTTTGCTGTTCACGCTATTGAACAGCATCAAGACGTTTTCGACGACCATCGACAATCCGTCGTTGCGTCTCGGGATGATAATAACGTGTTGTGCTATAATAACGATTTTGTGCGGATACGGCGCCAAGCGGTATTTTTTGGAGTTGGTCGACGCAGAAAATAAGGCGTTAAAAATAAAAAAAACACTCGACGAACTAAAAGAGATGAAGGAACTGGAATCCCGCATCAACGGTTCGTTCGACATCAATTCCAAAAAGAATAAACTGAAAGGCGGGGTTGAACAATTATTGAACGGCGACGTGGCGGGGGGTATTGAGAATATGATGGGTAAAGTCGGACTCTCTGGCGTTGGAGATATTAAGGATTTGCTTAATAAAGTCGGACTCTCTGGCGTTGGAGATATTACGGATTTGGTTAATAAAGGCGAACTCGAAGACGTCGACGGAATCGACGATATTAAAGATTTTATTAATGAAAAAAATATTGAAAGTGCTAAAGATTTCGGGGAACCCCTTTTTAAAACAGGGGTCAATACGGCGATGGATTTTATGTTAGAAACGATGGGGGTGTCTGGAAATGACGATACGAATAAACCCGAATACCCACCCGAACCCCCAACCGAATCCCCAGTTAAGACCGATGAAACGAGTAATTAACATTCTTTCGTGTTTTACATTTACACGCCTTATAGAACCATTCAATAAATAATATATTATTATATATTATTTTTATAACAAAGAAATACCAACCATAACGTTCAAATGTTCCAAATGTTAATCCAATTATAGAGGTTCGTTCAATCCGTCGTAATTATACAGTGCAGTAATTTCAGTTTGCGACAAAGACGTATTGTAGATCCTGATATCGTCCATATACCCGCTGAAATACGAATTGTTCGTGGTACCTATATAACTTGTAGTTCCGGGGTATGGAGTCCATCCGTTCCACGCGTAAGCCTTCTTGTACGGGACGGAGTTTATGTAAAGAACCGCGTAATTTTTATAATACACATAACACATATGCGTCCAGTTAGTGAAGTTATACGTTTTCCCGGTTGGAACGGTGGGGGAGGCGGACGTGAAATCAATAGCACTGTTCTGGTAAACATACGAATACGGAGGAGTTTGTAGATACCCCGTGGTCGTGTTTATGCTCAACTGGACTAAAAGAGAACTGCTGACGTTTCCGCCAAACATCCCTATCGGGTTAATGTTTCCAGCCCCGATACTGTTCGCATCCACCTTTATCCAGAACGCACACGTCATTCCTTCGCTGGAAAACGATTTATAGTTTTTATGGAGGATATAACTGCCGTTACCGCACCGCAACGATCCTCTGCCCACCACGTTAAACTTACTCTCGCTGCTATACGCGGCACTTTTCATCAACACCGACCCGTCGTATCCGCTCGACAACCCGTAGTTCTTCAAGTTCACGCCGCTGGTTATTTCTTTTGAGATAAACTTATAGTAATACACCAGTTTATTATTCACCGAGTCCTTCGTCGTCGACCGCAATTCATACACCGCCGTTATTTCGGAGGAGGTTAGGGGATACGTATAAACCCTGAAATTGTCGCACAGAACCGACGTATATGTGGCGGTGGAACTGTTGTAGCCTATATAGTTCGTATTGTATAATCCCGTAATGGGATACGCCGCCGTTGATTCCGTGTAGTAATTGCCGTTGATGTAAACCGAGTAAATGGAACTCGCCCCGCTCGTCCCGCCATATTCAACCGTCACCGCGTAGTGAAACCACGTCCCCGTGAATAACACGTCCGTCGATATACCCGTGGGTATGGTGGCTATAACCGCATTAGCCGCGTTCTTAACAATTAACTGAACAAGGCTGGACACGCAGCACAAATACACGGATATATTGCCGTTGCTCAACTGGAACAGCGTTGAATTATCGCTCGTCTGGGCGGTGTTAGCCCATCCACACACGGTCAATCCACTCGCGTCAATTGAAAACGGCGCGAGTTTTATATACTGGCTGTATAACCTGTCCAGCGACAACGATCCCGTCCCGCAAACGCTGTTTGATGAAATAGTGGCTTGATTGTATAAATCCGCGCTGTATATGGTTGCGTTGGAAACCGCGCTCCCCGCCGAGTAATCGTTGTAGTCGCCGTCGAACGGGTAATGTAATACGGGCAAAGACAGCAGCGACGAATATATGTCGCCGTCCGACATTATCGCGTTTATCCCAGCCAGATCTATCGCCGACGTGGTCTTGTATATCTTTACGTTGTCCATGTAAAACAACCCGCCCACGCCGATATACATCGCCTTTATATAATCTCCGATTAAATACGAGGTTCGGTTGCTCTGTTTCGTGTTCACCGTCGGCGTTGAGTAATACACGCCGTCTATGTAAAACGACGGAATGCCGTTCGCAACGTCGATGCACACCGCAACGTGCGTCCATGTGTTCACATTAACGGTTCCCGTTGAGATCCAGACCAGTTCGCCGCCGTGGACACCGCCGTAATTCTCTTTATACTCAAGAAATCCCGTTTTGCTAACCCTAAATTCTAAATATTCGACCGCATTAATGTCGCCCCATGGTAATTCCGAACGGAAAATAACGTTGCTCTGCCCGACCACGTATCCAACCGTGTTAATCCACGCCGAGAAAGTAAGAAAACCCGAGAACGTCGTCACGTCTCTCTTTAATATATACCCCGTGTTGAGAATCCCCGAATAGTTGTAGTTGATGTATAGCCGTTTCGTGGCGGTGGGAACGCCGAGCCCGAAATTCCCCAACACGCTCCCCGAAATATTCTCAACCGCCACCCCGCCAACGAACTTCGACTTGTTGAAATTTACGTCAAACACCATATACCGCTCGTAGTCCGCCGCCGCCGCCTCGTTCGTCGTCGCCGAAGACGTCGGGCTATACTCCCCCGAGACCGTCAATACGTAGGGCAACGTTTTCATATAATACGTCGTGTTGTTTTCCAGATCCGAAAGTATATACGTTAAATCCGTTATTCCGTCAATCGTCGTCGGCGACGCGTCAAACGTTGAACTCGTGTCATACACGATTGAGATGGACGTGAACGACCCGTCGTAGTCCAGCGAGATCTCGCTCTTGCTTAACGTCAAATACACCACATAGTCAACCGTGGGGATGTATAGCGTTTTCACCGACGCCGTGGTCGTATAACTTCCAGTCAATCCGCGCAGTCCAACGGGTCTCACCCTGAAATAGTAATACGTTTCTGCAGTGAGTCCGACCACCACGGTTGAATCCGTCGTGGCGGAAGCCGTGGAATACGCGTTCGTGAATACGCCAGAGGTGTTGTACTCAATATTTGCGTTCTCGTACAGCCCCGAAATCGTTATGGTGACCGACGAGGTGTCTATCGCAACCGCCGAAATGCCGGCTAATACGGGCAAATAGTCGGTGGTGGAGTTCGTGTTATACGCCGTCTCCGAACTAAACCCAGTCGTTCCTTGCGGGATTGCGCGGAAATAGTATGCGGTTGCGGGAAGGAGTCCCGTCAGCGAATAGGCGGTTTCGGTCGTGAACGCGAGGGTAGTGAATACCGCCCCCGACGTGTCGAATACGTTCGTGGTATTGTATTTCACAGCGACGCCGGTGAAAGACCCGTCCCACGCCAAATCAATCTGCGTCGTGCTTGACGGGGTTGAGGTGAGCGCGGTTAGCGTGGGCGTGTAATACGTGGTCGTGGCTACGCTTGAACTGTCCGTTCCGTTAAACGCGTCGTATTTCGGCGTAATTTTAAAATAATATTCAGTGACGCTGGATAACCCCGTGATCGTGGTCGGTGTGCCGGTTATATACGTGGTTGTCCCGACGACGTCGGCGAACGTCCCGCTCAAATCCCAAGATATATCCACGTTGTTGAAAGACCCGTCCCACGAGACCACCACCGACGAGTCGGTGAGCGTATAGCACGAAATGTCTGTTATGGTGGGAACATACGGGGTTATTGCCTGAAACTGGTCGGTCGTTTCGCCGACGATTCCGGTTGTCCCCACGGGGGTCGCTTTGAAATAATAGGTCGTCTCTATATTTAGGTCTGCGACCGAATACGCGGAATCCGAAATGTCCGTCGCCGTGTTGTCGGACACGTCAAACACCCCCGTCGTGTTCCATTTTAGGGTGTAGTGAGAATACGAACCAGTTATGGAAACGTCCGCGCTCGTTAATCCCGTAATTGACGTGGCGGTTTCGGTTATTTCTGGGGGGGTGTATGCGGAAACCACCGAACTTACCGCCCCGTCTTCTCCCGACGTCGACACGGGCGTTATTCTAAAATAGTATAGCGTGTTTGCGGATAATCCAGAAACGGTATGGGTTCTTGTCGCGATTCCAGATAAGGACGCGTCGCTGGTGGTGAACGTTCCAGATGTGTTATAGTAGATGGATACGGTCGTGAAAGACCCCTCCCAGACCAACCCGACGCTTGACGTATCCACCGAACCTGTCGCTATCGACGCAATCGTTGCGAGAGTTGTTATTTCGGTGTACTCTTTCGTGGTCGCCACGCCGGAGATATACGGGGTTACCCTGAAATAATACGTCGTGTTGGGCGAAAGACCCGTGATTGTCTGCGACGTGGTTGAAGAAACGTCGCTTAGGATCGTGTCGTATATATCGAATAGGTTTGTTTCGTTCCGGTTGATATCCACCTTTGAATAAGCGGGGTCCCAGTTGATGGCGGTGGAGGTGGATGTTGTGTCGGAAATATACGAGGATATGTATAGAGACACCGCCGCGCCGGTGTTGGGGGAGTTTATCACCAAATTATTTTTAAAAAACATATAATTTTCGCCATCCGGCGACACATCAAAAAACGAAGGAGTTGTAGGATTAATGGAAATACCGTATAACCCAACCGCTAAGTCGGTCTTAAATGTTACACCGTAATCTTTTGAAAGACCGATATAGACCAATCTATTGGGATTAGCCGCATAAGTGTACGTATATAATACGGTTGCTCCGTCGTCCGAACACCAAATACCGCAGTGTTTATACTTCGAATGATTATAATGGTCGGTTGTTTCAGTAAAAAATTTTGTATAACTAACTCCGTAATCTGACGATCTTTGAATGATTATTGCTCGGAGATCAATTGCCTGTCTGGAAATCACATACACGTATTTTGCGTCGGACGAACAGCAGAAATGCTGATATCCTCCCCCTATATAAGTATTGCCGGGTTGGGCTATATACGCACTATTAAATATTTCAGTGGTGGGATTGTATGTAGATAACGTCATATTACCAGCCCAATAAGTGATAAATGATGTTTGTGATACGATTCTGCAGACAAAACTGTTGCCGGGGTATATAGGATGACCTACCAGAGTTTTCCACGTTGTTCCCCCGTCCGTGGAATAGTTATTATTCACCATGATAAGAGTTCCCGTTGAATCGCAATCCACGAAAAATTGATATCCATTTAAATCTGTTTTAATTAAAGACCACGTAGTTCCTCTATCCGTCGATTTAATAATACTTGTCTTATTAGTTGATCTAGTCTGAACCGAAATATATACTATTTCTCCGGTTGAACTACATGCGGGTATAAAACATGAGTAATCGGCGTCTGGAGCAATAGACGAGAAATTGCTTTTTATATCGGTGAAAGTAGTTCCGTAATCACTTGAATAAAAAAGAGTAGACCTATCATAAAAATCATTATTTCTGCTGATGTACATAGAAATATAAATATAATTATAATCGGAGCTGCGCGCGATAAATCTTGTTTCCCAAGCATTACCCGATGCTATTAAAGCCAAAGAGTAAACAGGTGATGTAGTTGCGAAATTGTCCGTTGTAACAAGACTGGGTGTCAAGGCGGGACTTTGGAGTCCTATAATCATAAACATTTCATCATTTTTACTTGGTGATAAGTAAGGGTATCTAAGAACGTTGCCGCCAGAAGGCGTATAATAATGAGAATAGGTAAGAAGATTATCATAGGAAGCATAAATAGCATTAGACGCTTGAAACCAATCGTATTTCAATAATATACGAGACGCATCGTAATTTATTTTTATATCTTCATAAGATATTAATCCCTCGGCTACCGACACAGTTCTTAATAAACTCCACGACGAACCCGAATATTTAAATATGTGTATTGACGAAATACCACTAACCATTCTTGAAATGATAAATGTAGACCCGTCTCCCGACATAACAATATCTCTATAATTAGAAAAAGAATCACTCGAAACTAATGTTGGCGTGGAAGTGGAAAACGGCGCGGTAATACTATATAAATTTGTCGATGCGGTCATATATACCATTTTTGTCATTTGTTCGTCGCATCCAAATAATGCATATGCCGTTAATCCTACATTATTAGCCGTTATAATCTGCAGATTTTCTCCATAATCTGATGTATAAAAAACGTAGTGTGTATAATCTGGACTAACGTTTCCTCTATTGAGATTCATTGCTATTATACATTCACCAGAATCGTTTATTTTAAATCTTGTAAGATTACTAAAATATGAAGTGTTAGAGTCAGGAGTTGTGTACAATGAGTTATACGGGAACTCCCCCCATGTGGTACCATAATCACTTGAATAATAAAAATAAATAGTATTTTCTTTATATACGTGTGTTATTGGATAACCGCTATTTATCGGGTATAAGGTTGACGCATACAATAAATATTTTCCAGACGGAGAAATTGCTTTGTTATAACTGCCAAGATTTACAATAGGAGGAATCGGAAGCGTTATCCATGTGGAACCGTAATCCGACGACATAATAGGTTCCCACGACTGACCTATTATGGTAAAAATGTATTGTCCTGACGACGACGATACTATATCAGTTCTTATATTCCCGTATGATGTAGGTATAGTAGAATTGAATTTATCGTGTTTCATTAGTTTATACCCGCGTTCGGGTTGATCCGTGGAAACCGACGCCACCGAACTCACTGTTCCTACCGTTGTGCTGTAATACGGCACAACCCTGAAATAATACGTGGTGGAAATGGAGAGCCCCGTGACTATATAATACGACCTGCCTATGTCCGAAACCGTGGTGTAAGCCCCCGTAAAATCTCCAGACTCGTTGTATTCAACGGACACGTGCGTATAATTGCCGACCCACTCGACCATAACCGACTCTATCCCCGACGAACTGGCGTAAACGTTATTGATTATAGGCGTATAGTTTGTTTTGGTTATGACGATGGATTTGCTCGTTCCGGTTGTTCCGTATCCCGACGGCGTGATGGTAAGGGTGTAATCGCCCAGATTGTTTAGCCCGGTTATGGTGGTCGTGTTTCCAGTGAGCCCCGTCTGCTCCCCGCTTTCCTGAACGACCGCGTTGGATATGCTCCACGAAACGACCGCCGTCGTGAACACCCCCTCCCACGACAACACCATAGACGACGAACCAGACACGTAACCCTGAAACTTGGATATAGACGGACTCGTTTTCGTCGTGACGTTCGCCACGCTGCTGTCCGTTCCCGCATACCCCGTGTCGCTATAAGGACGAATCCTGAAATAATATTTCGTGGAGGAAGATAATCCCCTGATCGTGGTCGTTGTGCCCGTCAAACCCGTAACCGAACTATACGACGCCGTGAAAATCCCCGTCTTGTTATACAGGACATCCACAGTTCCGTAAGTTCCCGTCCACCCCACCAGCACCGACGAAATATCCACCGCACTCGCGTCTATTGCGGCAACGGACGGGTCATACGTGGTCGTTGCCGTCGAACCGACCGCGTCGCCGCTAAACGTTCCGCTCCCATACCCGACGCTTTCCCTCGGCGTTATCACGAAATAATACAGGGTCGACTGCGAGAGCCCCGTTGCGGTGTAGCTCGATACGTTACTGATATCCGTCGCCGCTCCGGCGTTCGTCGTGAACCCGTCGGTCAACCCCCACTTGACGTCAACCACCGAGTAATCCGTTCCCGCCCAACTAACCACGACCGACGTGGGCTTTATCAGCGACGTCGTGAACGACGAAATGGTCGGGGTGCTCTGCGTGGTTGCCGAAATAACCTCGCTCGTTGTTCCGCCATACGCGGTTGTCTTCGGTAATAACCTGAAATAGTATGCGGTCGCGGCGGTTAATCCGGTAATCGTGTGCTCGTTTAGAGACGAGTCGGCTAAACTTCCCACCAACGAGGCGAACGTCCCGTCCAGATCCCATTCCAAATCAACCAACTCAAACGTCCCGTTCCACGAAACCACCACCGCCGAGTTGTCTATAACCGTCCCGACCACCGACGAAATGGAGGGCGTGTATAGCGTGGTCGCCGACGTGGTCGTGCTGTATTCGCCATATCCCCCCGCCGAACTATACGGCTTCACCTTAAAATAATACGCGGTGCTCCCGTCCAGTCCGGTAATAACGCTGGACGCATCCGCTATGGCTATCCCGTTCAAACTGCTGTCCGACACGTCAAATACCCCCGTCGTGTTCCACAGTATATCCACCGTTTCGCCCGTCCCCTCCCAGTAAACCGCAACCCCGCTGTTGTCGATGACCTCGCTGCTCACCGACACAATCGCGGGTTGAGTCGTGACGCTCACCACCGAACTAACCGCCCCCACCGCCCCAGCGGACGAATACGGCGTCGCCCTGAAATAATACAGCGTGTTAGACGACAACCCGCCAATGGTCGTCGGCGAGGCAACCAGCCCGTTCGCCGACAAATCCGGAACGCCCGAAACGTCAAAGACCCCCGATGTGTTGTATAGCACGGTCGTCGTGTCGTACAGCCCTTCCCACGCCACGTCGGTCGTCGTGTCCGTTGCGGTCGTCGCCGAAATACTCGTTATAGACGGCAGCGTGAAGTCGGATATGTACTGGTTCACCGCAGAAACCCCCGCCGATATGTACGGCGTCGTTCTTATGTAGTATTCGGTGTTTGCGGTCAGTCCCGTAAATATGTATGTGGTCGCCCCCGACAAATCCGTCACGACGGTGTCGTTGTCGCTGTTGAAAATCCCCGTTGAGTTTATGTGTAGATCCACGGAGTAATAACTCGGGTCCAGTTCAACTATGACGCTTGAACTGTCCACCCCCGAAGAATACGTGTTTACATACGTGTTCGCCGACGGATCGACCGCCGTCGTTGTCACCGTTAAAGTCGTGCTGTAATCGCCGGTTGTGTTGTCCCTATACGGAATTACCCTTATATAATACTGGGTTGAACCAGACAGCCCCGTCAATAAATAATAACTGGTGGTGACGCCGCTAATCGTCGTGGGCGATTCCAAAAAGGTGCTGGAAACGTCATACTGAATATCAACCATGTTAAACAGCCCGTCCCACTCTACCAACAGCGTTGTTTCGTCTATACCCGTCGACTCGTTGTTCGATATTGCGGGGTTATAGTCCGTTTTTGCGAAAACCGCCGAACTGTATTCGCCCACATACGCGTCCAGCCCGATAGGCACTACTTTAACGTAATACGTCGTGTTTGAGTTCAGCCCCGAGATATCGTACGAGTTGTCCGATATGTCCGTTATCGTGGTCACGTCTCCCAGACTCGCGTCGAACACCGAAGAATCGCTATACGTTATATTGACCGATGTATAGATCCCGCTCCACGAAACGGACACCGCCGAGGTATCCACCGTTGTTGCGGCGATACCCGTTATTACGGGAAGGTTTGCGGTGGAAATTTCCACGCTGCTCGAATCCCCGATAAACCCGTTTGTCCCGTATGTAATCAGTTTAAAATAGTATGCGGTTTCGGGCAACAGCCCAGTTACGGACGTTGACGTTTCCGCTATAAAGGACAAACTGCTGTCGACCGCTGCGTCAAACTCGTTCGTCGTGTTCCAGTATAACTCGGTTTTTGAAAACGTTCCGGTCCATTCAACGTCTATGTTGTAGTACCCGATAGACGACGACACCGAGTTAAAGGAGTTAACGACGGGTTTGAAATGCGTGGTGAAAGACGAAATCGTGCTTGGCACTCCCGCATACTTTTTGTATCTAATTACGGTCGGTCTGGGCATTTTATTACTTTTAACAAATATATAAATATGATGACATAATTATTATGATATTATTCTTTAACGTTTTTAATTCTCCGTTGCTATATAGACATTACAACATAAACGTATAAACACGCGTATAATATTTTACAAATAAGATATTAAATATTATATTATAATTTAAAACGTAAAAGAACATCACACTCACACTCACACTCACACTCACACTCACACTCACACTCACACTCACACCACCATTAAACCGCGTTATACAGATGCTACGTAGTAGGGCGTAATCCTGTAAAAATAACCGGTATTGGGTAATAAATCCGTGATCGTGTACGGCGACCCGCTTATGTCTAAATATTCGTTAGACACAGGGTTAAACGAATCGTTCAGACTCAACTCAATATCAACCACCGAATACATCCCCGTCCATTCAATCCTGATACTCGTGTCCGTAAGCACCGTTAGACTGCTCGTGTATATCTCGGGCGTGTAAGACGTGGTGGAGGTCACCACGTCGCCGTCCGCCCCCTGATATCCGGTGCTGTTGAACGGTCTTACCTTGAAATAATACGCCACGTTGGACGACAGGTCGCTTAATGTATATCCCGTCCCGATGACCCCAGAAATCGTATTATACACCTCCGTATTATCGTCGTTCCACAACACGCTCACCGTAGAGTAAGATCCGTCAAATTCAAGAGTTATAGTGGAAATGTCTATCGCCGTTGCGGTGGAACCCGTTATAAAGGGGATATAGTCGGTGAATGCGGAAACCGACGAACTGTCCGCATATGCGTACCCCGTCTCGCCGTAAGGTTTCAGCCTGAAATAATACTGGGTATTAACCGACAAATCCGTAACCGCGTAATTATTCGCGGTAATCCCAGATACAACCGTGTCGCTAATGTCAAAATCGCCCGTTGAATTCCTGTAAATATCCACCGCGGAAAACGACCCGTCCCACGTCAAGTCAATACCCGATATATCGGTCGCCGAAGCGGACAGATCCGTTATATACGGTTCGTAATACGTGGTGAATGAATTTATGGACGCATCCGTGTTAATAATCTTAAAGAGTCTCGGTAAAATCTCGTAATAATACGCCGTCGCCCCGCTCAACCCGTATATCGTGGTCGACGACCCGACAATATCGTTTGCGAATCCGTCTATCATATTTAGAGATGAATCCGTGGAACTCCACCGCACATCGACGCTCGTGAAAGAACCGTCCCACGATATCAGGACGCTCGAATTGTCTATAACCGAGTTTGAAGAATCGGTGATCGTTGGCGTGTAATACGGCGTTATGTCGTCGGCGTCCGTGCGTATATAGTAATCCACGCCGCCCGAAATATCCAACTCGCTAATACCCGTTTTACTCGATATGGTTATATACGAAACGTCGGTGGAATTATCAACGTTCCACACCAAATCAACCGTCGCACTCACGTCGGCGGAGACGAAAGAATACGACGCGTCGTATCCCGTCACCGCATTAACGATACCGCTGTTGGAATATTCGCTTTCCAGAATACTATACGCCGAAACGCGGAAATAGTATATGTCCGCAGAACCAAGACCGGATACCGTGTATGGCGACGACTCTTTGCTAATACCCGAAATAACCGTGTCCGAAACGTCAAACGTGTTTGTGGTATTCCACCGCAACTTCACCGACGAAAACGACCCGTCCCACGCCACCGCAACGCTTGACATGTCGGTCGCCGAAACCACGAAAGAACTCACCGACGCCGTATAATCCGTGCTGAACGAATACACCGTATTCACCCTTCTCGCCGACGTCCCGTAATACGGGATTATCCTGTAATAGTATAGCGTGTCCGAGTCCAGATAATTAATCGTGTAATTATTGGTAATCAGCCCGTTCGCGCGTCCGTCAATAACCGCAAACGATTCGTCGGTCGACCACTGGAGGTTCACCGTATCGTACAACCCGCTCCACGTAATATACACCACCGTTCTCCCCAACGTCGTGCTGGTCGTTGAGGTTATTGACGCCTCGGACACCGTTGTCGCAGAAGAAATCGCACTATCAACACCGATAACACCCGCAACCGTCTTCGGGACGACCACAAAATAGTATTTGGTTCCCGCCAACAATCCACGGATCGTAGTATTGCTAACTGTCAATCCGCTTAAAGAACTGTCCGATACGTGGAACGTGCCGGTCGTGTTCCACAGAAGATCGACGGTAGAATACGATCCCGTCCAAGACACATACATGCTTGAAACGTCCACCGCCGTAGAGGTGATTGCGGTGATTGCGGGTTTTGTGCGAACCTCTATTATCTCGCTACTCGCCCCCAACGACCCGCCAGACGAATAAGGGCGGATTAAAAAGTAATAATTCGTGTTCGCAGTCAACCCCGAAACCGACGCGGACAGTCCCGAAACGTCGCTCGTGGTCACTCCTGTGAACGGCGAGAACGAACCAGTCGTGTTCCGCAATATATCCACGGTCGATAACGACCCCGTCCAGTACAGGCTCACCTCCGCCGAACTCGTGTATGTTCCGCCGAACGTGGAAATCTTCGGGTAAGTAACCGCATTATACGTATTGCTGTACCCGCCAAACTCGCTCGTTGAAGAATACGACAATATTCTAAAATAATATTTGGTGTTTGCGGTCAACCCCGTAATAACGGCGTTTGTTATTGACAAATCGTTCATGCTGTTATCGTTCGTGATAAACCCGCTGCTCGTATCCCACTGAACCGAAACCGACGAATACGACCCGTCCCATGTCAAAGATATACTCGACACGTCGGTAGGCGTCGCCACAACCGACGTTATTTTGGATTTTATGGTTGCGGATAAAACGCTGCTCTCGCCACCAGCCACCGTTCCGTTTGAAGGGACGAGTTTGAAATAGTATAGCGTATTTGATAATAACCCCGACACGGTGGTTGCGATTCCAGCCAACCCCGCCGTAATATTACCCGTATTTGTGAAAAGCGGGTCGGTGTCCCACATTATAGAAACCGACGCATACGAACCGTCGTATCCGATCGTCGCCGACGAACTCGTATAGGAATTTACGGTTGCGGACGTAATTATAGGGAATGTTTTTATAGAACAGTCCGAGTGCGAACCCGCGACGCCGTTCGCGTTGTAGGCGGTTATGCGGAAATAATATGTTGTGTTCGGCAGGAGGTTCGTGGAGGAATACGTGTCCGCCGTAATACCCGTCGCAACAACGTTGTCCGCCGAAAACACGTTTTCGGTATTTCTTCGTATTTCAACTGTCTCGTAAATACCCACAAACGACACGTCTATCGTGTATATATTGCTTATATCTATCGCCGCGGTGGACGACGAAACGGACGAAAGCGTATAAACGTTGAAAACCTCGCTGTAATCGCCCACAAGACCCGATGACGAATACGGGACGATGCGGACGTATGCGTTCGCACTTGGTAGTAATCCAGATATCGTCGCCGTAGTTCCGGTCAACCCCGTAATACTTGAATTTGACCCAGCCGAGAAATCGCCAGAATAATTCCATTCAACGTCGATGCTCGACGCCGATCCCCCCCACGACAGAACGAAGGTCGTGTCGTATATATCCGACACGGAGTATGACGTTATTTCGGGATACGTGGTCGAAGAGAAAACGCCAGTCTGGATACGGTCGGCGTAATACCCAGAAATAAACAACCCGTTTATCCCAGACGCATTTATCAACATAGACGGGTCGCCGGTGGTCACTATAACCCTGTAATACCTATAAACCTCGGTGTTCCCCGATATACTGCCGGTATAGTCGGCGGAGGGCGTTGTTCGGGTTTGCGTATCCAGTAAATACCAGTCCGATCCGTTTATAGAGCCCACCAGAGAGAACACCGAACAATTTAAATTGTTTGTGCTTGAAATGGACTCCACCACGTACGACGCGGCGACGCTGTAATACGGCATCTGGATTTGAATCCATTCGCCAGATATGGATAATCCAGAGACCAGAGTCGTGGCGATTGTCCCTATATATTTTCCAGAATTTGTTTTATCGTAAGTACCGTTTTTGGAAATCCAGCCGTAAGCCGTGTTTGAGTTAAACACCGAATAGGGATTCCAGATGGTCGTGTTGAACTGCGACGAGGCGGACACCGTATAATCGCCGTTGGCGTAGGTCATGTTTCCAGCCACGGACAGAGTGATGGACGAGAACGACGCATACACCCCGTCGTCCGTCGGGATAGGAAGCATATCAACCGCAATGTCGGACACGTCGTATGTCACGATAGGGGTGCTGCTGAACCGACCCGTATTGGTATTGAAAAACGGAGTTATTCCTATATAGTATGTTGTGTTGCTTTGTAGATTCGTTATGGTGTAGTTGTTTTCCATTATATAAAGAGCGCTCTCGTCCGTATCCGTGAATAAATTGGTGTCGTTCCACTGAATATACACGTCGGAATACGACCCGTCCCACGTTAGACTTATGGACGATGTATTCAGCGGGGTTGATACGATTGACGTCACGAACGGGTAGAAATACGTGGTAGAACTTAAATCCGCAATAACCGTTCCCATATCACCCTGAATGTTATACGGGATTATTTTAAAATAATAAACAGTATCCGGTGTCAGATCTATCAAAGACGCCGACGTGTCGTAAACATCGTTCAAACTCCCATCCACCGTTATAAACGACGGATCCGTTCCGTATAATAAAGACACGGAATAGTATAGCCCCTCCCAAAACACGTTCAGGGACAGCGAATCAACTATTTCTATGCTCGCAGACGATAGGTCGGGAAGGGTTGTGGCGTATATCGTATCTACCTCTCCTGCTACATCTATGATATTGTAGGGCGTCATGTAAAAGTAGTAAGTCGTGTTAGTTTCCAGTCCGGTTAAAGACATCGTGCTTGTCGCTAACCCCAACGAACTCCCGTCGAACACCGTTTCCGAGTTCGTGGTGTTCCAGTAAATATCCACCGTTGAAAACGACCCGTCCCAGTATAACTGCAACGACGCCGACGTGTCGGGCGTTGCGTAAAACGATGTTATTACCGCCTGTGTTGCTATGTTTAATATACTACTATTTAACCCGCTGACCCCAGACGTTGAAACGGGGGTTAAAGCAAAATAATACTGTGTGTTGGCTAAAAGGTCGGTCACGGTATAGGGGTTTTCGGTTATAGATTCAACGCTTTCGTATATAGACGTGTTGAACACCCCGTCGGAATTCCACAATACGTTTATGTTAGAATACGAACCGTCGTAGGTTATCACCGCCGACGAACTGTTTCGAGTGGTTAATGTAAAATCCGTTATTTTCGCCAGAGTCGTCGTGTTTATGGCGTTTGACGTGGTGAGCGTTTGCGTGGTTCCGTTCAGTTTTATTTGGCGTAATCCCGTAAATGCGGTTCCCGAACCAGATATGGCGATTAACCTGTAATAATTATACGATTTTGTGTTTGAACTCAATAAATAGGTGTAGGACACGTCTATTTGCGGAAGGTCCTGTTTATCCAGCGTTTTCCAGTTTATCCCGTCGACCGACCCAACCAGAGCATACGACGATAAATTATACGTGGCGTTGCTGGTTATTCTTGCTAAATTATATTCTTTCAATACGAGTCCATACGGTAAGTTAATGCCTATATATTCCCCCGATATAGTCATGCTTGAAGAAAACGTTGATGTTGTGCCGATATACGTCCCGCTTGAATTGTAATTTCCAGAGTTGGACAGCCAGTTCAAAGACGAATTGTATAAGTTAAAGGCGTTCACCGCCGCCCAAGTTGCGTTGGTGAGTTGACTGCTGTATGAAATTGCGTATGTCCCGTTTGCGTATGCATAATCGCCAGTTGCGGTGGATACAACCGCACTCGTATAGTTAGAAGTCGTGAAAGAAAAATACGAACTGGACGAAATTGATACGGGGGTGGCGGTAATCGCAGTTGTGCTTAAATCGCCCAGTTTTAAGGTGGAGCCAGTAATAACCAGCGACGACGGAAGCGTGTAATAGGGCGTAATCGTGAAATAATACTTGATGTTGCTTGAAAGACCCGATATATAGGTGGGCGAGGTCGATTGGTTGGTTAAAGAGCCAGACACGTCTATCGCCTCGCCGTCGGTGTTCCAGTCAATATCTATATGGGAATACAACCCGTCGTGCGTTATTGCCACGCTCGACGTGTCCACCGCAACCGCTTCGCTTGACGTAATCAACGGGTAGTAGTATGTTGTCTTTGACACAATCTCGCTTGACACGCCCACCACCGAGGATGCGTTGATAGGTATAATCACGAAATAATACGCCGAATTGCTGTCTAACCCCACGATCGTCTTTGTCAATCCCGACAACGAATATATTCTGTTGTCGGTTGAACTGAACGTCGACCCCGTGTTGTTCCATAGAATATCCGCGGCGTTTAGCGACCCGTCCCACGTTAATACGGCGGTTGAACTGTCAATAACCGCCACGCCGAACGACGATATATACGGTTTGGTTATACAGTTGGTGAGACTCGTCGCCCCCGCCTCGCTTATTGAGGAGTAGGGCGTTATCATAAAGTAGTATAGAAGATTGGGGGAAAGACCCGAAATCACGGAAGGCGACGAGGTTATGCCGGAAACCGAGTCGTAAGTGGCGGAGAAATCGTTTGTCGTGTTCCAGTATATGTCAACCGTTGAATAATCCCCCGTGAACCCCACCGATATATTTGATGTATCCACCGCAGAAGACGTGAGCGTGTTTATAATCGGCAGGGTTGTTATATTGAGAACAGAACTCGGTACGCCATACTCCGCCGCACTTGATTTAGGGATTATCTTGAAATAGTATTCGGTGTTAGACGAAAGACCCGTTATGGTCCTTGATGTTCCAGTTATTGCCGAAAGACCAGCAGAACCAGTAAATACCCCGCTCGTGTCCCAGTATATATCCACGCTCGTCAGAACCCCCGACCAAGTCAGTAATGTGGTCGTGGTGGTTATGGTGGACGTGCTAAACGTGGCAATTATGGGGTGCGTTGTAGCGGACAGCGTTTTAAACGTCGTGGTTGCTCCGCCAATCAAAAACGTCCCGACATCGTCGCTTGTCGTGTACGGTATCATCTTAACGTAATACCGCTGATTGCTGGTTAATCCAGTGATTATCTGCGACGAACTCACGCCGGATAACCCGGTCATAATACTATCGTTCACCGAAAACGAATTGGTCGTGTTCCATATCAACGTTCCGTTCAAACACGACCCGACCCAACTAACCAACACCGACGAACTGTCGTAACTTGACACCGAATACCCCGTTAGTTGCGGGATAGTATCCACCGTGACTATCGTGCTTACTGGACCGACGAACCCCGTTCCGTGAGGGGTAATCTTAACGTAATAATTAGTACCCGCCGTCATACCAGTAATCGTTTTCGTGCTTGCGTCTAAACTGTCCACGCTATAAAAGACGTCCGCAAACAACGAGTCCGTGCTCGCTACGATATTAACGAGCGAATACGAACCGTCCCACGTAAGAGAAACCGAACTCGTGCTCAATACGTTGGTGACAAGACTCGTTATGGTAGGCATATATGACGTCGACATCGGAATAATCGTGGAGACGATTCCCACGACGCCGTCGTCGTTCGTGGGGGTTATGCGGAAATAGTAAAGAACGCCTATCGATAAATCCTCGGCGACCATATAGTTCTCGGTAATACCCGACAGGGTTTGGTAATCGCCCGAAAAATCCGATGTATCCCCCCAGTCCGCCTTTATGCTGGAATAAGACCCTTCCCAGTTTATTATTATCGAAGACAGGGTGTAAAGCGTAGCCGAAAATGCCGTGATGTTTGAAAAAGTGCGGAACGAGACAGAGTTGCTTTCAACGCCTATAACGCCGACGTCGCTATACGACAACGCCTTAAAATACGTGATTTTATTACCGACCAACCCCGTCACGCCCCCCGAGTTACCATACATATCCGTAACTGAACCTATTATAGTTGTAAAATCGTTGTCGTAGCTCCACACGATAGATATATTTGAAAACGACCCGTCCCACGCAAACTCGGCGGTCGTTGCTTCATAACTAACGACGGAAAATGTGCTTAACGACGTTTGGGTGGTGGCTACGATGGTGTCGGACACGGGACTCGTCGCCCCGTTCGTCGTCACGATACCGTAAATACTATAATCCGCATACGTGTCAAGCCCGACTATCGCAACATAACTACAATCCACCACATACGAATAACTGTCGCTGGTGTTCGGCTTCCATATAACGCTATACGAATTCTTGTCGCAGTCGATTCCGTCGCTGAAATAAACCACAATCTGGTTCACGCCGCCTACGGCGGTTATAGTTGGCGTTTCCGGCGGCGTGGAATGCACCTTATAGACCGAAAGACTGTTTCCCAGCGAGGTTTCCACCATTCCGTAAACGCTATACTCGGTATTTGGAAGTAATCCGTGAATCTCCACGTAATTGCTCGTGGTGGAAGAGTAATACGACCCCGTCGTGTTTGGAACCCAAGACGTGTTGAACTTAATAGCAGGTTTGTAATAGTTTGAATATTTAACGGATAATGAGGTGGACGACAAATCAGACACCGATAGACTCGTGTTGTATAGCGTGTCCGTAACAATATACTTATCGCACCATACAATAACTCGACCCGACCCGCCAGAATACCCGTCAATACAATCTATATTGGCTTCGTCCGAACTCGCCCCGCCACCGCCACCGCCGCCTCCCGTGTTTTGTCCGCCCACCGTTCCAGCAACGCAGTTCGCGCCTCCGACCGCACCACTCCCCCCCACCTCGTTTCCTCCTAAACTGTTCGTAGCACTGACATACCCCTCGGTTGAAGTACCACCAGCGCCGCCGCCGGACACGTAAGAGGACGAACTGCTCGAATATTCTATCAACGCCCCGTCCTGCCCCACGCGAATATCGGCGTCGTGCGTGGCGTTTCCGTTCACGCCGTATCCGCCAGTCCCGATAACCACCGAGTTGTACGTGAACCCAGTTCCACCCACCAGTTTCGTTTTTGTCGGTAAAAATTTACCTCCCTGTCCTCCAATACCGCCTAACGCCGACACGTCAATAAACGACGAATACGCCCCGTCGTATCCCGCCGTCCCCGCCGTATTTCCGCCAGTTCCTCCCGCACCACCCGCTCCTATCGTAATATAGTAAGTTACGTTCGCTTTAAGCAACGACTTACCCGACACAACCTGTCCTCCTCCGCCTCCCGCCCCGCCACAGGGATTGGGCGACGAACCGTAAACGCCGCCTCCGCCGCCGCCACCTCCGCCCACTATTATATAATTAACGAGCAAATCGGCGTCCAACGAAAAACTCGTGGTATAACTTTCGATAATATCTCGCGCGTTACCGGTTTTTGTTATCGTGGCGGCGGTCGTATCGAAATTCTGCTGATCCGTCGTATCTTCAATGATCCCGAACCCGCCGAACGTATCCGCTCCAAACGTATCCGTAGCCGTAGTGGCGGGTTTTGATCCTATAATATCCGTCACGTATCCTTCTAAAATGTCAAAAAGACTGTTTCGTTTCGTGGGAATGATCTTACTAACGGTTCTTTTGGTGGATACCACAACTGGCTCTTCAAATATTATATCTCGGTTAGTGTTGCCGGTAAAGTCAAACGTGTTTGTTGAAGAATCCGACGTGGTTGTCGAACCAGACGAGGTGGTAGCCGTAACCTCTTGATAAGAAACCGTTTTGTCGTCGTCCACGACCGTGTTGGACACGACCGAATTGTCTGGGATCATAATCATTTTTATCAAATACGAGCGGGGGGGTATAACGTCGCTTAACTCGGTTAAGTTTTCCTGATTTTCGGCGGCGTTCACGTTCATCGTGAACATTAACGTATCCCCGTCCTCAAACGGTATAGACTGCGGAAGAGTCGTGTCCTGAACGTTGCTGGATATACGATTGACGTCTAACTGCCCCAACTGGTAAAATATTTCTCTACAAATATTCTTGTCGCTCGTGTCTCGGTCGGTCATATACCACAAACCCGCCGAATCTTGAACTAAATTCTCGTTCACGCCGTTGGGGTTCACGCCAGACACGTCCACCTGATACAGTGAATTCAGGATTTGATATCCAGCACACGACGAGTAAGACACGCCTCCTACCAAACTCATATTCTGCGACATCTCTATTTCGTTCTCAAACAAATCAACGCCGTGACCAGTATTAAAAAGTTTTAGAGAAATGTAGCGTAAAAAATCGTGCTTCACCAACATCCTATTAGACGGGATCGTTTCTCCCGTAGAATTTTCGGTTAGTATAGGGTTCTCGGACAATCCAATAATGTCCATCATCGCGTGTGCCGGATTTAGTCCCGTGGGGTTTTCAAAGTTGGACGAATACACGTAATACCGAATATCGGAGTCGCTGAGATCGTTTATTGAAGCACAGTCGGTGGAGTATTTAAATATAGACTTCATCATGCTGGTTTTCACGTAAATAACCCCCGTTGCGTCAAACGACAGATCAAGAACCGGAATATAATACTCCGTCTCGCCGCTTGCGGTCATCGCAACGTTCGTGTTGAACTGCGTCAAGACAAAATTCACCATTTGTTTCTATTCGGCAATAGTATATATAACGATTATATATTTTGCTATATGCTACTACGACAACCACGTTAATTAAAATGAATTATGTATAAAACTTACGAAACGAGAAGTATAATAATAAATAATACAATATTTATAGTATTTATTTTTGAATTTATTGTTGTAGCACAAGTAATAATTCCAGCGTGTCTATTATTTTACTCGAACCTCCAACATTTTCATCAGTATTTACCAAAATATTACCTATATCTTGATCCGTTAATGACGCCATTATACTTCCGGTCGTAAGACACCTATGCTGAATTCTAAATTCACTCTTTAATATATTCGAAAATAATATGTATAGCGAATCCATACTATTTGATCGTAAAACCACCACACCGTTAGTAACAATTATATTGTCGTAATCGTTCAATATAACACAGTACGACACCTTCCCTTCTAACTTGCTAATTAAAATGTCGTATTTTTTTACCATATACTTCGCTCTTGCTGGAAGTTCCCAGCCATACATTTCTTTATACGTGTATAGCGGACTTGATATTTCGCCTATATCTATGTATCGGTATTTTTTGGTTCTTTCTATTTTTGTATTAGTCTTTATTATTTTAGAAAGACTTACTATTGACGAATACCCTGCGGATTTAATAGACCGTAGTGTATTTTTATACAGGTTCGTATATCTTTTTACATCCATAATTTCTTGGTCTAGTTGGTTAGACATTACAAACTCGTAATTCGCTGCGTCTGGTTCTGGTTCTATTCCAAATTCTGCAACATCTACGTTCGGTATATTATTTTTATAGCAAAAGTGTTTAAATCGCCAAGATAATAATATTAAGTCGTTGTTGCGAACTGGAATTCCGTCATTATCGCACATACATGTCCCGTCGGTTTCGTTCATTTTATAATTTACTGGGGTGTTTTTCTTCGATAAATCGTAGCCTATACTCCCTATACTTGATATGAATATTTCATACGGGCATTTACATTCGGTTTTCTGTATTATCAATAACGCGGTATTCACGCCAGTTCCGCTTCGCTTGAACGTGTTTTTAGGCAGTTCAAATATTCCCAATACTTTATACTGTAAAATGAACTTTCGCAGTTCTGTGTAAGTTTTATTCTTGTTCCCTATATACCCCGATGGCAGTATTATAAACAACACTCCGTTTTCTTTCAGCAACTTCATCCCCAACTCCAAAAATAATATCCCGATTTCCTGTTTTTTCTTTCCCTTCCCCAAAATAAACTTTTCTAACACAGTATTTTCAGTAATAACGGTGCTTGACCCAAACGGCGGATTCATCGCAACATACGTATATCCAGCCACGTATGTTCCCTCTTCGTAATCCATTAGCGAGTTTTTACAAGACAATTGATAGTTCGTTTGTTTATTCAACTCGTAATTGAACTCGCACAACTTCAACGCACTCTCATCTATATCCCAAATATGTTTTACACCGCCGTAGTATAATAGTAAATCTCCCGTTCCACCAGCAGGGTCGACTGCGGTATTTTCTGCGGCGTCTTTCATAAAAGAACATATGAATTGAGACAACGTAAGCGGCGAATAAAACTGGTCTAGTTTAAATTTCGTGTATTTACTCCCTATATTCATAAATATTTCCTGAACCAATTCCTTATTCGTATAGTCTATATCTCCCAGTATTTTCCTAACATCGTCGCTCAATCGTTTATCAGTTGTATTCGCCGATTTTAGTATATTCACTAAAATATCCAGTCTATTTTCCTGTTTTATACCGGCGTTGTGGAACAGTTGGTTAATCTTTATGATTAATTTAGAATTGTCGCTCATCGTGTCAGAGTGATCTGGTCTGGGTAATACTTTATCTTAAAATACATACACATATTTATAATCAATTTTATACTTAACGAACACGAAATAATCGCTAAACCCCGTATTCGGGGTGGAGTTCTGCGTATTCAACGCATTCCGCGAGTTTTAACGGATCGAACACGCTGGACTCGGGAAACCCGTATAACTCTATATATCGTGCGTACTGCGGCTTCACCTTCGCCAACATCGACGTTATATTAAACGTCCCGAACAAACTCCTAACACCGCGCAACGACTCCAAATACACCCTCAACATGTCCAGATTGTCAAGTATCTTTGATTTTTCCAGAGCCACCTCGTAGTTATTCTTGACCTCGGTGTAAGAATGGTATTGAAGAACCGCCTGATACAATCCAGTCAAAGAATACTCGACGGACGAGTATAGCGTTTTATACGAGGCGTCGTCCAGTTTTGTCACGCGCGACAACGCCAACGACAGAGTGGTATATACATTTATATCAATAGTCTTCACCAACCCAACCATGTTTCCAGCCGAAAACATCACCAGATAATCGTTGATCGTTTCGGCAAGTTCGGCAAGTTCTATATAATCTTCGCACGAAGACACCGTTGTTGTAGCAACCGGTTTAAGCATTGGAGAGGTCGCCTGTAAAACAATACTGGGTAAGGGCAACGTCGCAGAGCCTAACCCTCCCGAAATAATACTGCTCTGGCTGTATGAAATTCCCGTGCTGGTTGTTGTTATGAACGGCGTGTAGGCACTGGTGAATACACCAGACTTTGACGCAAAACTACTTGTTATTCTTTTAGTCGAACTCGTGAATAAAGATTTAGTGGTTGATTGAAACATATCACAGTATAATAAAACAACCCAACAACCCGTGGTTTATATAATAACTATATATTATTCTGTCGGTACCTGATTTAACGAATACGGATTTGTATTTATGTTTAAAGACACGTTATAGGTTCTACCCACAATCTCTGGAACGCCGGTTAAATTGTGCTGGTCTTGTTGCGCGTGTATCATAACCGAAAACTGAATAACGTCGCCTTCTACAAACGGAACTGCTTGACGATAACAATCTTGATTCGATTGAGTAACCCCGTTTTCTGCGGATACGAACCTCGCAGGTTCTTCTGAGTTAATCGCATTTACTATAACGCGACATATATTATCGGAACTTGTATTACTATTATCTGAATAATATAATCCACTTGCGTCTTGGAATGTTGATACTTCCCCCATTGCGGTTGCTCCGCATTTCCACAAAGCGTTTGATATATCTCGCAATACACCGGTTGATATACCACCGCAACCGTTTAGGTTAGTTATTAATTCGGACTCGTTTTTAAACAAATCCGATCCGTAAGGAGTTGAAAACAGCGAGTTTGAAATGTATCTCATAAAATCGTGTTTTACCAATAGTTTATTTTGTTCGTATGGTTGACTCGATGACGTGGTTGTAGCAACCGCATTCGTGACTACACTTGAATTTAAAATGTTCATAGACGTGTCGTTTAACTGTATCCATTTGTCGGGAAAAACGTAATACCGCATAGAATTATCCGATAAACCTATTACTTTACTTGTATCCGTACACATTTGAAACGTAGATCTCATTTCGGCTAAACTCACATATAATACTACGTCAGACGAAGACATTAAAGAATGTTAAAATTTGATATATATATTATACAAATTTATAAAGTTAAATTATGGTTGAATTAACAAATGAATCGACGAATAACATGTTCTAACTTATAAATTCGGTATAGGGTTTAACGAATACGGGTCGGAAGAAACGTGGAGAGATACGTTATACGTTTTACCTATAAGCGGTTCTACTCCCGTAAGTTGATGCTGGGTTTCGGGAGGACGAACAACGACAATGAAATTTATAACGTCGCCTTCCACGAACGGAATGCCTTGACGATGAAAATCTTTATTTCTTCCATTAACGCCGTTCAACGATTTTGCGAACCGATCGGGGTCGCCGGTGTATAACGCCACCAGTATAACGCGACATATATTTTGGGAAGTCGTATTACTATTCGTCGCATAATACGAACCACTTGCGTCTTGACCCGTGGCAATAGTTCCGGGACGGGTTGCGGCACACCGCCATAGCGAATTCGACACGTCTCGCAAAACCCCGCTCGAAACGCCACCGGCTCTATTCAAATCCTTTATTAATTTGACCTCGTTGTTAAACAAATCCGAACCGTGCGGCGTGGAAAACAGCGATTCCGATATGTGTCTCATAAAATCGTGCTTCGCGAGTGATTTGTTGGGTTGATAATCTTGGTTTGTTGACGTTTTGGTGGATACCGCGTTCGTAACCACAACCGAATTCAAGATATTCATAGACTGGTCGTTCATCTGCTTCCATTCGTCCGGAAAAACATAATATTTCATATACGTATCGTCAAGACTCACAAACCCCGTCGCCTTCGTGCAAAACTGGAACGTATTCTTCAACTCGGTTAAACTCACATACATAACCACTTCCGACGCAACATCCGACATTCTGTTAGTGATATTGTAATTAATTATTATACAATATCATTTTATTTTTATTATATTTTACATATATATTCCATTCAATTCACTTCACGCATTAGAAATATTATCACGATTAGAGGGTGGGGACGGGATTAGAATTAGTAATAAGATCATCGGTAAGGGTCAGGGAGATGGTGTATGTTCTGGGGAGAATAGGCTCGACACCTGTGAGGGTGTGCTGGGTTAGTTCGGCGTCAACTGTAAGTTTGAATGTGATAATGTCGCCGTCTATGAATGGTATAGAATTAATGGTATTCGTGGACAGTCCGGAGAAGCGAGAGGAGGACGCCGCGTACATCTGCCTCAGAAGTTCACGAGAAATATTGGTGGGCTCGGACTGCACGTCAGTGGCGTACATGACGTCGCCACTTGTGTCGGTATAGATAGCCACATCTCCGCCAGACACGTCGCAATTGGCAAGTTTGGCGTTGATCTGGAAGAGAACGCCAGTGGTGATGTCGCCAAGATTGTTAAGGTCGGTAATGAGTTCGGTCTCGTTGGAGAACAGATCTGTTCCGTAAGGAGTGTTGAAAAGATTATTCGAGATGTATCTGATGAAATCGTGCTTCACGAGCATCTCCTTAGGGAGGTATGCCACAGATTTGCTGTTGGTAGTTACAACAGCGCCGGTAAGCACCTGGGCGTTCACCACGTTTAGACTGGCATCGGTAAACCCAGTCCACTGATCCTGGTAAACGTAGTATCTTACGTCATTTACGGATACGTCGTCGAAATTGGTGGATTCCGTGGAGAACTTGAACGTATTTTTCATTTGGGTGGTGCTAATGTACAGGGTGGCATCGGCGTCGGTGTCAAGTGCAACCGCAGCACTTGCATCAAAAGTACCAGCGGTACCCATGCTGACATCGGAGTTAAACGCAGAGATCGTGAACAACATTGGCATTTTTAATAGTGTTATATAATAGTATAAGAAAATAATTTAGACTTATTTATTTAAATAAACAATAATATATAAATAACAATACGTCTAATACAACTGCTTAACAATTAAACAGACAGACCAGTCGGTGTTATTACATTCCATCAATGCTCCGTATCTATCGATCAGTTTAATTCTTATCTTTTCTATGGACACTGGACCAAAATATTCACGTTTATTTGTCTGGTTATCTGTAAAATTTACGGTTAAAATCTCGGTCGACGACACCATTATCGGGATTCTCGCTAATATACTTGAACCCAAATACGAATTTTCGTTTTCCGATATAATCAGGTTAGACGAAAAATTGTTGTTGTAATCTTCGACGGACACGAAAAAATAATTATCCACGTTGTTTCCGTATGTCGACTCGCCAGTTAAATAGCATTTATACGTGACGGCTGACACCGAGTCTATATATGTTAAGTATTCTTCATCGCTGGTCAGCGTATAACTGGGTTCTCTAAATCCCAAATACCACCCTAAACTTCTGGTAATCGGTTTTGTTATATCCGCCATGCCAAAATCCAGAGTAATCGAAAATTCCGGCGAATAATATATACCAGTCGTGTCAAACGGGTATTTAACATAATCGTTGTCCGCATCAATATCCTGATCCGCCGCTCTAAAAATACATCTTGCGGTTAAAGCGTTGACGTAAAACAACACAAAATCCAATCCACCGCCGAGCGACCTGAAATAATTGTTTATACAACTTTCAAAACTTGACGACGTGTAATTACCGTCTGGAATTGTTATAGTGTATGACTGGGTCGTGCCTCCGACGATATTAACGCTAAGACCATTCAACGTTATTTTGAATATGTTATTGCCTTTAGTGCTTGAAATCCCGTACCATAAGTTGGGTATTTCAATGTATTTTAGTTCCATAGATACCACGTTGGCGAAAGTCGTTTTAAACACATATAAAAAGTCGCTGGTCGTGCCGTTCTTCCTAAAAAAGGAATCGATACAAAGATTTTTGGATATATATTTACGATCTATCGGGTTAACCGCGTTTGTTAATGGCGCGTCGTCGTGAAAAACCGATTGTATTTTTTTCTGCTTATATAAATCCATCGTCCCGTGATTTTTATCAAGTATATTTTCGGTGTATAGTTCCGTATTAGTGATCCCCCCCGTATTAAGATTCAGTTCGTCTTTATAATTACTATATATGTTGTTAAACGGCTTGTGGATTTTAACTGGATTCTTATATTTTTCGGGAATATTTCGCATTTCCGTAAATCCGTTTGCGGACGCCGCCTTAATGTTTTTATTTTTGGTATTGAATGGAATAAGTATCTTATTGATATTGTAAAAACCCGCTATATTTATATTTTTGTTCTTTACATCGATCATTGACGGAACGCACGTTATTATTTTTGGTATAGGCACAATTTCCTCGTCTCCCACCACCACGTAATAACTGTTTTGCGCGTCCTTTATCCGTTCGTCTATGCATATAAAGTCTATCGCAAGATTTATTTCATCGGTTTTGGATAATAATTGGAGCAATCTAGAACAATCTTCGCACGTATTGCTATAATACAAAATGTATTTAGACGACATAATATATATATTACCGTATTTATATTTATATTACTTTTACAATAAACTCATATAGGGAATTATCGTTTATATTTATATTATAATTTGTGTATTATTATATTATAACGCATCGCTGATATGGTAAAGAAATCAAAACGCTCCAACACCAAACCCACCGTGTCCGGTAAATCCAATATAAAGTTTTACCCGTTCGTGTCCGTTTGCACGGTGACGTTCAACCGCCGTCCGTTCTGGAAAACCGCGTTTGAGATTTTTAAAAATCAGGATTACCCTAAAAATAGGATGGAGTGGATTATTCTTGACGACGGCACGGATAAAATCGGCGACCTAATAAGCGAGGCGAAAATACCGCAAATAAAATACGTTGAAGTTGAAAAGAAAATGTCGCTCGGTGCTAAACGAAATCTGTCGCACACCCACTGTAAAGGTTCTATAATTGTATATATGGACGACGACGATTATTATCCTCCCGATAGAGTATCCCATGCGGTTGAGCGTTTAACGAGCAGTTCAACCGCTCTGTGTGCGGGGTCGAGCGAGTTGTATCTGTATTTTAAACACATAAACCAGATGTATCAGTGCGGCCCGTATGCCCCTAACCATTCCACCGCCGGAACGTTTGCGTTTAAGCGCGAATTGCTGGATATTACAAAATACGACGACGTTGCGGCGGTTGCGGAGGAGAAGGCGTTTTTGAAGGATTACACCATTCCGTTTATCCAGTTAGATCCGTTAAAAACTATTTTGGTTGTGTCGCACACGCACAACACGTTCGATAAGCGTAGACTGCTGGAAAACGCCAATCCTCAATTTTTAAAACCGTCCGATAAAACGATTGATATGTTTATACGCGGGAAAGATTCCGAGAAATTTAAATCGTTTTTCATGGAGGATATAGAACCGCTGCTGGATAATTACGAGCCCGGAACGGCTAAATACAAGCCCGACTCCGTTAAACAGATAGCGGAAATTCAGGAGAAGCGGGATAGAATGACGAAAGGGGGGTCGGCTGCAGGGGGACAACAGCAAACTATATCCGTTGTGATTCCGGGTCAAGGCGAAAGGGTGCTGACGCAGCCCGAGGTGCTTCACTTAATAAATACCCAGAAACAGTATATAGACGACCTCCAAAAGAGGTTGAAAGACGGCGAGAATAAAATATTACAGTTGAATTTCAAGATTGAATCTATGACGAACCCGACTGGAAACCCCGTTCCGGTTGTTTCTCCCATTTCGTCGGCGGATTCTGCCTCTAACGATTACGATATTAAAAAAAAGAATCTTGTTGATATTTTTGGTTGAACGTAATATGGTTTATATTCAAAAATGTTATGTAATGGTATTGTATAGTATTGTATTGTTTTGGTATAAATGAAGAAACCTACCCGAAGTAAAAAACGATCGTATAAAAACAAAAAAACAAAAAGCCAAACGGTTCGAAATCGTCGGAAAAAAACCGGCGGTGAAACACCAGATCCTGTTAAACCCGGGCATGTATCAAGTATGATAAAACAATTTGAGACGGGAAACGTTAATATTGAAGAATTGAAGACTCCAAAAGAAATTAAAGAAGAGACTGACAGATTAATACATCTTCTTGGCATCTATAAGAAACTTATTGACGACGACAATAAATCTTTAGAAGACGCAAAAAAAAACGGTGAAGAGGTTGGAAGGAAAACTTTTGTTCCTAGGTTAGAACGCACCAAAGAAGGCGAAGGCTACAAAAAAATTGTAGATATAATGGACGATTACATTTCTGACCTTGCTGAGATAAACCAATCTTCTGAATATTTAGTGAAAAACCTCGGTAATTTTTCTAAAATAAACAACGAAGTTGATACGGAAATATATAGACACAACGAGGTTATTAAAAAAAAATATGTGTTTTTACTAAAGTTAAAAAATATTATTGATAAAACTATCAAGTATAACGATAGTAAGACATCAGGAAATTTCGGACCGGCTATTATAATCACAAAAATTTATGAATTTAGCGAGACTTATAAAAAGGACGAATTTGCCGAACTCGGCAATGCTGATTTGATAAAATTAAAAGAAGATATGGAATCTGAAAATGCTGATTTGGAAGTTCGAGAACAAAAAGATATGAATGATTTAAATAAAAACAACAAAAATAATACGTCTGTTGCGTATCGTTCTAAATTCGGTGAGATTATCAAATTTTATAAAGATGAAAAAATAAGAATTTTAAAAAAAAATGACGAATTAAACGAAAAAATTACAACGCTTAAAAAACGCAGTATATACGAAAACTATGTTGACGATATATTTAGTAAACTAATAAATACCGAAAAAACGGACACGCCATTAAGTCCTAACCCCACCCCCAACTCCGTTGAAAGTAATATTGTTGATGAAATACCGCAGCCAACGTCAGGGACTAACGATGACACCAATACCGAAAAAGGCAATACTAACCCTGAAGATAGTTCTCCTATTGAAAAAATTGATGATACTAAAAAAACTATATTAACAGCTAATAACGGAACTGAACCCGAAGATGATGAATTTGATGTTATAGCCACTCTTACTGATCCTGCTCCTGCTGCTGCTCCTGCTCCTGCTGCTCCTGCTTCTCCTGCTGCTCCTGCTTCTCCTGCTGCTCCTGCTGCTCCTGCTGCTCCTGCTGCTCCTGCTGCTCCTGCTGCTCCTGCTTCTCCTGCTGCTCCTGCTGCTTCTCCTGCTCCTGCTGCTTCTCCTGCTGCTCCTGCTGCTTCTCCTGCTGCTCCTGCTGCTCCTGCTGATCCTGCTCCTGCTTCTGCTGCTCCTGCTTCTGCGTTCTCTTCTCTCTTTTCTCTTTTTTCTCCCTCTGCTCCTACTGTTTCTGCTCCTACTGTTTCTGCTCCTACTGTTTCTGCTCCTACTTCTTCTCCCGATGATGTTAAAATTGTAATGGATGATGATCCCGTTGATGCCGGTAAAAACACTTGGACGGTTAATGATGCCAATGATGCTACTTCTTCTGCTACTTCTCCTGCTGATATTGATATTGAAATTAATTCTACTCCTGATGCTACTGCTATTTCCGATTCCGCTACTCCTGATGCTACTGCTATTGCCGATTCCGCTACTCCTGCTGATATTGATATTGAAATTAATTCTATTCCTGATGCTACTCCTGATGCTACTCCTGATGCCGATTCCGCTACTCCTGATGCCGATTCCGCTACTCCTGATGCCGATTCCGCTACTCCTGATG